AATCTTGTATTTGATAAGTTTCCTCCCTTTTGCTTCTTTTGTCTTGTGTATTTATATCTTTAATTTATTCAATTTTTTTTTTTTATAATACGTACATCTTTTCTTTATTTATTTTTTAATTTTGTAATACCTGTTCTATATACCAAAAATCACTACTTAAGTCTTTATTTAATATATATTCATATGGCATGTAAAAATATCCTTTATCTCCCCAACTATCTCCCCAACTGTTTCTTACTATAAAATGTTTTTTACTATCATCAAATCCAACAGCTGCTACAGCATGACCTCCAACAATATAATCATCTTTAGATGGCATTGTCATAATTCCTGTTTTAGCAACATCTTCTGATTCAAAGCTATTATATACTTTAAATCCAAATATAATAGGAAATCCTAAAATTAATGCAGATTTAAATTGTTCTAAGTTTTGCTGTAAAGCATAAAATTGATTAATTATATTATTTTTAGCATCATCATAACATTTTTTATCTGGTTTAATTGTAAATTTAGAAATATCATAATTCCATTCTTTTTCTGGACAAACGCCAATAGTAAATAAAGAAAATATCCCATCATATAATTCAGCACCAGAATCAATATTAATTGAATGTTCAATATCTCGTTCATTATAATAAATAAATAATCTACTTGGCATAAATGCATTATTATTTTTTTGTACTAATTCTGTATATTCATATCCAAATGCTAAAGCATTTGCTGTACAACTTCCTAATTTCCCTTGGTCATAAACTGGCGGACATCTATTTCTTAAATCAATATATTTAATATTACTATAATTACCATAATAAACTAATTCTTTATAGTAAATATTATATAATTGTTTTTTTAAAATACATTTTTCCCATTTATTACCATGTTTCCATCCATAATAATAAGATTTTTCATTATTATTAGATGTATTAAAATAATTATATAAATAATCTAACATATTTATTATATATATTAATTTACTAAAACTATATTTAATTAAAAAAAAAATATGATTTAATTTTAATAATTAGTATTTAATATTAATTAGGTGGTAGTACTCCATTATATAAACCATTTGGTAATTTACATACTTCATTTTGACAACTTTCTCCATCAAATAAGTTTAAATTAGTATCGCATAGTACTCCATTAGGTAAACCTAAACATCCAATATTATATGCTGGGAGATTAGTAGTTAATGCTTCAATAACTGCTTTACATCCATCATTAATACAAAATGAATGAATTCCATTATCTGGAAATGTACAATCACTTCCATCATTAGTATAAATAATAGAACAAGTATTAGGTGTTGGACAACTATATGTTTGACATTTTTTTAATTGTACAGGTGGTACATTATCTGTATTACAAATACCAGATGATGTACAAACTCCATTTAAATTATTTAATTGACAACTTGTTCCTGTTAATGGAATAGAACAAGTTCCTCGTTTAATATCGCATTGACTACAAATTGGGCAAGTAGGACAAACTCTAATTTTTAAATTTCTAATATAGGCATTAATAAAAGAAAGATTAATTAATCCAACTAAAATTAATTTTTTAAACATATTTTAATAATTTTAATAATTTTAATAATTTTAATAATTTATATATTATATAGATAAATCTTTAAATTATAATATAAAATACTTAATAATATAAATTGGAATTTGGTATCTGAAAATGATAAAAAAATATATGATGATCTTATAAATAAAGAAAATAAACTAGAACAAGATAGTAAGATTTGGACATCACGATTTTTAATATCTGGACTTTTACTTCTCATAATCATGATTATATTAATTAATCTTAATATAAGTGAAACTTTATTTGGTAGTATTTTTATTCCAGTATTCATAATATCTACATATAGTGCATGGAAATTTTTTATCAGTATGGGTTTAAATAAAAAAGATCGAGAGGAATTGAAAATTGTAAAAGTTCGTATTATAAATACCCAATCAAAAATCTAATTTCTATTTAAAGATTAGATTATATATTATATATAATCCTCTATAGCTCAGCTGGTTAGAGCATTCGGCTGTTAACCGAAAGGTCGCAGGTTCGATCCCTGCTGGAGGAGTTTTATTTTTTTTAATTTATAATATTAATTTATTTTAATTACTATATATACTAATTTAATATGTCATTTTGGAATCTATTTTATTTCACATCTGGAATATATATTACACAAAAATATCCTAATTCTGTACCAAATGTTAAAAATAAAGTTGATGAAATAACTAAACTAATTATTTCTAATAATGATTTTTCTTTGAAAGAAATAATAAAAATTATATGTGAAAAATAAATATATTATTTTTTTTAAAATTGAATTTAAATATTTAAAATCTATAATTTAAATTCAAAAGATCATATTTAATTTTTAATATAAGAATGGAAAATAAACTTAATAATAATATATTAAATAAATTAAAACCATTTATAATAAATTACGATATATATAATTTTATATCAATTATTGATAATTTAGAACAATTAAATATTATAATAACATATGATTATTATGCACAATATATTCTAAATTATGTTATTAAACATGATTCTATGAATATTTTAGAATATTTAATACAAAAAAATACTTTTGAATTTTATAATAATAATGAATATTTAAATTATGAATTTTCCGAATTACAAAATTTAAATTCAAAAAATTTTTTAAGTTATAATTTTTATACTAATACTTTTACTGATATTTTACATCCATTATTTTATATAATTGATTCTAAAAAATTTGATTTATTTATGCATATTCTTAATTATAATATTAATATTAATATTATTAATGAAGAAGGCATAACATTATTAGATTATATCTATTTTAAAAAGGATATTCCCAATAATATTAAAATATGTTTAATTCAAAAATTATTTCAAAAAGGCGCAACATGGAATTTTGTAATTATATGGAAAAATATTTGTAAATATAAATATATTAATGATATTAAAATTGTAGATAAAGAATTTAAAAAATATAATATTCAAACTAATAAACCCCCAATAAGTTTATTAAAAGATATTGATATATTAAAAATGAAGTTAAATAATATATATCTTGATTTATATTTGCTAAAAAATTCAAATTTAATATAATATTAGTAAAGTTACATTTATTATTTTTTTTAAAATTGAATTTTATATTATCACTATTAATAATAAATATGTCATTTACTAAAATTAATTATGATACTGAATTATTTTATAAATTATTACAAAATAATTTAAACTTAGAAAAAGATAAAATTAATATATTTATTGATTTAATTAATAAACCATATATATCTATTTCTGGATCTAGTATATTACAAATATTATCTAAAGAATTTTATTCTAATTCAGATTTAGATATATATGTAGAATTAGAAACGATTAATTTAAATGAAGTTGTATTAATTTTAAACTTTTTATATAGTGAATTTGAAAATTTAGATTTAAAAAAAATAAATAATGATATGATCATTTTTAAAAACAAATATAATGAATATATGTATAATATTACTAATAATGATTATATAAATTATATTAATAAATATGATAGTTTACAAAAATATTTAAAGTTTTTATTAACTTTTACTAATATTAATAACAAAAAAATAGATTTAATCTTTATATCTAAAAATATAGAAATTTTATTAGAAAATACATTTGATTATGATATTGTAAAAAATTATTGGAAAGAAAATAATATTTATAGTTATAATATTTTTAGCATTTATAATAAAATTGCAACTATGACTTTAAAACATTTTACAAACAGAGTATTAAATAATCATTATGAATTTAATAATTTCATTAAAAGATATAAAAAATATTCTAGTCGAGGATATAACATTTTTATTAATAAAATATATATTAAAGAGCATATATTTAAATATTTAATAACTATATATGAAGGTAATCCTTATAAAAAATATAGAAATTTATTTCCATATTATGAAAAATTAAATAATATATATTATCATGCAGTATATATTGAAACAAAATATATTTATAACTCTAAATTAGTAACTCTATATTTAGAAAAAAAACAACATATTACAAAATTTATATTAATATATGGACTTATACAAAAATATAAATTTCAAAATAATATTAATAATTATAGTAATATGTTATTAGAAGAATATTTACATCCAGAATCTATATATATTAAATATAAATTAAATCAAGAATATAGAAATACATGTAATATTTTAATAAATAATAAAAATATGTATTACATATTAAATAATCAATTGAAAGTTATTAGATTTCAATAATTAATTATTAAATTTCAATTGAAATATTATCTACCCATCCCCATATAATGATAGAAATTCTTCCATCATTTGAATAATTTTTTTCTTGTAAAATTCCATGTTTCCATAATTTATTAGTAGTATTAGTAAATGCATAAATTTCACCATCAGCAATAGGAATACTAATAGTAGTTTTTTCTTTATTTTTATTTTCTTCTCCAAATTCTAATGCTGTATATCGAGTACATCCAAAAGAAACTGCAATAGTAATATTTTGAGTTTGAGATTTTTTAGGGTCAAATGCGGCAGCATCATGATGAAATGGCTTCCATTGATTAGTATCTTGATACCAATTAAATCGAGTAGCTTTAATTTTAACATTAAAAAAACTTACTAATCTTTCTAAAATTAAATTAAAAGTTGGACAATCTTTTTTCCAATTTAATTTATCATCCGCAATATAATGAGTTCCTGCAATCTTATCATTACCATGCCATAATTTTAATAAATCTTTTTTTTCTAAATCACATTTATTAATCTCATCAATTAAATTATAATATAAATCATATTTATTATAATCTTTAAAAACATTAGGAACTAATAATAAATCTCTATCTGATAAATTTGTCCTAATATAATCTTTATTTAAATCGTATATAATTCTTAAATCAACTGAACGTGACATTGGTTCAAAACATTCAGTATTTTTTTTATTTTTTAAATTATTATGTCTATTTTTTTTAATGAGTTTATTATTTTTAGAATGATTAAATAAACAATTTTCACCTTTTTTACATTCATTTTTTAAATAGAATTTACATAATTTAGTTTTAATTTGATTAACATTATTTAATTCATTAATATTATTTAATTCATTAATATTATTTAATTGATTAATATTATTTAATTCATTACTCATAATTTTTTATTAAGAAAATATAATTTAATCTAATTTAATTATTAATTACTCTAGTTTTTTATATTTAATTTAAAATTGAATAAATAATTAAAATATATACTTCTTACTACTAAATTAATATTAAATATTATTATAATTAACAATGCTTAAAAAATTAAAGAATCTAAAAAATAAACCAATAGATAAAGAATTAATTAAAACATGTGGATATTATATTCCATACTTTCAAAATGAAAAATCTTGGAAAAAAATAAAAATATCAAATAATTGGTTTGATATTTTATATTATAATTATAAAGTTAATAATAATATTAATTGTTTTAATAATATTATTCAAAATAATAATAATAATAATAATTCTAACAAAATATGTAGTATTGATGTTGGATGTAAAAATTTTATATCATTATATGGATTAGATGGATATTGTTATAAAATTAAAAGTGATTATAAAAAGATTGATAAAATTTTAAAAAATCATAAATTAAATTTTAATATGAAAGATACTTTAATTAAAAATTTAATTCATGAATTACATATTGAATCTGCAAAATTAATTTGTACAAAATATGATATTATTTATGTAGGATTAGTAAATAATAAAGGAAATATTAATTCTAAAAATATGAATACTATTGAAGATAATTTATTAAAAATTGTTTCTCATAAAGAATTTTTAGATACTCTTTTAGAATATGCAAATGTATATAATAAAGATATTAAAATTGTAGAAGAATCATTTACATCCGTTCAATGCGGTGTATGTGGTGAATTTAATAAATTTGGTAGAATTTTTAATGATGATGATAGTGAAAGAAGAAAATATATTTGTAAACATTGTAATAATCAATTTTGCCGGGATATTAATGCTGCGCGTAATATTTTAATTAAAAATCAAAATAAATAATAATATTTAAATAAAAAAATAATTTATTTATCTTAATTACTTTAATTATTTTTTTGCCATCCCATTAATTTACAATATTCTTTACTGTACCAAGTATTTAATCCTATATATTCACATAATATATGAAATAAAGCACCTGATATAAATATTGATAGTGACCTAGTTAATAAAGGATGTTTATTATAATATGGTATTAAATTAAATAATCCTAAAATAATAATAAATATTAATAATAATAAAAAACCAATAATAGGTGCTTCTATAAATAAAACTTGATTTAATGATTTATAAGATTCACCTAGTTTCATTTTAATTAATTGTATTTAATTATATTAACTAAAACATTTAAATTGTTTTTTTAAAATATTTATTATAGAAAATTTATTTATTTTAAATGCATTAATAATTAAATCTTCTTCCCATTCTATTTTTTTAATTTTTATTTCAATATCATTAATTTCATTTTGTAATTTTATAATTTTTAATTTAATTATTCTATTTATTCTAGCATTATATAAATCAATATTAATATTATTAGTTATTGTATCTTCTAAATTATATTTTAAATATTTTTTTAAAATTTTATGTAATAAATTATATTTATTAATTAATATTTTTTTTTTATTAATTAATAAATTAATTTTATAAGAATTATATATTCTAGAATTATAATAATCAATATTATAATAAATATTATATATATTATTTAATGAATACTTATTATAACTTAATTCTACCATATTAGTTAATATTTTATAATATATTATTCAATTTTTTACGTTTTTTTTAATTTATCTTTAGAATAATTTATTAAATTTTTACTTTCTATGTTATCTTCTTTATTATTTTGCTTAGTTTGTTTATTAATAAATGATTTATATAAAATATAAAAATATAAATTTAACATTAATTATTAATTAAACTTTAATTATAATTATTTACTAGTAACTTTAACTATATTTTATATTATGAATTACTAATTCAAATTTAATTAGTAATTCATATTTAATTAGTATTAGATTATTAATTCTGATTTATGAATAAAACTTTTATTTTTAAAAAATTGTAAATAATTATATAATAATTTATCTTTCATTTGAAAATTTAGAGCTATTAATTTATAATTATTTTTCCATAATGGTATAAAATTATAATTTAATGATAATACTGAACCAATTCCTTCAGTATGATATACTCTACTTAATTGAGTAGAATTATTATATGATAATAATCTATTATCCTCGTGATCTCTATTTAAAAAATTATTAGTAGAATAAAAAATTTCTGTTAAAATATTATATTTATCAATAGTTCCAAATAATATTATTTTATTTAAAAATAACTTTATAGGTTGATCTGCAATATAATTATTAGTATTAATTGATAATTTTGCAATTTTTGTATTAAATTTATTTATTAAAATATTTTTAATATTTATTGCTAATTCTTTATTATCTAAATTAAATATTTCAAAAAATATAATTAATGGATCAGAAATATTTAATCCATATTTAATTATAATATCTATCATTTTATCTAAATAAATATAAGATGTTGTTATAAAATCTTTAGTACCATGTGCTACAATTGGAATGTTATTGATATGAGAAATATCTAACTCTATACATCTAGCACCTAATAATAAAATATTTTTAAGAATATTTAAATCTACAAATGAAGCATGTTGAATTGAATTTAAATATGAATTATGTGAAGTTGATATATAGAATTCATTTAATGGATATTCTAATACCTTTTTATTATATTCTAAAGGAATAATCATATTATTCTTTTTTAATTCATTTATTAATATTTTATATTGATTAGAATAAATATTATAACTAATATAAAATATTAAAATAATTAATATTAATAAATTTAACATTCTATTTATATTATTATTATATAAAAAAATAAAGTAACTAATAATATTACTAATAATATTATTAATAATAGATTTATTAATAATAGATTTATTAATAATAAAATGGTAAAACATCTAAAATATACATATAAAAAGGATATATAAAATAATAATTTATATTAATTAAATCATTATTTTCTAATATATATCTTTTAGTAAATTTTTTATATTTGTTAATAAAATATAATAATTCTTTTAATATTAAGTTATAATGTTTTTTTATATATTTATAATGCATAACTTCTAATTCTTTTTGTAATTTTATAATATTTAATTCTGAATTATATTCTTTATTTATATATTTAGATAGTGGTAGATATTTATATTTAATAAATATATTATCAATAAAAATATAAGTTGGATTAAATTTTCTAAATGATTTATTATAATTATAAATTATTTCATATAAATCATAAATATTATAAATATTATAATAGTTAATTTGATATTGTAAAATATGAATATAATAATTTAATTTTTTATTAAATTCTATTTTATTATATTCAATTACATATTTATTATCTTTATTCCATTTAATATTAGTTATATAAATTTGTGGTTCTAATAAATATTTTGATAATTCTAATAATATATCAGATGATAATTCATTAAGTAACATTAATACTACATTAATATAAAATATTATATATAATATAAAAGAAAATATAGAACTAAAAAAATAATTAGTAAATAATATATTTAATTTTTATTATGTCAAATAATATATTTAATACTGATTTAACTAAATTTAATGAATTTAATAATTGTTTAAATATTGATAATTTTAATAAAAATTCTAATCTTAGAGTTTTAATTAATATTTATAATTTGGGATTTAATTTTAATTCTCAAATAACCGCTAGATATTTACCAAATTTAAGTCAAAATAATAATAGTATTATTCCAGATAATATCTATCCAAATTCTGATTTACGTATATTAACATATATTTATATACCTGATGATAAATTTTATAAATTTAAAGTAACTTATCCAGTACGATTTAATATTTATCTAAATAATTATAAATATAAAATTTTAGATAATAGTTTATCTAATAATATTTCACAAGATGATATTATTAAAAAAGGAATATATTTATTATGTATAGATTTAGAAAGTTCTAAAGAACCTTTTAAATTAGAATATGCTATTGATAAAACTAATAATTGGCAATCTATTAATAATTTATTATTAGATGAAAATAAATGTAAGAATCAAATTAATTCTTCATTACTACTAGATCAATTTTTATTATCTGGAATAGAATACTGTAAAAATAATATTAATACTAATGATTGTAAAAATTTTTATTCTAAAATAGAAAATAATTTAGTAAATTCATATTTAGATAATATTAATAATACTAAATATCCATCATCAATTGATGGAAAATATACTGAATGGTCTATATCTGATAATAATTGGAATAGTAATGATCCAAATATATTTGGATCATGTGGTAAGGGATTAGTAAGACAAAGAGTTAGAAACTATGAAAATGCATTATATGGAGGTCAAAATAATTATGGAGATAAATTAAATTCATATGTTGAAGCAGTTGGCCCTTATAAAACTGAAACTCAGACTAAAGATATATTTTGTTTTCCTGATAATACTTCTTATGGAGAAGATAAAAAAACTATATCTGATATTACTAATTATTGGAATTCTAATTTACGTTGTACAAATATATTATCTAATACTTCAACACCTAATCTTAATGATTTAAGATATATTTCAACTAAAGATAAACTATATTCTGAATTAAATAAATATGATTTTGCACAAAATAAAGATAGAATTACTAATTCAAATCTTATTAGTCATTGTTATCAAGATTATAATTCTCAAGTTTCATCATTATTATTAACTAAATCAAATCAAAACAATAATCAGTTTGAAACAACTGCTAAAAATATTATTTACCCTAATATTAGTTATAGTAATGATTATGAATGGATTAATAGTAATTTTAAACTAATTATACAATCAGATGGAAATTTAGTATTATATTCTATTAAATTAAATAAAATATTATGGCAAACAAATACTTCTGGTAATAATAATGCAAGATTAAGTATGCAAAGAGATGGAAATTTAGTTATTTATAATACTAATAAACAACCAATATGGTCTAGCGGTACAAATAATAATATTGGGAATAAATTTGAATTAACAGAAACTGGCCAATTAATAATGAATACTTTAAATACTCTTTTTTCAACTCCTATTAAATGTCTAAATCCATTTACATTAAATAATATTAAAGATTATTATGATACTTATGGTAATTATTTTCAATTAAATGTTTTTAATATGATTTATCAAGAAGATAATAAAATTATTTATCCATATATTAAATATTCTAATGGTTTTAATTGGAATAATAATGGATTTAAATTTAGAATTCAAAATGATGGTCACCTTATTTTAACAAATAATAATGATCAAATACAATGGAATTCTGGTAAATCGGGTGGTGAATTTAATAATTCATATTTAATTTCATTAAATGATGGTATATTATATTATAAAAGGCAAGATAATTCTAATATTGATCAATATACAATGTATAATAATTTATTTATTAGTGATTCATTTAAACATTTTGAATTATCTAATACTGGATATATAGTGGCAATAAATACAAATAATCAATTAGCAAATGTTTTATTAAATAATAATATTGAATCTAATATTAAAAATACTAGAGTTAGAATAAAACAAAATTTAATAAATCAATATACTAATAATCCACAAAATAAAAATATCGAAAGATTATTAATGCAAAAAGCATATAATAAAACAAAATGTATAGATATGGGTAATAATGCCCCTTATTATAGTAATTGTAATGAAAATAATCAATATCATCGTTTTATCTATACTGATGATAATTTAATTAAATCTCAGCAAACTAGTGCATGTTTAGATAGTAATGGAATTAATATTTATGCTGGATCATGTAATCCATCCAATAATTTTCAAAAATTTACATTAGAATCTGATTTTAGAATACGACATAATCAAAGTAATAAATGTTTAGATGGTAATGGAAATGAGTTATATATGAGTGATTGTAATATTAATGATAATAAAGTATGGTTAAATGGTTTAAGTTCAAGTTATATTAGTAATAATACTAATATTTTAAAACAATTAATTAATAATAATTATCATAATTCTATTATTAATGACCCTTTAAAAGATTTAATTAATATATTTGGTGGATATAAATGGTCAGAAAATTGGAAACAAAGTATTATAGAAGTAGGCGCAGTTAAATCATCATTTACTAATAAATCTATATTTACTAATAAATCAAACTTTGCTAATAACTTAAATTTAAGTATTGTGGAAAGTTTTAATTCAAATAATGAATGTAATATTTCTAATATTTTATTAGATCCTAATTGTAATTCCGTAGAATTAAATGTATATAAAAATTATATTAAAAATATGAATGATTATTGTAAATTAAATGATAATAGTATTAATAATAATGAATGTATAAATTATCAAAATAAAAGTTATATAGATAAAAATAATAAAACAGTTAAATTTGATACTATTGGTAAATTATCACTTATTAAAAAACAAGAAGAACTATGTAAAAAAAATGAAAATTATATAAATGATAATTGTATTGAAATAAATTCTAAAAAATCAAATATTTTAAAAGAACAAGGAGATTATTGTAAAAGTAATGATAATATAAATATTTGTAATGAATTAACTGAAAAATATAATACATTAGCTAAATTATCTAAAATTGAAAATGGACAATTAAATTTTAATAATTATAAAATATTTAACAAATGTAAAGAAAATAATGAAGATTATATTTTAAATAATAATTGTATTAAATTAATGAATAATAACAGTTTTGATTCTAATTTAAAAGATGAATTAATACAAATTCAAGAAGAAACTTGTTTATTGCCATTAAATTATACACATGCTAATTGTCTTGAAGAAAATCTTAATAATAAAAAACAATTAAATAAAATTACTGAATATTGTAAAACAAATATAAATGATAAAAATTGTATAGAATTTTGTCAAAAAAATAAAGATAATAATAATTTTAAAAATACAGAATTTTATGAAGAAATATGCCAACCATGGACTGAAAAATATTTATGGTTAATAATTTTATTTATAGTTGTTATATTTTTAAGTAGTGGATCTCTTTTTAATAAAAGAAGAAATATGTCTAGAAATATTAATAGAAATAGTAATAGAAATGTGTCCTAGATATAGATAATTATAAAAAAATATTTTTTTTATATAGGAATAATTATATTTTTATTTAGGAATAATTATAGATGAAGTTTCAGTTTTTGATGGCTCTTTAATATTAGAAGTGGATTTACATTTTTTATAAAAGCATGAATAAGTTAATAATGAAATTAAAAATGCAAATATTACTAATAATATTATATATAATAAATTATCATCATTATATGATGTTCTTTCTACTGTTATATCTGTAGAATATTTTATGTCTTTTTTCACATTTTCAGTATCTATAGATTTTTCAATATTATTTGCTTCTGTAATTGTAATTTCATCTGGATTATTGTATGATTCTAATACAACATTTCCATATTGATGAGAATCTATATCATCATTTTTATTTGTAAATGTTTGAACAGTCGAAATTGTTTGAACAGTCGAAATGGGAATAGTTAATTGTAAATTTTTTAATATTTTACTTTCAATATCAGTATAATAATCTTTACATTCATTAGAAGTAAAATTATTATCTTGACTACAATACTCACCTACAGTATTTGCAAATTTATTTAAATCTGTATCTGTATTAAATACAGTTGATTTACAATTGTATATATTATTTTTACCATCATCTTGATTATTAGATAATATATTAACTTTATCACTACATAATCTATCTCTCATTCTGGTTCTAGAATCTTTAATTGCAGATTCTTCTTTAAAATTAGTATATATACCAGAACATTGAGAAGTAGGATTAGTTGGATAATTAGAATCATTATTTTCACAATAATCTAATAATTTTTGATTTAATAATTCATCTGATAATTTTTTATTTGGATATTCTTTATATTTATTAATAGAAAAATTAAATGAATTTTCAGATAATATTTTATTATCAGTATTTTTAATTTCGGGTTTAATTTGCGATATTTCATTTTTTAATAAATTAACTCTTGCTTCATTGATAGATTTATAAGGTTCATTAGTATTAGTAATATTAATATCAGATAATTGATTGCAAAAAGAATCATTTGATTGATAAATATTATTTTTTACACATCTATTTTTAATATCTTCAGATAATAATGTAGTATATAGAGATTTACAATTATTATCTGTTTCATATCTATTATTTTTAGAACAATAATTTTTTTTTATTTTATCAATAGATTCTTTAATATTAGAATAAGTATTATATTCTGGTAATGTATATAATCTATCACATAAAGTATTAGCAGTTGATGATGCACTAAAGTTATCACCAATTTTAGTTTCACAATAATTAATTAATTGTTGTGTAGGTAACTTACTTGTATTTTTTCTAAAAAATTCATTTAATACTCCTTTCCCAAGAACATTATATAAATCTGCAAAAGCTTCATCATTATCTTGTAAAAATTTATTAGATTGATCGGAAGTATCATTTATAATATTATTTAATGAATATCCTAGTCTTTCTCTCACAGAATTGCGAATTTCATTATTAATATTAATTTCTCCTGGATAACCAAGAGTCATACATGTACGATCAAATTTTGTACCATCTTTTAAAATAATTTTATTAGGTAAACAATAATTTATAACATTATATTTTAATAAATCTTGATTTTTAATAGAATCAAGACATATTGGTTGAGTAAATAATTTATCATTTGTACAATATGATACTACTCCATCTTTATAATTTGTAGTTATATTATTAAATAAAGTATATGGTATTTTAATATACTTATCAATTGATTTAGGAGTTATTTCGGACACTGGTGTTAAATTTAATTTAAATTCAGCATAAACAGATAAATTAGAAACTATATAATTATGCACTCTTTCAATATATAATAAATAATGACCTTTTTTTAAATAAATATTATTACTTTTATTTGTATCTATAGTATCTAAAACTAAAAAATTATTTAAATATATTTTTACTTGCCCGCCTAGAAATATAGAATCTAATTTATAATTATCATCTTTATCAATTGTAATATATGCAAATATCTTAATAGCAAATTGTGAATTTTTTGCAATATTATTATTTGAATTTGGTAAATTATTAAAAGAATCAACATTATAATTAATACTATCTCTATATAATAAATAATTTAAAGATTTAAAAGCATTAGCATCAATAATTTTATTTGAGGTATCATATACAGCAAATAATACTTTCTTATTTGCTATATAAACATTCTCTGCATCACCACCTATAATATTATTTTCAATTCTTTTAAATTGTTTAATCAGTTCTGTATTATTACTAATATTTTTATTTATTTGATCTTTAGTTAAAATATTTGATGGGGGGTCAGATAGATCAAATTTTTGAGCACGATGATCCCTACATGGAATTAATTGAAAAGTATTTCCATTTTTATTATCATCCATTATTAAATCAATGCACATCCTTGGATTTAATTTAGATTGAATTTGTTTAGTATTAGAATCTAAAATAAATTTTTGAGCATCAGTATTATTACATGAATAAAGTTGTAATTTAGTTCCATCTAAAGTACTACCATCTTTTAAATCAAAACATATATCAGAATTTAATGTACTTTTAATTGTTTGATCATCAGCATTATAAATAAATTGCTGTGGGGCTGTATTATTACAGTCAAAAATTTGAGGTTGTACTCCAGCACTTAGATTTGGAGTATCTATACATTTATCACGTATTTTAATAGGACCTGGCATTATAATGTATAATTTTAATATATAAAAATTATAAATTATCTAATATCAATTATTATATATTATATAATATATTAAATCAAAATTTTTATTTTATCATTAAATTAAAAGATGTCAAATAATTATTATAATTCTGATATAACTAAAGATGCTTTTTATAGAACAAAAGTATCTACTGCTGTAACAATTGCAGATATTAAACATATATATGATAAAAATCCTAATCAAATTGAAGAATTAATAGTTGGAAGTGCAACATCATTATTTAATTCTAATTCTTATATAGAAATGAAAGTATATAATCAAAATGATAAAGTTATTAGACAAAGTAAAGAATATTATATTTATCAAGCAGGTAAAGCTAAAAGTTGTTTATTTACAGGCGTATTAAATATGCTTACTGATACAACAGGATTTACATCAAGAATAGGATGTTTTGATGATCATAATAATAAATTAATAGATAGTGGAGGTAATGGTGTATTTTTTGAATTAACTGATAATATATTTTATGTAGTTTTAAGATATGGTTCTAATAATCAAACAGATATTAGAATACCTCAATCTCAATTTTCGCATGATAAATTAGATGGAAATGGTCCTTCAAAACTAAAATTAAATAAATTTAATTATACTATGATTTATCAAATTGATTTTCAATGGTTAGGAAGTGGTATAATAAGATATTTTATTCATTTTAATGGAAACCCAATATTATTACATATTATGCCAAATACATTTAATACTATTCCTTATATGAAATCAGGTGATTTACCTATTCGATATGAAATACAAAAAAATAGTAATTCTGGAACTGTTGGAGAAATGAGACAAATATGTACATCAATTCAATTAGAAAGTGGTTATAATTTATTAGGATTTCCAGTAGTTGAACCAGTTTTAGCACAAACAACAATTAATGTAAATACATCAACTTTATTCCCAATATTCACTATTAAATTAAAAAATAATTGTGTTAGATCATTTATTAAATCATTTAGATTTAATATTATTAATTTAGGAGCTGCCGGAAAACCAGTATATGTTGCAATTTTATTAAATCCAACATTTAATTCAACATTAACTTGGGTTGATAAACCTAATTCTATAATTCAATATAGTAAAACTACAAGTACTATTACTAATTTAGCAACTGTTGATCATATTTATGATGATTACATTCAAGGACAGACTAATAGAACTTCTTACAATGATGCATTAACAGAAATTAATATGCCATTAACTAGTTCTATATCTGGAATTAGTAATATATTTTCAGTTTGTTGTGCTAATGTAAGTGGTAGTTTAACAATACAGGCATCATTTAATTGGATTGAATATCATTAAAAAAATAAATTATTTATTAGTTAATTAATTTAGTAATAATAAGATTCATCAGGTGTAAATGCAGTTTTACATATTAAAATATTTTTATATTTTTTATATCCCGAATAACATTCTTTACCATTGATTTGAAGACCATTAAATTTTAAATTAAACCATCGAACATTATTATTAATCATTTTTTTATATGCTTTAGAATAAATTAATTCCCAATTATATTGAGACTGTTTAAATTTATTTAAGCTATTAAATAATTCTAAATTATAATTTGTATTTTCTAATTTATTTTGACAAGCTTGACCTAACCAAGCATCATTAATTGTATATAGCCATTTATGAAATTGATTATTTTCATAATAAGAAATATCAATAGGTTTAATAAATGATGGTTCTGTTACTAAATCATTTTTTTCAGTAATTATATCTTGTAATAAAATTTGTTCTATATTTAAATCTAATTCTAATCCAATATCTTGTTTAATTACATCTTTAAAATAATTACTTGTAAATTTACATAATTCATCTTTAATTAATTGTTTTTTAGATTTAATAATATCAATTGTCATACTATTAAATTTAATAGAAATATTTTTAGAACATATATCACTAAAATAACTATTATCCCATTTAAACATTGAAATATCATTACATTTATTAATTAAAGGATCGCAATTAGTAATATGATCTTTATTTAAACAATTTTTTTCATCTAATAAAACATGTGATCCTAATAAGGCAGAAAATTCTTCTAATGTTAAATTATATTTAATACTAAAATCATTAAATTGAGATGTATTTGCAGTTTCTGGTACTAATTGATGAGCTGGATTAGGAATAATTGAATCTTTACGTCCTACTAAAAATGGATCTTCTTTATTAGAAGATTTAATAATATCAATACCTCCTAAATATTTTACAGCATATGCTCCACAAATAGAAATAATATCAGCAACTGATGTATCATATTTTTTAGCTAGTGCTAATGCATTTTTTGATAGTTTATATGCAAAATTATCATAGTTATTTTCAGGTCTATTTAATTCATCTTCAGTAATCAACATACTACCATCAGTACCACCATATCCTTCAGAAATTGATAATGAATCATGTGCTGCGGCTCTTACATAGAAATTACATAATCTTTTATCAAAATTACATGCTGCATGGCATCCTGAAATTACACTACTCCAATCAACTTTTTTAGGATTATAATAAGTATCTTTTGGTTTCCATGCTGGGTATGTAATTAAAAGATTTGTTTTTTGAAAATTATTATTTAATTTAATTTTATTTAAGATACAATCATTACTTTTTTTATGAAATGGACATTTATTAATTGATTTAATATTAGAATATTTATAATGTTGAAATTGATATGAATAATTAAAATTTAAAATAATAATAAGTAAAGTTAAATAATTCATGATAATTATTAAATTTAATAGTATATTTTAATTAAAACTTTAATTTTATAAATATAATAGATATTTATCTTTAAATGGAATAATAAAACTATTAAAAAAATTAGTTATTATAGTAAAACTATTAAAAAAATTAATTATTATAATAAGTTTATAATAAATAATATAATTAACACCATTGTGCTTGCCATGGGTTATAATAAGAACCATATTCTTGAAGATCTGATTGTAATGGATAAAAGATTCTATATAAATTTTTATTTAATGTTTGATTTAAATAATTAATATTAAATAATGGGGCTATAATTGTTTTTTTAGCTGCAGTTTCTCCTAACATAGGATCTGAATATTTCCAATTATTATAAATAATATTATGTAATGGATTTAAAATATATTTATTAGATGTAATCGAGTTTTTTCCATTTTCTCCAGTAATATGTATAGCTCTCATCATATCATTATCTTCATGAATTAAATTATGACAATGGAACATATAATCACCTTTATGTGCACCAAATCTAGCAATTACCCAAATTGTATTACTTGGTCCTAAATATAATACATCTTTAGATGATTTATCTTCATAAGATTGTAATGCAAAATCTGAACTTTCTCTTTTAAGCATAATAAAATCAACTAAATGAATATGTACTGGATGAAACCATCCACCACCTGTTTCAAATTTCCATAATTCCCAAGTATTTTGACCAATATCTTCTGCAGCTAATTTCATAGAACTCCAAGTTTCCCCATTAATTGTCCATCTACTATTACTTTTTCCAAATTTAAAAATTCTATGAGGGTTATTATTTTGGATCATATTATTTGCTTGGTTAATATCTTCATGTGATAATACTTTATGCATAATATTAATAGCACCTCTATTAAAATCATATTCAACTAATTTATTATTAATTATATTATTATTACTAATAATAAATTTTCCAACTAAATGACTATAACAAAAATATGGGATATCTTTCATCATTTTTTCATTTTTATCATTATAAAAATATAATTCTTGATTTTTATAATCTGAAAAATCACATACAATTTCATATCTTTCAGCTACACCAACTAATAAACCAGTATTTGGAAATGAAGTAATTGTATCTCGATAACCCCCATCTGAAGCAATAATTCTACAAATCTTAGAAGAAATTTCTAAATTTTTAAATGTTCTAATTTGTAATAAATATGATCTGGATACTGCAGCATTTAAAATTCTAAATCTATAAGTTTTTGGATCTAAATTAATATTAGGAAAAGGAATTCCAGATACTGTATTAATATCACCATAAAAATTATCTTTATGAACATTTAAATTATCTAGAAATAATTGACATTTATTATTTAATAATTTATCACTTAAAATAAAATGTTTTTCTTCAATATTCTCTAAATTCCAAGGTTCGCCACATCCTCCTAGAGATTGTTTGGGGCTAATAAAATACATTCCGGCTAAACCATAATATGCATTATGGGCTGTAATATGCAATGCATGGTCATGATACCATCCAGTACCTGAACGAAAATTTGGATAAACATAATCTTTACTTTCTTCAAAACATGTTTCATCTTCAGCCCATCCATCATAAGGAGCTAAACTAGCAGAACCGTGTAAATGAACACTAATTGGTCTACCAATTCTATTTTTATATGGTAAGCATGGATCAAATACATCTTTAAAAAATTTTCTACTAATCTTATTATTGAATCGAACTAATGATTCATGTCCTGTGGGGATAATAATAGTAGGACCAGGAATTTGTTTATTATATGATAAAAACCAAGTTGGATTATTTTTACATTTAGTAATAATATTATTAAATACATTTAATTGTATATCTTCAATATTAATTTCATATGAATATATACAATGTTTATCATCTCTACAAATTTTATTTTGATAATTTAATACATCTGGGTTTTTAAATGTATCTTTAAAAGGTGTAATTACAAAAGGAGAACTAATGAATCCATTTACATTATATTGAATATCAGTTCTTGGACAAATTTTAGTCAAATCGCCAAATGGTGAAATAAGAGCAGTTACTTTATTAATTAAAATTAAGATTAATAATAATTTCATTATTTTTAGTGATTCTTTAATAATATGTGTGATTTACTTATTATAATAATTAATATTTAAATTAAAATTGAATAAATAGTATGAATTAATTAAAACTAAGATAAATTTAAAGTAAATGCAAGTAAATTTAAATAATACTTTGAATTTAATTCAATTATTGGAAAAATATAAAATATATATTCCATCTAATATCTTATATGATATCTCATATAGCCTAGAAAATAATCAATATTTAAATAAACATTTAAGCTTATTAATTGATTATAAAAAAAAAAAAATTATAACTTATGGTTTTAATTATTATTTAAAAAGTAATAAATTTCCATTTAGTTTACATAGTGAAATTAATACTATTAATAAACATTATAAAAAAAATTTAACAAAAAATATTATAAAAAGTAAAAAAATGTTAATAATAATAAAGTTATCAAAAATTGGTATTATAGGAAATTCAAAACCATGCCAACATTGTGCTAATTATATTGCAAATAATTATAATAATTTGAATTTATGTAAAATATATTATTCTACACAATCTAATAGTTTAGAAGAATTAACTAAATTAAATTTACAAGAAAATAATTTTAAACTTTCTGCTGGATTTAAACAAGGATTTATAAATACAAGTAAATAATAATATTATATTTGTTAGCTAATATTTTTTTATTTTTTTTTAATAATTCATTTAATATAATTATTAAACAATTTAAATATAATTTAAATATAAATATGTCTATCAAAACAATTATTATAATAATATTATCTTTATATGGATTAGGATCTAGTTTAGCATTTATTATATATTTAGTTAAATATAGTAATTTAAAATCAAAATATAAACAATCAATTAATAATAAAGGATATAATAATTGTAATAACAACTTAAATGAAGACTTTAACAAAGAGTTAAATGAAGAATCAAATAAAGACTTAAATAATAAAGAGTTAAATGAAGAATCAAATAAAGAATTAATAAATATTACTAATTATAGTGAAGATCAACTTAAAAATGAATTAAAAAAAATAGATGATATTAAATATTCAAAATTAATTCAAACTTATGATATTTATAATGATGCAGATTTTTATAATAAATTTGATATATATGATGATTATAACGATAAAATTATAATATATTCTAAAGATCTTAAAGATTGTTATTTAAAATGTGAGGAATTAGAAAAATGTTATGCGTTTTCTAAATACCATAATTATTGTTATTTAAAAGGTACTTATAATTTAAATGATAAAATTAATATTAGTAAAGTATCATTATTTGTAAAAAATATAAATTTAATAACTAATAATAATACTAGTTTAAATAATACTAGTTTAAATAATACTATTCAAATTCCATAAATAAATTTATGATATTATTAATTAAACCCATAAATCTTTAGTTTTACCGTCATATTTTTTTGCATATCCTCCGATAATTAATTTATTAGACACAGAAGTTCCATCTTCTAAATAAATATCTATTAAAATCCTTCCATATTTATCAAAATTTAAAAATGTAGCTTTTAAAGTTTTATTTATGATTAAATTAAATAAATATTCTTTAGCATTTAATCCTAATTGTTTAATAATTTCATTATTAGAATGTATTTCAGGGGTATCTATATTATTTAATCTAAAATTTGATTTATAAAATTCATCTTTAAATTTAAATATTGCTGTAATAGTATCACCATCTATTATTTTAATAATTTTTATAAAAGTTTCATAATTTTCAAATGAAAATTTATTTACTTGATTAATATTTAATGAATTTAATTGTTTAATTAATTCTATATTATTTATATCCATATGATAAAGATTATAATATTATTTATGATTAAAATACTTAATATATATTATTAAAAATAAAATAATTAGATGAAAATAATTTAAAAAAAATCAAATTATTTTAAAATTGAATAAGAATATTAATTATATATAAATAATAAAATTAATAATATTAATGAATTCTTTATTACATAATCAAAAAGTATATCTAAGTAAATATAATTATGAAAAAAAATTAGATGATGTTATTCATAATAGAGATAATTTCTTAAATAAAACTGATATTAATAAAATTCATAATAGAATATTAAAAAAACATGATATTATATTTTTAGCAAATGATATTAATGAAAGTTTAGTATTTGAAAATTACAAATTAATTATTCATGGTATTTTACAATGTGGTTCAAAAACTACCATTATTATAAATAATATATTTCCATATGTGGATATTCTATATAATATTAAAAAAACAGATAAAGAAAATATTGATTATTTAAAAACTTTATTTAAACATGATAAATTAATAAAAATGTTAAAAGGTAAATCAATTGATTTTAAATCAATTAAAATAGTGGAAGGAAAACATTTTATGTATTTTTCTGAAACTAATCAAAAATTTATCAGAATTTATTTTAATAAATTATATCATAGAATATGTTTTATTAGATTATTAAATAAATTAGAAATAAATAGTTATAACAATGATTTAAATAATTATCATAGAGTTGTATCTAGAACATATGAAATTAATCTAAGTAGTTGGAATATTATTAAAAATTATTCATTATTAAGAAATTCTAATTATAAATCAAAATATGTCTTAAATATAAATATTAATGATATTCATAGTTTTGAAGAAAAAGAATATGAATCTTATAATTCAATACCAAATTTATCATTAGATATAGATTCTTATCGCAAAGATAAAATGATATCAATGAGTTTTGATATTGAACAATATTCATCTAATTTTAATCCAGCTAGACCTGATATTGTAATTTTACCAAGTGGAAAAATAAAAGAAGATGAAATATTTAATATTGGATTAACTTATCAATTTATAAATAATCCAAATTCTTTTCTTAATATTGCTTTATTAACTAAAGAAGCTAATAATCATGAAGATTATTTAACTATTATTTGTGATAATGAATGTACTTTATTAAAGGTATTTGGATATATTAATAATTTAATACAACCTGATTTTATTATGGAATTTAATGGATCTGAATTTGATTGGATTAATTTATATGATAAATGTGTATATTATAAAATAATTCAACAAATCTGTCAAGATATGTCTATTAAAAAATTAAATTCTTATGAATTAAAAGATGAAAATATTTTTAAATATTTTTATAATCAAGATAATGTTAAAATTTCAGCAGATGTTCCTCAAAAAAATATTAGAAATATTAATATGGAAGGTTATATTCCTTTTGATGTTAGAGTTATATTTATGCAATTAAATCCAACAGAACAAAAATCCAAATTGTCATTTTATTTAGATATGAATAATTTACCTAATAAAGATGATATGCCGATTCCGGAATTATTTAAAATTTATGAAAAAAATGATATTAACGGAATGACTGATGTTGCTCATTATTGTTATATTGATGCATTTCGATTACATCAATTAATTTTTAAAAATAATATTATTCAAGATAAACGCGAAGTAGCAAAATTATCATATACAAGTTTATTTGATGCATTTTATAGAGCTAATGGATCTAAAGTAAGAAATTTAATTATAGCAAAAGCATTAAAACGTAATTTATTTGTAAATACAATTAAAAAAGAAGAAAAAGAAGAAGATAAAATGGATGGTAAATATCCAGGTGCTCTTGTATTGGATCCAAAAAAAGGATTAGTAAATAATGTATTAACAATTAAAGAATTTTGTAATGATAAATTAGAAATTTTTGATAATGAATTAATTAATAAACTTCAAGAAATTATTAATAATAATTATCAAGCAGTTTATATTAATAAAAATATTAATGAAATTAATTTTTAATAATTTCATTAATATAATTATTTTATTTTTTATTTATAATGTTAATTGAATTATTATTAATTATAAATATTATAATTAGTCTGTTAATTATAATATTTATAATTAACATTAAATGTAAACATTTACAAGTAATTTTATATATTTTAATAAGTATTAATGTTGTAATAAGTAGTTTATATTTATATAATATTTATTCTGGAATAAATAAAATAAATGGAACAAATGATATAATTACTAAAGAAATAATATATGGAGAAAATTTAAATAATTTAGAAAATAATGTAGAAAATACTGATATTTCGATAAAAGATTTATTATATAATAATATTATAAAATTAGACAATGATATAAAACAAATTAATAATAAAATTTTAATAGATAAGAATAATAATATATTTAATAATCAATTATATTTACAAAAAAATAAATTAGAAAATCAACTTAAAGAATTAAAAAAAGAATATGAAACAAAATATATATCAAAATCTATTTTTAATAAATTAAATAATATTTTTAATTTTTCTAAAAATAAAACACAAATAGTTAATGATAGTAAATTATATGGAGAATTTAAATCTGATAATGATTCTTTATTATATTCAAATTTTTAATAAAAAAATAAAAATTTAATTACTGAACTTGAGAATTAATAATATCTGGATTATAACCATTATGTAATATACATTCAGAGTCTCTATAAGTTTTATATTCTTCTATTTTTTCTGCTAAAGTTATTTTTATTTTTCTAGGTTCTTTTTTTTGTTTAGTATTAAAATTTATATATAAATTATTTAATTTATTTTCAATAAATGGTTTTAATTCTTTTGATATTTCATCATCATTAATTAAATATTTTTTTAAATAATAAATATACTTTTCAAAATTTTCATTTTTAATAGTTTCATTCATTCTAGTTAAATGATTTAATAATTCTTTTATAAAATCTTCATATGATAAAGAATTCCAAGCAATTTTACTAGTATTAGTTTCAATTTCCAAAATTAGATATTCATAAATTGGTTTTTTAAATCCTGGAAACATTAATAAAATTTTACAATTATGATTATCTTCATTATTTAAATTAAAATGTAAATGTTCTAAAATTTCTAATGTACCGCGAAATAAAGATTTAATTTTGTCTTGTGGGCATAAATATTCTTTTTGCATAGTTTTAATATATAAATCGTCACTAACATCATCAATAATCCATTTTCGTAAATATGTGAAATCAGTATTATTAAAAGATTTAGTTTGTAAAGTTAAATTTATAATATTTTGATAATTATTAATATTATCACCAATATGAATTTGATTTCCATGAATAATATATTTATTATAGTTATTAATATGTTTTTTTGTTTTTCCATGTCTATGTTGATCATATGGACATTTAAATTGTAATTTACATATATTACATTTATATTCCTTTTTAGGTTCATTACATGGAATTTTTCTTCTTTTATGTCTATTTAATTCTGATTCATATTTAAATTCTTTATTACAATTTAAACATTTATACATTTTTGCAAATTTTACGAAATTTGTAATTAATACGAAATAATATTTCGTAGTTATAGCAAGTATATTATAATATAAATCTATTATTAAATATAAAATACATATGTTTTGTATTTGTTACGATACGATATCGTATTTCGTACAAATTACAAATGCTAATTATAAATTAAAAAATTTATATTATTTTTTTCATAATATTATTATTTAAAATTGAAATCATATTGATATAATACATAATAAACTATTAATTAATATGTCTGATTATAGTAACAATGATATTAAAGATATCTTAAATAAATATATAAAGTACTTGTGTGATAATATCACACAATATCCTGTGAGTGGTTTAGATTATAGTTCGCTATATCCAAGCCTCATTATGGCATATAATTTATCTCCGGAATATTTAATTCTAGATGAAGATTATAAAAATCAATTACAAGATAAGGGTTATAATATACATAATATTAAGTTTGAATATAATTATGAAAATTATTTAGGTGAAAAACATAGTAAAGATATTATTGGATGGACAGTTAGACATAATGAAGAGAATAAAGAAAATACAATGTTTGGTTTATATCCAACTATTTTACGAGATTTGTTTAAACAGAGAGCTGAAATGAAAAAAGAATTAGCTATTTATAAAGATAAAAAAGAACATATTGAAAAATATGAAAAGGATTATATTAATAATAAAGATTATAAAGAATGTTTATTTAAATTAAAATATTGTGATACTAAACAAAAAGCATTGAAGGTATTTATGAATACTTTTTATGGAGAAATGGGAAATAAGAATTCACCATTATTTCAATTGCCATTAGCTGGAGGAGTAACATCAGCAGGACAATATAATTTATTATTAATTAAAAAATATGTTGAATCTTTAGATCATAAAGTATATTATGGTGATTCAGTTATTGGAGAAACACCGGTTTTAATTAGATTTAATAAGAAAGAAATTAAATTAATGAATATAGAAGATTTAGGATGGAATGATAATTTTATCTGGAAATACCATAGTAAAGAAATTATTTATACTAATTTAAAATTATTTAATTTAATAGAAGTTTATACTGAAAATTGTTGGACTAAAATTAAAAAAATGATTAGACATAAGACTAATAAAAAATTATATAGAATTAGAACTTCTAATAGTATAGTGGTAGTTACTGAAGATCATAGTTTATTAAATTCTAATAAAGAAAAAATAACACCAGATGAATGTAATTTATCAACAAAATTATTACAATGGGATTATATTAATTTAAAAGACTTTCAATTTAAGATTGATTATTCTTTAAAATACTATTTATCTCAAAATTATATTTATTGTTATACGCAAATTAAAGCACAAATGTTTTATTTATATTTATCTAATTTAGGCTATAATATAAAATTAAGTGTCTTAAATGCAAATCATCCTATATATAAAATAGAAATAGTTAATGATAAAATAGAAAATGCAAATGCTATTCAAAGTATAGAATATTTAGGATACTCAAATAATTATGTATATGATTTAGAAACAGAATCACATCATTTTGCAGCAGGTATTGGACAATTAGTTGTTCATAATACTGATTCACTATATATTTCTTGCCCTTCAAGCTATTATAAAGAAATAGATAAAAAATATTATACAAATCAAATTAATAAAGAAGAATATAATACAGAATTGGTTAATATTACATTTAAAGCAATTGAAGACATTAAAGTAAAAGTAAATAATTATTTATATAAAGATAATGGAACTAAATATTTAAAAATGAGTTATGAAGAAGTATTATATCCATTAGCTTTTCTTTCTAAAAAAAAATATTTTGGTATTCCTCATGAATCATTAGCTAATTTTAAACCAAAAGATTTATTTATTAGAGGTCTTGAAGTTAAAAAAAGAGGTGTATCAGAATTATTAAAAATTATTTGTATGGATTTAATGTGGAAATCAATGGATTTAAATAATACTAAAACATTAAAAGAATTAGTAATTGATAAAATAAAAGAAATTTTTAGTAAAAAATGGAATTTAGAAGATTTTATTCAAACTGGTGTATGGAAACCAGAAAAGAAAAATATAACATTAAATAATTTTGTTCAAAGAATGAAACAAGAAAATAAAATGATTCCAACTCCGGGAGAAAGATTTAGTTATGTAATTATTAAAAGGTATCCTTATAAATATGATTATAAAGGGAGACAAATAGAATTATCTAAAGCAGATAAAATGGAATATTTAGATATAGTTAAAAAATATAATTATGATATTGATTTAAAATATTATTTTGATAATCAATTAACAGGACAATTTGCTAGATTAATTTCTTATGAAAATGAATTTGAACATAAATTAATAGATAATCAAACTCAACAAGTAATTATTGATGACGATAAAACATTAAATAATTGTAAAAAATATATATTAAAATTAGTAGATCAATTTAATAATACATTTACTGATAGAAAATATATATTTAAAGATTTATATAAATCAGTTAATTCTAAATATAAAGAAACTAAAAATAACATTTATGATAAAAAATATAACATTATCTTAAATACTAACTGCAAAATTAAAGAAAATTCAAATATATATCATATAATTATAGATAATATTAATTCAATGATAAATCAATATGATTTAACTAATTTAGTAAATAATACTATTAAAAATACAAATAAAGAATTTATAAAAAATAATAAGTCTGATAATAATAATTTAGATAATAAAAATAATAAACAAGATCTATTATTAATATATAATAATAAACAATCTTCATATTATATGAAAATTAAATATAAATATCAAACAAAATTTAATCAAGAATTAGATGAATTATTAAATTTATTGAGTCAATATGATTTACAAGATAAATTATTTAATATAGATAATATGAATTTAATTAATATTACTAATTATATTAGAGAACAAAATAAATTAGATGATATTTGTAATAGTAATATTAAAAATGAAGAAGTTGATTTAATTATTAATGATCAAGTAATTGAAGAAAATTTAAATAATAAAGATTTATATATTAATATTGATAATAATATTTTATCAACTTTGTATAATAAATATATAAATTTAATATCATTAAAAAAAAATATATTAATTCATGATAATATTTATCATAAATTATATAAAAATATATTTTCTAATGCCGAATATATTCAAAAACCACGTAATTTAGATAAATTACAATTTTAATTTCATTTATATATTTTATTTTTTTATTTTAATAATCAGTTAGATTTAAATTGTAATTCTAAATTTTAATTCCATCGTAATTGAATTGGTTTAGAACCTTGTTCTGGATCTTGGCTGGGAACTTCTCTAGCAGAAGAATCAATTTTTGGTAATAAAGATCTTCTAGTTAATCCCCAAGAAGTAACAATATCTTGAGTATCAGAACGTGCTGGAATATAAGAAGCAGTTGAAGTAATTTTATTTCTATCAGTTACATATTGATTATGTTGTTTAAATACATTATTATCTAATGACATTTTTTGTAAAACATCACTATAATCATCATCAGATGATAATTTCATTGTAACATTTTTTTCTTGATATGGTAAGTCATTAGTAAATCCTTCAACAGATCCTCTTGAACTGCTAGAAGTAACTGGTGCAGCTTCAACTGGTGCGGCTTCAACTGGTGCGGCTTCAACTGGTGCGGCTTCAACTGGTGCGGCTTCAACTGGTGCGGCTTCAACTGGTGTAACTTCAGTTGGAACTAAAGGTACTTCGGTAGGAAGAGATTCTGATTCTTTATCACATTCTTTATCGCATTCATTATACTTTTCATATAAATATAATCCTAAAAATACTAGAAATAATACCATAAATATAGCTAACCATAATTTAGTCATACTTAGCATATTTACTAATGCATTACCGCCTTCAATATTATATATATCTAAATAGCTCATGTATATATATTTAACTATTTATAAATTTATTTTCCGTTATATATTTATAAATATAAATTTAATAAAAAAAAAATAATTTAAATTATTTTTTAATAAATTTAAGAATCATTTAATGAACATATTTGTATTATTTTTTTTATTATTAAATATAAGATAATTATTGGTGTACATATAATGATAATAGTTATTATCAAATAATAATTATTATCATTAGTCATTATTTTATTAATTATATTATATATTTATAAATTTGCTTTAATTACAAATTGATAAATAAATGCTCCAAAAATACCACCTGTATAACTTGCAATAAATGGTACCCAAAAATAGTGATCAATATAGGTAAAAGAATTATATCCTACCATTGCTGCAACAATTCTAGGTCCTAAATCACGAGCTGGATTCCATGCAAATGCAGTTTGATATCCAAATGAAAATACTAAAGTAGATAACCATGTTCCAATATATACTGGTAAATGATCTTTAGTATGAATATTATCAATTAACATAAAAATACCACATACTAATAAAGTAGTTCCTAAAAATTCAGTGAAGAATGCACTTACAACTGTAATTGATGAATTTTTATAAGTAGTAAGTACCGAAGAATACATATCATTGTCTCCAAAATTATTAAAATAAATACAATATACATTTGCTGCTGCGACTAAAGCACCTAAATATTGAGAAATAGAATATGCAATTAATTGCGTTAATGAAATATTTTTTTTAAATAAATACATACTTAAACTAACTGCTGGATTTAAATGGGCTGGAGATTTTAATCCGGCCATAAAAATTCCAAACATTAAATTTAAACCCCAAGAAATAGAAACACCAGTCCAATTAAGTTGTGCTGAAGGATATAATGCATAAATTGCAACATTACCTAAAGATAGTACAATAAATACATACATGCCTAAAAATTCAAATAATGATTCTTTAATTAAGATTTTATTAGTATGATAAAATGAATAACTTTCAACTGAATTATATTCATTAGTAGGAGTTTCTAAATCAACATTTTGTGTATCAGACATTTTTAATTAAATAAGTATTATTAGTAAATATATATTGATTAAATAGTTTAAATTTGTTTTATTTATTATACTATTATATTAATTTAATATTTAATATTAAATTGAATAACTAGGTAGTAATATAAAGTATTTTATTATGAATAATACTTTAATAGAATATAAAATAAATTATTTATTATATCCATTTGGTTTATATAATAATAGTATAATATGTTATTTTAATTCATTAATTCAATCATTATTTAGTTGTACAAGTATTACCGAATATTTATTACATAATGAAAAAAAATTTAATAATAATAACTTTATTAAATTATATATTGAATTACTTAAAAAATATATTAATTTAGAAAATCAAAGTGATTATTTATTAGAAAATGGAAATCTAATATTATTTAATGAATTTTTAAATATTATTAAAAATAAAAATATAAAATTTGGTTATAATCAAGAAGATTCAAGCGAATTATTAATATTATTATTAGATATAATTAAGGATACATATATTAATAGTTTATTTATGCATAAATATAAATGTGATATTTATTGTAAATATTGTAAAAAACTTATAGAAATAAAAGAAGATGAATCTATTCAATTTGAAATGAATATTACAGAAATCAATAATAATTATTTAAAATATCAAATTGATAAAAAGTTACATAATTTAAATAAATATATTAGAAATAATTATTCAAATTTATCAGATTATAAATGTAAAAATTGTAATAATATAGATATGATAAAAATTAATAGATTATCTTTAGTTCCTACAATTATTACAATAGTATTAAATAAATATCAAAAAAAATATGAGTATGAATATCCAATTGAATTATTTTTTATTAATAATAGTATTAATAAATGTTATAAATATAAATTAATTTCTACAATTAATCATTCAGGTACAATGAATTATGGTCATTATATTTCAAAAGCACTTCGAAAAAATCATAAATATAATAATAATACTGATTCTTTAATAGAATATTATTTATTAAATGATAATTCATATGAGAAAACAAATATGAAATCAGAGATTAATTCATACATATTATTTTATCATTATATTGAAAATATTGATTATTATGATTAATTATTAAAAAAAATTGAATATATTAATAAATAATTATATCATAATAATAAAATATTAAATTGTACTATTAAAAATAATTAAAATAATATGTCAAATTTAAATACTATTTTTAAAAAACCAACAAAAGATTATGTATATATTGATAAATATCATATTATTCATAAATATGGATTTATCTTAAATATTTTAAATTTAAAATTAATTTATCCTAAAAGTAAAACTAATATAATTTCATTATGTAATAAAAGAATTTATTTTCCAAATTTAATGATGAAATATTTTAATAATATTCCACATTCAGATTCAAAAAATATAACTCATTTAGATAAAAATGTATTTAATAATAATATACATAATTTAATGCATTGTTTATATACAATTAAAAAAAATAATAAAAATTATAAGAATTATAATATTCATTTTCTATTAATTTTTCATAAATATGATCAAAATTTTAATTATAAAGCTAGTTTTAATGATTTAAAACCAATATATAAAATTAATAAAATGGATCTTATTTTATATTTATTAGATCATACATATTATTTTGATAATAATCATTATTGGGAATTAGAAATTAAACAAATTGAAATCCCTAATTTAAAAAGGTATCATAATATATTTAATAATATATATTATATTAGTGATGATAAATCACATGTTATTAATGCAATTACTAAAAATTTAATTAAAATTAATATAGATTATCATGGAGAACATTATGTAAATTTAGCTGTTGATAAATATCAATCTATTAAATATTGTTTAGATTATTTTAAAAATCCATTTTTTAAAATTAATTCTGATATTAGCAATTCTTTAAATATAATTTTAAATACAGATGATGATATTTTATTTGAAGAAGCTTTATATATTAAAGAACCAAATTTAGTAAATAATAATAATAAAATTATAGATAATAATAATATTATAGATAATGATAATAATACTAATATTATAAACAATGATAAAATTATTAATATAGATCAAGATATATTTAATAAGCTTGATCAATTAGATTATACTGAATTAATTAATTATATTAATGAAATAGATTTTACAATTAATTAATAATTTTATTAGCAATTAATATGTATCCTCTTTTAATTTTTTTTATAGTTTCTAAATTATTTGTTAATTCATTAATAATTTCATCATTATATGAAAAGCAATAATATTTAGATTGTCCACTTATGCATACATTTATTCCTTTTAAATCTTTAATATTTTTATATTTAAAATTTATGTCAAATTTTGAATTATTGTTATATTTAATTTTAAATATTTGTTTATTAAAATTAAAATCTTCTGGATTTTTATATAATCTAATTAAATTTTTATGAAATTTATCTAATTCATCTTTATTAGTAATAGAAATAATCATATCATTATTTTTAATATCTAATATATAACATTGTATTTTAAAAAACATTTTTAATTATATAATATTAAAAAAAAATAAGTTCATAATAAAATATTTTTTTATTAAATTTAAATTATTTAAAATAATCTAAAATAATCTAAAATAAATCAGTAATTTCAAATTCATTATCTTTAATTTCAATATCAGTAGATACTGGATAGTCAGTAATACGCATATTTAATACATTCGCATCAGATACAATATTACTATTAATTTTATATACAGCATTTTTAACTTTTAATCTAATAACTCTTTGTAAATTTACTAAGAATAAAATATTACGTAAAAATTTATTATTATGGTATAAAGTAGGCGTTGGTAAATTGATTGGATATTTTTTATTAAGTGCATCAAATAAGTTAGAAGTATATTTTGGTTTTGATAAATATAAATTATTTTCTTGAGCATCGTATTTATTTGGTTTATAATCTAATTCTAAAGTATTTTTTAATAGATTAGTAGTTGAAGAAGTTAAGGTAGCAGGATCATATTTATAATCTATAAAATATGGATCTTGTAATAAACAACTTAATCGTAATTTATTAATATCATTAGCATCAATAGGTAATGACCAAGTAGATGGATTATTTAATAAATCATCAGGATTAATATTATAAATAAATGATTTAATTATATTATCAAAAGTAAATGCATAATTATAAACATTAACTAAAGGGACTTCACGCATTAAAGCATGAATATTAATTGGATTGATATTTAAATCTATTACATTTAATATTCTTGCTTTTTTACGATCTAAATTATATTCTCTTAATGAAGGATCTTTATTACAAGTATTTCCTAAAATTATATCAACAATTGTATGTTTTTTATTTTCATTTAATTGATTTTCAATTAAATTAATTAATTCATTAGGACTAATAATATCTTGGAAAAAGTATTGTCCACCTAAAATATTAATTTCATTCAGTCCCATTAATACATTACTATCTTTATAATATAAATTATTATGAACATGATTTACAATATATGAATAATTAATTAAATGTTTATTTAATGTTAATAATTCATTAATTTTTTTGACCTCAATATTATTAGTGGACAATACGCCATTATTATATACTTTTAATTGTTCTTTTAGCCATAAATAATTATTAATATCTTCTTCTTTTGATTCTGATAAATTATTTAAAATATAATTAGTACCATAAATATATTTATTCATATCTGAATTAATGCTATGTATAGGTAATAAATTATTAATATAACTACCAGGTTGCATAATTGGGCATAATATAGAAAGTGGTAAGTATGGTAATTGTAAATTATTATTATAATAATTTTTAATAAAGTTTTCTCTAATATTACCAAATTGAGAAACATAATTTAATTCATTTAATACATTAGTAGCATCATTAATTAAAGAACGAGCTCCATTTAAAATATTATTTAATACTTCATGGAAATTATTTTTATAGCTATCAAATTGTCCATCAGCTTGAGATAAACCACTATTATATACAATAGTATTATTAAAATCATCAGTTAAATTAACTTGATTAGGTACACCTTCTGCTCTATTTACAACACTATTAGAAGGTTTAAATATAGGGTTATCTAATAATTTTTTATATAATATACATTCTTCAATTAAATGATTAAAATATGTAATAAATACTGGTAAATATGCTTTATATTTTTCTAATTGAACTGAAGATACTTCAGATAAATTATCAACTAAATGATATTTAACAGGTAATTGAATATTAAGTGTTCTAGTTAATAAAGTACGTAATATAGTACTATTAGTCATACTTAAAACATTTGCATTATCAATAGTAGAATAATTAATTTGACCATTTTGTAAGTTATTATTTCCATCCATATCAGGACCATACATATCAGGAATACCTCCTTGTTCAAATATAATAGCACTCATAGATTTATTAGCAAATTCATCAAATAATTTACTATATATTTTTTTAGTTGACGAATTATAAAATTGTTCAATATAAGAAAATATTAACATATTAAATTTTTGTAAGATAGATTTATCTTTAAATGAATTATTATCTTCTATATTATTTTGTGGTATTAAAATATTTAAATATCGAATATTTGCTTTATTTACCCACGTTCTAGTAATTGGATTATAATATTTATTAATATCAGTTATTATTGGATTAGTTCTATTAGCAATAACAGTATAAAAATTTAAACCAAATAATATATGTTTATATAAATCAACAACAGTAGTTGTTCCTTTATTAGGATCTGCTAAATATACATTATTTTGATTATTTAAATATTCTAAGGTTTGTTCAGACTCATAATTTTCAACAGAACTATCATCCTTAATAGTAATATTTAATAATCTATTTTCTAATTTATATAATCTGGATTCAAAATCATTAATTAATTCTTTACATATTAAATTTCTAAATTTAGAAATCATATATTTAGAATTTTCAATAGCATTTTCAATAACTTTTTGTAATGAACTATAATCAACCATAATTTTATTATTAGAAATCATTTTAATTTTAAATAAAGTATTATCATTAAAATATTTATATAATGTAGTGACTAATTCAAGTTTAGAAATATTATTATTACGTAATCTAATTAAATTTTCTAATTTTGATTTTAATGAGTCCGATAATATTTCTAAAATAGTAATAGGATTCATTACTAATTCATGAAATAATAAATATATATCAACATTATAAGCATTAATATTACTAGATTGATCAATAGCTTGTGCAATTAATTCAAATTTATGTTCCATTGATTCAGTAGATTGAATTTGTTTTTTAAAGTATTTTATTTTTTCATTAAATGATTTAGTAGATAAATCATCGACTAATTGATTATTTCCAAATAATTCATTATAAATCTTATTACGGAAATCTCTTACTAATTTAATATCAGTATATACTAATGACTCATCAGAAGTTTTATTATAAGTAGATTCAACATATTGACTGCTTGGTCCAGCACGTTCATATTCATTATTTTCATCTAAAATATCAAAATTTACATTATCTTCTAATTTAGAATCAACAATATTTTTAACATATTTCTTTTTAATTTGATAAAATTCAGCAATATCTTTCTTTTTAAGAATACCATAACGTCTATTGATTTCAGCAACTAAATCTAATACAACAGTTCTTACTAATTTATCTTTTGGAGTTGATTTATAATTAGAATAAATTCTATTAACTTCTCTAATAATATCTTTCATATTAGATAAACTATAAATTCCATCTTTAATATATTTAGATTCATCAAAAATACATTGAATTAAACCACTCCAAACAGTTCCTAATTCTGGAATATAAGCAATAACTTCAACTTCACTATCTTTATCTTCATTATTTTTATATTTTTGATTACCATCTTCAAAAATATGTTTATAAAACTCAACTAATAATGGTAAACGAATATATAATTCAAGAGCATCTGGGATAATTTCAGTATCTGATGCTCCAATAATCATTCTTACTGGATTAGTCATAATATGTGCTAAAGTATCAGGAGTATGTAATAAAGTATGAGTATCAACTACAGTAAATATTTTACCAACCATCGCTTTAAGAGCTAAAATAAAATAACGATCATCTATAATAAAAATATCTTTTTTAAGACGATTTAAAAAATCATCAACATTTTTTGGAATTGGTCTATTTGCATTTACTAAATTAGTTAATTTATCTTCAACTTCTCTATAAATATCTAAAGGTAATACAATTGTAGTAAATAAAATATTAAAGAAAGAACCAAAATCACCATTTTCTGGTTCATAATTTGATTTTGAGACTGTGTCTTCATTTAATTTATTTTTATTACCACCAGCTGTTGCATATCCCATAGTAAATGCACTTACCCAAATATATTTAACTAAGTATTTATAAATCATATTTGGAGAAATATGTAATTTATCAGTTAAATTAATATTACCATATTTTTCACCTAAATGAATAAACATAGATAAAATATTTTTTAAAACTGCAATTGAATCAATACATTTTTTAGTTTTTTCAAAGGCATCTTTAATTTTATTTTGTGCAAGTGGTGAATTTTGGATAAGAGGTGGGATATTTAAATCTTTTAATAAATTGGCTGGTAATGCGTCATTTATTGCATTAGTTTGATCAATATGACTATCTAATAAATCAATTACATTATCAACTGATTTTTTAGTAAACCATTTAGCAATAATATTAGTTTGTTCTAACATTTGATTTAAATCCATAACAGCTTCTGGATGTGCTGATAAATTTTCAGTAAAATGCATTAAGTATAAATCAATCGCTTCTAAAGATTTATATAAACCTTCTTTTGCTTCAAATTGAAGTTTATAAATAGTTTCAACTAAACCTCTTGGTAAATGATTAGGAGTACCTGCTGGATTAATTTTATTATGTTCTTCTAATAATCTACCACGACCTCTTTGTTTATCATTTAATCTATCAACATTTTCAACATATTCTCTTTTTAATTCAGTTAATTTAAGACCAATTGATTTACCTAAGAGTTTATCATAATCTTCTTGATAAACTTTTTGTTCTTTATTCATACGATGTAAATTTTCTTTAATAGTTGCTACTTTAGAATAAAAAGATAATTTTTTAATACTATCTTTAATTAATTTAATATTATTCATAGAAAATGATTGTTCAACTAATTTATCAGTCCACATAAAATCACTTGAACCAGTTTTTTGTTCTTCTGATTTTTTTAAACCTAAAACAGTATCAGACATAGTATCAATAGTTTCTTTTAAATGTTTTAATTGAGAAGTAATATCAGAAAATACTTTATAATTATTTAATTTAGAACTAGAAACAATAATTTTATCTAAACTATCAGTAAAACGAGATTTTAATTCTTTTCCAGCAACTGTAGTATCTAATCCAATTAATGAATAAAATATTTTTTCATTATTTAAATCTTCATTAAATCCTTTAAAGATATTTACAAAATCTTTTAAATCTTCATCATAACTTATTTCAGAACCTACTTTAGTAGTTAATAATTCAATTAAAGTAGCTAAATCTTTAAAATTGCGATTAACTTGATTCATAAATGATTTATATAATTCTTTCATAGTTTTTTCATAAGTAGTAATACGTTTAGATAAACTGGATTTTAATCTAGTTTTAACTTGTCTTCCAATTTCTTTTTCATATACACCGCCCTTTTTATTCATTTCACTATCAGATTCACTATCAGATGAACTACTAGAGCTACTAGAGCTACTAGAGCTACTAGAGCTACTAGAATTTTCTTTAGCAGCACTTACATTACCTAATGCTTTAACAATTTCATCATGAGATGCTTGAGAATTTTTAAGTACATTCATAGCTTCCAATAATTTTTCTAAATCAATATTAAGATTTTTTTTATTAAATTTTTCAAATACCTTATATAATTCATTATATAATTCTTCAAAATTTTTAATATTTTTATATTCATTAATTGAAATCTTTAAATTTTGAAGAGCTTCTTTAACTTTACTTGCTGTAAGTTTAACATCGGACATATTAGTAAATACTAATGCTAATCGATCACTAGCAGTTTCATCACCGTAAGTTACTCCTAAAGTTTCAGCTAAAGTAGTAAAATCGGTATTTTTTTTAAGTAAATCTAATAAATCTTTTTGAGTTGGTTTAATATGCATTTTTAAAATATTTTGTAAAATTCCTAATTGTTTATCAAATTCAGTAAAAACTTTATCTTCAACTTGTTTAATAGAATTTTTATTAATACTTTGAGAAGAATCATTACTACATATTTCATATAATTTATTAAATCCTTGTTTTAACATTTCTTTTAATGCATCTAAATTTTGAATTTTTTGTTGTACTAAATTAGATAAATTAACATATTCATTATTAGCATTATTTAATCTTTTATTCATAGATTTTAATACTTTAACTTCTTTAGAACCAGTAATTCCAGCACCTGTAATATCAGTTATACCACCTATAACATTTTCACTAGAAGCATAAATATTATTTAATTTTTCAACTAAACCAGCATGTACATTATTATCTGCAACAAAAGTACCACCTCCTTGAATAGAAAATCCACTTTCAGCATTTCCAGATATATTAGTTTCTGGATTATATCCGCCATTAAATATAGTAGATAATTCAGTTAAAATTCCTGCAACTTTTTCATTTTGACCTTCTATCGAATCAATAGTAACTGCTTCAATATTACCAAACATTTTAATAAAATATTTTTAAATTTCTTATATATACTCTGCTAATATATAAATAATAAATATAATAATTTTAATTATTAATTGTAAAAAAATAATTATATAATTAATTATTTTTTTTTATAAAAAAAAATATTTTACATTAATTACAATAAAATTTTATTTTATAATAGTAAATATTAATAAAAAATATTATTATTAAGATATTAAAAATTAAAATAATAAGTCAAGAGAATAAATATTTTTTTATTAAAATAAAATAAATAAATATTTATAGTAAATATTTCTTTTTATTATAAATATTTAATATATCAAAATTATTTAATAAAATTTTAATAAAAATTATAATTTTATATAATATAAACATATAAAATATTAAATAATTTTGAGATATTTAAATAAATATTTTGAAAATGAGTAAAAAATACTGTAATTTATATTCATTTGTTAATAGTAATAATTCTAAATTAATTTCTATTATTGATGATTTATGCGCTGAAGGTTTATTTAAAGGGAAAGGTGAAAAAACATTTTTAAATCCAAATGCAAAATTAGTTGATGAATTAGAAAATGATATTAACAAAGGTAATTCTGATGAAGCATTACAAAAATTAAAAAGTTTATTTTTAGAAGGTCATCATAGTGGATTAGGTAAAAAAATGTATATTACATTCAATCATAAAGAGATTGATGGGAGTAAAATAGAAACTCAACCTTCTAAAAAATATGTTAAATGGAATGAAGAATCAAAAATAAATGTATTAGATTTAGTATCTAGTTCATTTCCAGAAGAAGGAAAAGTTGTAGAATCTGCTAAAAAATCTAAATCAGGTTCTAGTGAAATTAAAGGTAGTAAAGAATTAGCTTTACGTGTTGAAGTAACAAATGAATTAATTAATAAATATATGGCTGATGAAGAAAGTAAAGATTTTGCATATGCAGTAAATTCATTATTATTATTTATTAAAGAAAAAGATAAAAAAATATTTGAGAAAGTACATAAATTATTAGATCCTAATTTAGTTGTTAGTTGGTATATTATGGTTCAACCAACTAGTAAAACAAGTAATAAACATATTCCTGATAGTTTATTTTCTAAATGGGCTACTAAAAAATATAAATTACCAATTAAAAGTGTTGAATTAATTAAAGAATTAATTTCATCTAATAATTATGATAATAAAGATTTAAAAGCTATTATTGAAAAAAGAAAAGGTATTAATGGTGTAGGTTTAAAAGATACTATTCAAGACGTTATTAAAGCTTATAATAATAATTATAGTAAATTATTAGAAGATGAATTACGTTTTAGATTTTCGGATTTAGAAGAATTTGATCAAGAATCTATTATGAATTTAAATTTAGTAGATTGGGATTCTCCACGTAAAAGTTTAGTATTATTTGATAATATTCCAAAATCTAATCTTTTACAAAGTGAAGTACATAAAGTAATTACTCAATTTATTAAATCTAATGCATTTTTATATACTCCTTATAATGATGATATTATGCAAAAAATAAAAAATACTATTAGTGGAGCAGGAAGTGCAAATAAAAGTGCTTTATATATCTGTGGTGGCAATTTAAGAGATGAACTTAAAAATTTATCATGTGGTGGTTTAGAATTTAGTTTACAAGAATTTGTTGGTGGTTTATCTACTGAACAAATTGAAGAATTAAAATCCTATTTATAAAAAAATAAAATATATATTAAAAAATTTAATATTTTTTTTAATTATTAATTTGAGAATATAATAAAGAATCATAATTAACATTAGTAATTAAAATTCTTCTACAACAATATCTATTAATATGTAATAATTCAAAAATATCTTGTAATTTAATATTAACTAAACTATCAATTTCTATTTGAGATGGATTATAATCATCTTTATATATTTTTTTTAATTCTTCTTCATATATATGATTTTTTAGCAACTCATAAATATCTACATATTCTCCTAATGAATTATTACATGTGGGACATTTAATAATAGGATACATTATTAAATATTTAGTAATTTATTATTAATTGAATTCTAGTAAATAATTATTATAGACTATATTAAAATATATTCAATTTTAAATTTATTATTATTAACCTAAAAAAAAATTGAATTTGCAATTTAAGATAATTATATAATAAGTAATATAATAGATTTATTTTAAAATAATTAATCAACTATGAATCAATCAATTCTGTACCCTGAAGATGTTATTAATGCTTATAAAACTCATGGAGATAATTTTATCAACATTGATTTTTCAACTATTAAAGAAAATCAAGCAAAAACAGTTAAATATTGCCAATTAAAAATTAAAAAAGAAAATGGACAAGAAGTTATTCCAATTATCAAATTAATTAATTTAACAGTAGCAGGTAAAATTAAATCACCAAATGAAAGAGAATTTGAACAATTAAAAGTAGCATTAAGAAAAGATGATTTAAATAATCCAGAATCAAAATTTGGAGAAGCTATGGAACTTATTTGTAATGTATTTACAAAAAAAGTAAAAGAAATGAAAACAAATGGTTTAATTAATGATGATGAAGATGATGATGAAAATAATTCAAATGTAATTATTGTGCCTAATTGTAAACCACAAACACCTCTTCAAAAAAAAGCAAAAAATAAAGAAAATGTTAATATTAATTTAGATAATCCAATGATTTGGCTTGGTTTAAATTTTAAACGTTATAATGCTGAAGAAGAAAAACAATTAGAAATTCTTGACGGCCTTACATATAAAAGAGATAATAAACCATTTTATATTAAAGATTTTGATCTTAATATTTATGATTTAGAAAATATTGTTAATAGAAAACCACAGTTAGCAACTGATAATGGATTAATGAATAATTCAAATGTGCATAAATTTATTACAGTAAATAGTTTAATTTCTGGTACTGTATATATGCAAGTGGTTATGTCAAAACAATCATTTAATCTAAATACTAAATTATCAAGAAATCTTTATGTTAAATCTAATAAAAGTAATATGTCAAGTAATAATCATATTTTTGATGATTCTGAATTTGAAATGATGATTGGAAAATCAAAAACTCAACAAAATTCAACACCTAATAATACTGAAGAAGATGATGAAGATGTAGAAATTGAGTATGTTGAAGAAACAGATGAAGAATCTGATGATTTAGATAAAAAATTAGATAATTTACAATTTAAATAATTGTTATAATATATATTTTATATATTACATTATTTACATATTTTTATATATACTTATATTTAAAAAATTAAAATATTAACTTCACTAGCACCTTTTATATTTTTTTTATTATTATTTTCTACAAATATAAAATTTTTGATGTATTCTAATTCTATTTCTTTTTTGGTATCTATAATATTATCTTTAAGTTTAGAATTTAAATTATAAGGATAATTATTAATATGGTAAATAGAATTTAATTTATCATAAATTTGAATATATTTTTCTAACATTTTTATATATATTTAAAATTGAATAAAAGTATTGATTAATATATAAAGAAGTTTATAAAATAGAAATAATGTATAAGACTTTAGATATATATATTATTGATAATATTATATCTTATTTAAATATTAATAGTAAACTACTTATTAATAAAAAATATTATAATATTGCCAAATTAGAACTTAACGATAATGTAAATAAATTAATTAAATTTTACAAATATCATAAATTAAGATTACAAATTCAATTTGAATGTGAAAATTATAATACAATTTCTTTTATACATAATTATTATATTTTATTTTATCCTAATCAATTTAAAATTAATTTAATGTATAATTCATTAATTTATTTAAATACAACTAATAGAATATATATTAAACATTTATATTATTCTTCTAAAAATAATCCTAATATTATTAATTATAATTTTAAAATATTTATTAAATTATTAAATATGAATGAATTATATTATTTAGGTTGGTAAATATAATTTAATTATATTTTTTTTGATTTTATGATTAAAATTAATTTAATTATATATTATATAAATTAATATAAGAAAAATATAGTTAATAGTTAAATGTCTTATATTAATTTAGAAGAATTATATTTTGAAGAAGATCTAAATAATAGAAAAGAATTTTTAGAAAATGAATATTTTGATCAATCTAAAAAATTAAATACAAAAATTGATAATTTACAAAGAATTAATAATAAATTAATATTAAATAATTATCAATTATTTATTACAAATTTTATTAATCCAAATACTAATTATGATAGATTATTATTAGTACATTCAACGGGAGTTGGAAAAACAATTACATCTTTATCAACAGCATTAAATTTTATTAATATTTATAAACAAGAAAAATTAATAAATAATAAAGATATTACAGGAATGGTTTATATTATAGGGTTTACAAAAAATGTATTTAAAAAAGAACTATTTAGTCGTGCAGAATTTGGAATAGTAAATAATGATGAAATACAGGAGTTAGATCAATTAAAAAAAGATATTTTAAAATATAATTATGAAAAAGATATTTTAAAACTTAAAGAATTAAAATCAAAATATAGTGCTAGATTAAAATCAAAAAAAGGTAATGGATTTTTTGATTTTATTGGATATAAAGAATTAGTAAATAAATTATTAATTAAAAATCAAATTGAATATGATATCCAATTAGGTAATATTAAATCAGATAAAGAATTAAATTATTTAATTGATCAAGGTATTATTAAAATTAATTATGAATTCTTAGATCAATTTAAAAAATCTTTAATTATCTGCGATGAAATACATAATGTATATAATTCATTAGAAACTAATAATTGGGGTCTTTGTTTAAATATTATCTTTAATTATTATAAATCTAATAATATGATTAGAGTATTATTTTTATCAGCAACACCAATTAATAATAAACCAATTGAAATAATTAGTTTACTTAAATTATTAAATAGTAATTTAGATATTAATAAAAATGATATATTTGATTCTAATAATAATATCAAAAAAAATGGTTATAATATTATTAAAAAATATATTCAAGGTAAAATATCATTTTTAAAAGACATGGATATTGAATCCTATCCATCAAAAGAAATTCATGGAGAATATATTAATAAAATACCTTATTTAAAATTTATAAAATGTCCAATGACTGATTTACATTTTAAAACTTATGAATATGAATCAAATAATTATATATTAAAACATAATAAAAAAATAAAAGGAAAAAAAGAACTTAATAATGAAGACTTAGATAATATTGATAATGAAGAATCTAATGAAGAATCTAATGAAGAATCTAATGAAGAATCTAATGAAGAATCTAATATTAATTTAGAAGAAATTGAAGATATAAAAACTATTACTTCATCTTTAAGTAAATTTCCTATTAATTTAGAATTAGAAAATAGATATTTAAATGATATTATATTTCCTCATCCTAATAAAAAAATTGGTTTATATTTAAAAAATGATATAATTAAAGAAATTACAAATGCAAATATAGAATGGAAAGAAAAATATGATATACATTTAATTACTCAAAATAAATTGTTAAAAAATACAATAACTGGAAATATATTACTTGAAGAAAATATTAAAAAATATTCAACTAAATATTATAAAATGTTACAAATAATTAAGGATATTATAAAAAATAATAAAGGTAAAATTTTTATTTATCATAATTTTGTTCAAGTTTCTGGTATTAACTTAATATCAGAAATACTTAAAATTAATGGTTTTATCGATAATACAGAAACACCAACTAAATATTCAAAATGTAATATTTGTTATGATACTAAAGAAAATCATGAAAAAAATAAAATATTAAATCATGAATTTCGACCCATTAGATTTATAACAATTAGTAGTTTAATTAATAAAAATATAATTGATAAAGAATTAGATAATTTTAATTTATCTAATAATATTAATGGAGAAGAAATTAGAATTATATTAGGATCAAAAGCTATTAAAGAATCATATAATTTAAAAGAAATACAAAATTTACTTATCTTACACCAACCAGATAATATTTCAACATTAATTCAAATATTTGGTAGAGCTATTCGTAAAAATTCTCATATTCTTTTACCTATAGAAAAAAGAAAAGTAAATATTTATATTTTAGTATCAACAATTCCTGAACATATACAAAAAAAATATAAAGAATATATTTACTCTTATGAAGAAATGAAATATAAATATAAATTACAAATTTATCAAATTATTAAAAATATTACAAATATTTTTATTGAAAATGCAATAGATAGAAATATTAATTATAATATAAATTTTCCAGAATATCAATATATTAATGCAGATACTAATGATTTATATTATTTAGATAAATTATCTAAAAAAGAATTAATTAAGATTAATTATAATAATATTAATTTATCGACATTTCAAAGTTATTATTATCAAGAAGAAATAAATTATTGTAAATATTTAATTAAAAGATTATTTATAGAATATTCAAAAGTATGGAAGTATAATGATTTAGTTACTCATATAAGAAATCCATTTTTTAAAACAAATAAAAATACTAAATATATTTCAGAATATTCAATTATAATAGCATTAGATTTTTTATTATTTGAAAAAAATAATATTAATTATATATATAATAAAGATTTATTATTACAGTCTAAAATATCTAACTTATTAATAGATAATTTATATAATTCTAATGAAAAATATATAATAGATTTAAATAATAAAATAAATATTATTATTTATATTGATGAATATTATATTTTAATTCCATATAATAAAGACAATACTAATTCATCTAATTTACTTTCTAATTATGAAATTGATTATGAAATTATTTATCAAAATAATGATTATATTTCAGAACAAAAAATAAATTTAGATAAATTATTAGATGAAGATTTAGAAATTAATAATTATGATAATATAAAAAAATATTTTATAAATAAATATGAAAATATTAATATAAATAATTTATTAGATATTATTTCTGAATTTGATTATAAATTTCATTTACAATTTATAGAAGAATTAATTGAATATTTCTTCAATTTGTATACTAATATTAATTATCAAACACATATTTATCATGATTTTTATTTAAAAGTTTTATATTTTTATAATAAATTTAATATTATTATATTTGCTAATAAACTTGATAAAGATTTAGAAGAAATATATGGATCATATATTATTCCAACAAATTTAATGAATTTTACAATATCTGATGATAATAATGAAAATTATAATTATAATAATTTAGTAAATTCTTTAACTAATTTATCTGAAAGTTTAGATAATATGACTAAAACTAATTTAAATATTCAAAATCAAATATATTTTAATTTTTATAATAAAGCAATTAATGAAACTAATAATTATTTATCTAAAAAAAATAAACAATTAAAAATTTTTGATTATTTATTGCCTATTGGTCATATATTTGAAGATAAAGTAAAATTTTTCCATCCATCTAAATATTGGTTTAATAAATTAGATTATAATAAACTAAATATAAAATATAAAGATAATGAAATTATAATAGGATATTTAGAAAAATCTAATATTGGATTTGATATTAATTTTAAACTTAGAGAATCAAATATTAAAAATAAAAAAATTAAAGATTTAAGATCATTTGCTAGTGGTTTAAATTGTTTTAATAAAGATAAATCTGATTTAATTAATATATGTAAAAAATTAAATATTAATTTAGAAAATATAAAATTAAGAAAAAATATTTTATGTGACTTAATTAAATTTGAATTAATTAAACGCGAATTAAATGAAAGAAAAAATATGTCAAATATTAAATATTTTTATTTTTATTGGGAAATACAATAAATTAATTAGAATATAAAAAATTATCATAAAATTTATTAAAAGCATTATCACAATTAATTAAATAATGATGTCCTAAACTATAGATATTTTTTAAATAAATAAAATCATTTATACTACTATAATTTATAAATTTATTTCCTAATTTTAATAAATTTAATTCATATAACATAGTTTCTTTGGGGACTCCAGAAATGCTTATTGAATAAATAAATTTAGGATTATTTAATGTTAATAATCCACTATTTATATTAAGACTAGTTATTAATTTATTAATATTAATAACAATATCATTTAATTTAGTATGAATATTATTAATTTTAATTCCATACATATTTGTATTTTTAATAATAAAGTCTGGATTATTTAGAGAATATTTATTTGTGTAAATTAACTTATTTTCATTAAATGATGGATAAATAGTACTATCTAAATATAAAAATATTTTAATAATTTTATTTTCTAATGAATGAAAAGTATTTAATTTATTTGGTAAAGTACAAGTAGTTAAAGAAAATTCTGGAGGATATATAATTCCTATATTCCAATTTAATTCATTATTATAATTTTTTAATAATGATTCATCAATCCAATCAATTAAAATATTATTAAATTGTTGAAAATGAAATTTATAATCAATATCTATTACTTTAAGATTAATTATAATATATTTAGAATGTAAATTATTATTTAAATACATAATTTTTTATTAAAATTTTTATGATATATTATCTATATTGTATATATTATTATATTCTTATTTTTTATATTTATAAGTTTTATTATTAATAATAGATAAGATAGTATTTAATTTCAAATTTAAATTATTATCATTAAATATAGATGTTTCTTTACTATGAGTTGATGTAGAATAATATAATGAATCATCATATGTTAAATCATTTAATGAATCATCATACAAAATCCAATAATATTTATTATTTTCTTTAATTTTTTTAAAAATTTGATTATCAAATAAATTATGTTTTTGATTATAATATATATCACTATGTTTTAACAAATGAATTTTTTTTAATTCATAAATAAATGTATTTTTATTTACTCCAGATACACCTATACTTTTAATATTTAAATTATCTAAATCTGGAGTTAAACAATTATTAGAAATTATATTTAAATTTGTTAAAATTTTATTTTCTTTATTATCAATTTTATTTTCTTCTTGATTAATTTCATCAGTATTAAGTTCATCAGTATTAATCTCATCAGTATTAATCTCATCAGTATTAATATCATCAGTATTAATCTCATCAGTAAATTTAAATTGAGAATCTAATGTTTTATTAATAATATTACAATCTAAAAAATCAACTTCAATTATATTAAAATGATTCTCAATAATATTATTAGTAGTTAACTCATTATTTGAATAATTACTTTTAGTTGAGTCTAAATTATTTTTAATAGTATTAAATTCTTTTTCTATTATTATTTTTAATTCATTAATATTAAAATATTTACATAATTCTAATATATTAATATCATTTTTATTATAAAATTCAAATGCATTAGTTAAATAAATTAAATTTTGTTGATCCATATTTGGATAATTATATTTATTAATAAATATAAATACTCTAATAATTTTATAATTTAAATTATTAATATAAAATACCCAGTTATATATACAATTGTATTTATCTAATATAATTTTTAACCATTCACAAATAATATTATAATATATTTTTTTATATTGAATAGTATGATTATCATCAAAATTTAATATAAAATTAATAATAAGAAATTCACTATTTATATTATTTTGTAATAATTCAATCATATTTATAAAAAGATATATAAATTATAGAAATTAATTTTTAAATCATTTTTTGAATTTTATCTATAATTAAATTATCATATACTAACTTATAACCATTTAAATTATTATCATATTTAAATACATTTAATTTATTTTCTTTATTAGTATAATAATATTTATCTCCATTAATTATTATTTCTTTTGCTATAATTTTAGATGACCTAATACAATTATTAGATAATTCCATATCCTTATGTATATCAGGATAATATAATTGTTTATTATTATTAATGCAATCAAAGCAATTATAATTTTTATTTTCTTTATTAAAAAATTTACATTCTATTGAAGTAGAAGCAATAGATTTTAAAAATATTTGTATTAATTCTTGATTTTTAATAGCATTTTTAAATATATTAATATCTGTTGTATATTCTATTTTAGTTTCTTTATTTTTATTTTTTTGAACTTTAATATTTTCCTTTAATTTTAATTTTTCTTTTTTTAAATAATCTTTATTATAATCTGATAAATATATATAAGTTTGCACATTTCGATCTTCTAATTTTAATAATTCATGTGATTTATATCTTACAGCTCTTGCAATAATTTGTTCTATTAAACTATAATTCCAATATGGTTCCATAATATGAACAGATCTAATATTTTTTAAATCTAATCCTTCAGCACCTGATTTAGAAATTAATAATATAGAAATGATATCTCCAGTTTTATTTTCAGATGAATTAATTAATTTTATAATATTCTCTCTTTCTTCTGCTGTTTGTTGGCCTGAAAATACAGCATATTTTAAATTATTATTATTAGTATTATTTAAATAATTAGTATAACCATTTAATTCTAAAATTTTGGTAAATGGTATTAATCCAGATTCTAAAAAATTACTATAAACTAAATTTATTTGATTTAAATGATTATTTTTTATATTATTATAAATTGATACAAGTTTAGGACTATATTTTTCAAAATTATATAATGTTAATTCAATTGTATCTGGTATTAAAATATTAGAAAGTTGTCTAGATTTAATTCTATAACTAGTAGATATTACATTTTTTTCTTTAACTATAGAAGAACCTTTTATTCCACCAAATCTAGTATTCTCTTTTTTTTCTATATCTCTGGCTTTAGAATATTCAATATTTTGAATTAAAGACATTTCAATAATTTCTATTTTAATAGGTAATCTATCTGGATAATTTTCTTTTTTTTTTATAGTCTTAATATTATTTTTAATACTATCTAATATTTCTGTATACATATCTCCATAATATGAAACTAATCCAAAAATTCTATTTTGAAATTTTAATTCATTTTTAATAGAGTTATTAGATTGATCAATAAAATATTTTTGAAAATCATTATAATACTCTGGAAGAATTGTATAATAATCTTTATTTTTTTTTGATATTTCCATAGTATTAGAATATATTTTACCATATAACATATTAAATGCAACTGATATTTCAAATGGATTATTAATTATAGGAGTACCTGTTAAAAATAATAATTTTATTTTTTTAGTATTCATTATTAAATCATAAAATTCATTAGCTATTTTAGAACCATTTACAATAGAATTAAATAAATTATGAGCTTCATCAATAATAATAATTTTATTTTCTAAACTAATTTTATTATCTTTATATTTATCTAATATATTAGTTAATTTATCATCTAATGATGAAATCATATTTTTTGAATTACTAGTTACAAATTTGTATTGATTAATAATATTTTCTATATCTAAATTAGAAATATTATTATTAATAAGTTTATTATACTTTTCAATTTCTTTCTTATAATTTGCTTGTAATGATTTTGAAGATAATATAATTAAATCTTTTCCCATTTTTCTAAACTCTTCTGCTATAGAAATTGATGTTAAAGTTTTACCACTACCTACTGAATGATATAGTAATATGCCTCTAGCATCTGTAAATACTAAATAATTATAAATATATTTTTGATAATCAAATAAAGATTTATTAATATTTTCTTCATTTTTATTGTATAATTCTTCTAAAATATTAGTTAATTCTGAAGGAAAATTTGTATTATTTTTATTTAAATTAATATAAGAATTAATATTATTCATATTTTTAACAATTAATATTATTATATAATATATTAATATTATTATAATTATTAAAATATTAGAATTTAAAAAAATCTAATAATTAAATTTATAATGTCTAATAATTCAATATGTTCTTTAAATCAAAATAAATTTAATTGTTTACCTAATGAATCATTACAAATTATATCAGAAATTGTTATTCCAGAACAAAATAAAGATAATTTAAATAATACAGATTTAATAGAAACTTTATCTAATCAATTGCAATGCAATACTAAACATTCAATACAAGAAAAAGAATTATGTGTCTTACAAAAATTAAAAAAAGATAATACTAATAATGAATTAGGAGATGCTATTGAAAAACAAATTATTAAATATTATAAACCAAAAGTAAGTAGATTAGATGGAAATTATTGGTTAAATAATACTGAAATAGATAATATTCAATTTCAATTACAAACAAAATTTAATGGTTATTATTATTCATATATTCATATGATAGATTTAATAATGTTTGAACCACAAAATAAAAATATTTTATTAAATAATAAGAAAATTTATAATATTAAAGATATTAATTTTATTGATGAATTAAAAAATTTAAATAATAAATTAACCTATAATAATAAATTAAAATATTATGGAATTGTTTGTAATACAGATTTATCAACAAATAGCGGTATTCATTGGTTTAGTATATTTATAGATTTTACTAAAGATCCCATAACAATTGAATATTTTAATTCATCTGGATATTCTTTATTAAAAGGTTCTCATATGAGAGAAAGAGAAGAATTTTTAAAATTCTTTTTAAATTTAGCTGATGAATTATCAAATAAAATAAGACATGCAAAATTTATTCAAGTTACTAATATTGAACACCAACGTTCAGATACCGCCAATTGTGGAAGTTATAGTTTATATTATATTTGGTCTAGATTAAATGGCATTCCATACACTAAATTTAAAGATACAAAAATTACTGATGAAATGATGGAAGAATTTAGAAAAGTATTATGGAGAAAAGAATAAAAATTTGAATTTATAATTTAATATATTTTAATAATATTATAATTAATATCATGTGTATAATATGTAATAATAATTATAATCAAGATTTAAAAATTCTTGATTGTAATGAATGTAAAAATATTAAATCAATTCCAAAATCATTAAAAAAATTACAATATTTAAATTGTTCTAATACTAATATTAAACAGTTACCAATGTCATTATATAATTTAAAATATTTAAATATTACTAATTGTATTAAAATTAATTATATTCCACAAAGTTATAATAAATTAGAAAAATTAATATGTAAAAATACTAATATTAAATACTTAAATCCTAATTTATATAAATTAAGATATTTAGATTGTAGTAATACAAATATTTGTAAACTATCTCATAAATATTATAAATTAATAACATTAAAATGTGGAAATTGTAATATTACAACTTTACCACATACATATAAAAATTTAATAACTTTAGAATGTAATAATAATAAACTATTTTATATTCCAAATAATTATTCTAATCTTTTATATTTAATATGTAATGATAATAATTTAATTTATCTTTCATATAAATTAAATAAACTTCAATATCTAAATATATCTAATAATAAAATTAAGGAGTTATCATATTTATATACAAATTTAACACATTTAAATATTAGTAATACTCGTATTAAATTTATTCCTATAACTTATAAAAAATTAAAACTATTAAAATGTTATAAAACTAAGATTTTTACATTTCCTTTAGAATTATCAAATATTAGAGAAATTTATCCTAAAAGACTTGAAAAATTTCATATTAATTTTTATATTAAATATATACATACTCAAAGTTTACCTAATCAAATTATAGAATATATTAATAATAAACATGGATGTTGTAGTATATGTTTAGATGATTTAGTTTTAAATAAAAAAGATAATATTAGTATTATTAAAAAATGCGATCATTATTTTCATAAATCATGTTTATTTGAATGGTTACATAAATCATTAGTATGTCCAAACTGTAGAACAAAGATTACATAAATATTTATTTATTCTTTTATTAAAAATATTTAATTATATAAATATGTATTATTAATGATTTATCATAAACAGTATTTAAATAATAGAATGTTTCAAATTAATAATTTAATTATTCATAATCGTAATAATATTTTAGAAGCAAAAAAATATTATAATGATGATATCATATATTATAGATCTAATATTAAATATATACCTAAAACTAGTAAATATCGTAAATTTAATAAATATTACAAACAAAAAAATTGGTATATTATGACTTCATTACTTAATTTTTTTAAATATCAGAAATCATAATTAAACAGCCATTTTAAAATTATATTTTTGATAACAATTATATAATAATATTTTAAAATGTTCATATTTAAAATCATGAATATTTTTAATTTTTTTTTCTGGGTCATCTATATGAAAAATAGGGAAATTATATGGTGTATTTTTTAATAATTTTCTAGTTTCTTCAATATGATTATTATATATATGAATATCTCCAATATTATGAATTAACTTTCCTGGTTTATATCCTGTAATATGACATAACATAAATGTTAAAATAGCCGCACTTACTATATTAAAATCAGCAGCTAATACAAAATCAGAACTCCTTTGATAAAAACTACAAGATAATTCATTATTATTAGTATTAATATGAAATTGATATAAAATATGACAATTATGAACAGCTATATTTTGAACAATATAAGAATTATCATCGGCTACTTCAAAATTATAAACATCAATTCTTTTATTTTCAATTTCTATTTTATCAATTTCAAAATACATATAATTTTCATCTATTAAATTAGTATTATTAATTATCTGTAATTCATATTTATATCGAGGATATTTATTATTTACATTATTAGTTTTAATAGATAAATATATATTTAATTTAGAATATAATCTTTGTAATGATAATGCTAATTTATATGATAAAATTTTATAATTAATAGAATTATTATTATTAATAGAATTATTATTATTAATTAATGATTCTTCTGTATAATTTAATGAAGTATTAATACCTAATAAAAATTCACTAATATATAATTTTGGTAAATTTTGAATCCATTCTGGAATAGATTTATTATATACTTTATTACCAAATTCTTTTAAGATAGTAAACCATTCAATATTATTAATATTATATAAACTATACTTAATATTTTCTTTATATAAACTTAAATGTAAATGAAGATTAAATCTATCATATAAATGAGAATGTTTCTGAGAAATATATAAATAATAATTATTATTAAATGAAATATAACTATTATGAATACAATATCCTAATATAAAACATTGATCTAATGAAATTTCTTTATATTGATAATTTAAATTAAGTTTATATAATTCATTAATTTTATTAATAGGTAAACATAGTAAATGTTTATTAATATTTAAATTTTCTGCATTACACCAATATGGATTTTTAGATAAATTATTATTTTCATTATTTTTTTCAATTACATAAAATGGATGTTCTTTAGTTGTTTTTATACTTTTATTATTATGTGTACATGATATTTTATAAATATTATCATCATATATTTTATATTGAATATTATTAATTGGTTTCCAATTACCTTTATGAGTATAAACTAAATCATTTAATTTAATATTTTGAATATATTCATAACCATTTTTTGTTAATACTAATGTATTTTTTAAAAAACAACTTGGTAATGCAACTTTATCTAAATCTGATGGGTTCCAATAACTAAATAATATTCTACGTGATGTCGGATCATTTTTAATTAAATTGATAACATAATTTAATTGATCGAATCCTTGATTTATATAATTTGTTTTAGCATCTATATAATTAGCTCCAAAATGTCTCAGTTGAAAAGAATACCCAGCACCCATGTCTCCTTCTTCTAAATGATTTAAATTACGTGAATCTAAAAATTCTCTTGAAGTGTTGCCTTTCCAAATATTTACCTTTTTATTTTCTAATACTTTAGTATCTGTATTTCCAGATAAAAAGAATAATAATTCTTCAATAATACCTCTATAAAACATTTTACGATGAGTAAATAAAGGCAATCGATAATTTCGTATATTATATTTAAAACTTTTTCCAAATAATGAAATTGTACCAACCTTAGTTCTATCAATTTTGTAAATTCCTTTTAATAAAATTTTATTAATTGTTTCTAAATATTTATTTTCTTCTTTATTAAAATATTTATAATAATAAAATTGAAGTTTATCTTTATTAATAGAGTATGAATTTTTATCATAATCATATTCAGAATATGATTCTACTAATTTAAAATATTTTAAATACGAATCTGGAAAATATTTATTACATGTAAAAGATTTATTACAAATTTTTGTTAAATAAATATCATTAATAATATGTAAATCTAAAAATTGTTTATATATACTTTCACCTCCTATTATCCATGCAATATTAATTTTATCTTTATTAGAATCTAAATAATATAAAATTGATAAAATATTGTCAAAACATAAAATATTGTCATATTGTAAATTTAATTTTTTTGTTGTTAAAATAATATTTAATCTATTTTTTAAAGGTCTATGGCATTCTGGAATAGATATATAAGTATTATAACCCATAATTACAATATTTAATAAATTATTAGCATTTTGAGAAGTTGTTAATTTTTTAAAAATTCTTAAATCTTTTGGATAATACCATGGAATAGTATTACTATTACCAATTCCATATTGATTATCAACACAAACAATTAAATTAATTTTCATTATAATACTTGGTATTTATATAATAAATATTAGTTCAATTTTAAAATTGAATTAGAAAATTAATATATGTATATATAAAAATGAATTCTAATGATACTTTTATTGATGAAATATTAAATGATTCATTTAAAGAAAATAATTTAAATAATAATAAAAATGAAACTAATAATGATAATTTTAATTTAAAAAAGTATACATTATTAGTTTTTAGTGATGGGGCTCATGAAAGAGTTAAAAATCGTTCAACTTTTGGTATATATATTACATGTAAAAATAAAGAATGTAATTATTATAAATTTAATGAAACTAAAATTATTAAGAAAATAACAAAAGATAATTTATTATTTAATATAGAAAATAATAAAATAATTTATCATAGTTTGTTTTATAATAAAACTAATGAAAAATGTAATAATGAGAATTGTAAATATTTTGCAACATATAATAAAAATAATATTAAATATTGTAAAATGCATAATATTAATAATTTAGATCCAAATATACAATTTTTTAATTATGATCCAACAAATATTAGAGCAGAAGGTTTAGGTATTTTATATAGTTTAATTTATATTAAAACTATTATGATTGATAATATAAATTGTAAAGATCAGATTTTAATAGATTTAAATGAGATTAATTTAGATCATAAATTAATATTTAAAGAATATCATCCTAAACAATTAATATTAAATAAAAATATTAAAATTACATATAATTTAATTATTACTGATAGTGAATTTTGGATTAATGTTATTACAAAATGGTGTAATAATTGGATTAAAAAAAATATAGTAATGGATAAAAAAAATATAGATATTATCTATTATATTAATTATTATCTAAATTTATTATTAGATAATAATATTATTACTGAATTTAAATTTGTTAGAGGACATGCTGATAAATTTAAACAAAAAAATTATGATAATAAATTTAATTTATTTCAAAAAGGAAATATTATTGCTGATAAATTAGCAAATATTGCTAAAGATAATACTAATTATGATATTAAAATATCATTTGAATAGATAAAATTATTAATATTATTTTAATATTAAATATATTTATTAATAGCAGTATATATTAAAATTTCAAATACTCCATTATCAATTAATAAATTAAATATTAAATCATTTTCTTTATCTGCATATATTTTAATTTTATCACTTAATAATGAATTACTTAATGCTTTAATATAATCAATTCTAATAGATACAGAAAATATATCATCTTCATTTAATGAAGATTCTAATTTAATTTTAGAATTATCTTTACATATATTATAACCTTTAATAGTATTATTAATATTTTTATAAATAAATTGTAAAGGATTTTTATTAATTTTTTCAATTGTAAATAATTCACTAAAGATTGAAATATCATTAATTAATTTTTTAAAATATTTTCCAGGTAATTCAAACTTTAAAGGATATAAATTATAATCTACAGATTTATTATATAATTGATTTAAATCACCATCATTTTCAATTAAATTAATTATATGAGATTCATCAATAGATAATATCTTATTATTTAAAATAATAATTAAATGATTACGATAAGAATTTTTTTTTAAAATGATAGAAAATAAATTATAATTTTTATCAATTTTTTGAGTAATTTTATCTAAATTTTTTGGATCTAATGTAATATTAATTGGCGATTCACAATAATAATGATTAAGTTTAGTAGCTTCTATTTTAATATTAATTAAATTTTTTTCTAAATGATCAATTCCATAAATTTTAGTATAATTAATATGAAATTGAATATTAATTTCTTTTACATTCATTAATTTTAATAAACTAAATAATTTTTTAAAAATACTAACATTATCGTAAGATAATTCTACTAAATTTTCATTATTTAATGGTTCATTAACAATACCATATCTAGGTAATGGATCAATTTTCTGAATTAATCTAGGCCGGCCAACAGATCTTTTTTTTTGAATTTGTTCAGACATAATTATATTTATTTAATTAATTAATTTTAAAATTGAAATTTTATTAATTATTAAAATAATTATTATAACTACACATGTCTACTATTAATTGCTCTTATATTACAAAAACAAATAATAATTGCAAAATAAAAGCAAAAGAAGAATATAATATTGATAATAAATATTATTGTAAAAAACATTATGATTCGTTAATAAAAAAAAATACTAAAGAAAATAGTATTATTAATTGCTCTTATATTACAAAAACAAATAATAATTGCAAAATAAAAGCAAAAGAAGAATATAATATTGATAATAAATATTATTGTAAAAAACATTATGATTTGTTAATAAAAAAAAATACTTCTACAAATAATAAGAAAAATAGTACTAATACTTCTACAAATAATAAAAATGAATTAATTACTAAAATTAAAAAAGAAATAAAATTATTAAATCAATCAATTATAAAATCATTAAATAATAATAATAAAACAAAATATAAAAAAGATATTTTTAAATTATTATTACAAATTCATCCAGATAAATGCAATTTACCTGAAGCAAATGATTTAACAAAAGAATTAACTAAGTTATTAGAAAAAATTAAATTATATTAATTAATATAATTTAATTTAAATTTTGTATTTTTTTATCTTTAATAATATATAATTAATTTACTTATAAGTAATATACAATTACTACATATATTATTTAATCTAAATGGATAAATTTGCTGAAGTAGTAAAACAAAAAGTTGAACAAAAACGCCAACAAGCACCAATGCAACAAGCGGCACCACAAGCACCAATGCAACAAGCGGCACCACAAGCACCAATGCAACAAAAAAAAGAAGAAAAAAAACCATGTGATGAAAATGCAAAAATGTTTAGTTGGTGTTGGTTATCTCAGGATGCCATTAATGTCCATCTAGTTGTAAAACGATGGGTATTCGCATTAGCCATTTTAGTCATTATTTTATTTATAGCTAATATTTTACAAGCAGCATTATTTGAAAATAAATCATATGATCCATATGGAATGGGAATAAGACATTTTGTATCAAGAGATGATACTGGAGCTGTGGAAACTTCTTTAGAAGAAAGACAAGTTGGTGGTCAAGAATTAAAATTAGAACCTATGATTGAACAATTAACTAGTAATCCAGAACCACCAAATTTTTCAGAATATTATAATATTGAAGCTAATATTAAAGATGGGTCAGTTATGATTGATAGAGAAAATTTTGAAAATTCAGAATTAAGTTTAGATAAATTAGTAGAAGCTAATAAAGGATTATAATTAATTATTTTAGTAATTACTTTAAGAATTAATTAATTATTTTATCAATTAATTAATTCTTTTTTTTTGAAAAAAAATATTTGTTAATATATATCAATAAAAAGTATTGTCTTTGTTAATAACTAAAAATTATAATATAAAATGTATGAAAATATGTTTGCTGAAGGTGCTGGTATGCCAGCTATGAGTGTAGTTATAATGCTTGTTCTTGTAGCTGCAATTGTAGTTGCAATATTTCTATTAATACTTTGGCTTACTGGAGTTTTCCAAATGGGGAAGAAGAAAAGTGAAGATTTCCAAAACTTACCAGATTATGGTATTGGGCAACGAGGTGACGTTGTAGTATCTATTCCAGTAAGTGAAGAGTTATCTGCTCGTCAAAAAGTAGCTCAATGGGGAGCTAATGCTCCACAAAAATCTGCATTAACTGGTACTCGTGATATTCCAGTGTTTTTCCAAGATTATGATGTAGAAATGAAACGTAAAGATGGTGCTGTTGGAAATGCTCGTGAAGGATTCCAAGGCAAAGGTGATAATGAATTAGAAAAAGCTTTAGCTGGACAATAAATTTATAAGTAGAAAAATATTTAAAAAAATATTAAATAAGTATAAATAATATAATTTTTATAAGTTTTTAAATAATTTAGTTTAAATTTTAAAAACTTATTTTTTTTTAATAATAATAATATAAATAATAATAAATAAAAATGGCTAATAAATTTACTAATGAAGAAATTCAAGAAATTGTATCCAAATTAAAATGGAAACCTAATAAATTAAGTTATAGTTTAATTATAATGTTAATTTTATGTATAATTACATTACTCATTTTAGTAATTTATCTTATTGTATTTACAAATAATATTAATTGTCAATTTAAAAATCTTAAAATATATTTAAAAGATATTGATAATAAAATATTATCTAATGAAAAAAAAACTTCAGATTTTGAAAATAAAAATAATTTATTAAATCATAATATTTTAAAAAATAGTAATGAAATTAGATATTTAACTTCTTTATCTGGTAGATATACTAATAATTCAAATTTATTTGAAAAAACTGGATTGGATACTCCAATATTTGCAAACCAAATAGAAGATTTAAATTTATATACAGCTTTGAGTGGTAATTAATAAATTATTAAGTTAAATAAATTATAGTTAATATAAAATTTAAATTATCAGAATACAATTTTAATATTTAAATATGTTTCAATTTATAATTAATATAATTATTATACTTTTAATAATATTAAGCATTTATATACTTATTTTAACTATAATAAATAAATGTAATAATTTTACTAATAATTTTACTAATAAAATTATAAATTATCATAATACTAAAAGTAAATATTATGGTCTAAAAAGTGGAAAAGATGAAAAATCATTATTAAGTAGAATAGAAAGTTATATTATATAAATAAAAATTTCTATTTAAATTATTATTACTCATAATTATTATATAATGTAATTAGAAGATTTACGATTTTAAAAAATTATGAATAATGAATTAACTAATACTTTATTAAATGATTTGCAAACTAATTATAATACAGAAAATTTAACAAATAAAGATTATTATACAATTATATATAATAAAAAATGGTTAATCTTAATTGGTATTTTAGTTATTTTATTATTATTTTACATTTATTATAGTGATATCCGATTAACTATTCCATTAATATCTAATTTATTTAATATGTCTAATTTAAAAAAATATAATAAAAAAAAGCAACAAAAAAATAATAAAAATGAAAAGGAAGATTATGATACAGATTCGGAATCTGAATGTGATGATGAAATTAATTCTGATAATGATGATTGGGATTTAGAAAATGAAATAAAAAATTATATGAATAAACAACATGAATATATAGCAAATATTAAATAATATTATTATTTTTTAAATTAAAATTATTTTTTTAATTAATATTATTTTTTTAATTATTAATTAAATTAATATTACATATATAATAAATTATTAATTAAAATTCTATGTAAATACTATTAATCATAATATGGCTATTGTAACATCATATGGTATAGCATTAGTAAAAAAAAATAAATTAAAAAATAATCATAATCAATATGAAATATTGATGATAAAAAAAAGATTAACATATTCATATATTGCATTTGTAAAGGGTATATATAATAAAAATAATGATAATGAATTATTAAGATTATTTGATAGTATGACTGTTGATGAAAAATTTTGTATAATGTCCTTAAACTTTAATATTATGTGGTATAAATCAACTTTAACATTACCATATATTAATAAATATATGTCTAAAGAATTAACTAAATATGAAAAATGTAAAATTAAATTTGAAAATACATTTTTAAATGATAATGGCAAAAGATTATTAAATCTCCTTAAAAGATCAAAATCATCTAAAAAAATTTGGGAGATACCTAAAGGTTCAAATAATAAAAATGAAAGTAATATTAATGCAGCTATTAGAGAATTTTATGAAGAAACTAATATTAAAAAAAATAAATATAAAATATTATATCATTTACCACCAATTACTTATACATTTACCGATGAAAATATTACATATAAATATATTTATTATCTTGCAATATTATTAGATAATAAATATAATTTAAATCTTGAATTTAAATTAAATAGTAATATTATGGAAATTACTGAATTACAATTTTTAAGTATTAAAGATTTAGAAGTGATAAATATTAATTCAAAATTAATTAATATAATTAAAAATATTTTTAAAATTACTAAACCTTATTTTATTCATTAATTATACAAATAATAAATTATTTTTTTAATTAAATGTAAATTTAATATATTAATAAAGAAGTATTTAATTATGGATGTTTTAAAAGAAATATTAGATACAATTTATATAGAAGTTACAGAAATAAATAATCAATTAGGAAAAAATAATATTTCTATAATTAATTTAGAAAATATATTAAATAAATTAGATGAATATGATAATAATATTCAAAAATTTCATAAATTATTCGAGATTATAAATAATCTTAGAAATAATCTTAAGGTTATTTATAATAATAAAATACTAAATATTAAAAATAAAATTAATTTATATAATTCTGAAGATATTTCTCCTTTTCTTAGTGATTATACAGTAGAACTAAAAAATATTACTAATTTAGAAAAATTTAAAAATAAATCATATACTAAATGTCCAGTTATTACTATTTCAAATTCTCAATTACCAAATATTATTAATTCTCCTATATATTATATTAAAGATACAAAAGAATATTGTATTAAAATTAATAATAAATTAATAAAAGGAAATATTGGAAATATTTTTGATGATAATAATAAAGAATCTAATAAAATTAAAAAATGTAATAAATTATATTGTAATAATACATTTTTTAATAAAAAAGAATGTAAATTTTATCATGAAAATCAAGAGATTAGAAACTTTCCAAATTATAGTTGGAAACATATTCAAAAAAATAAATTAGGAAAACTTTCACATATTAATAATAATATTAATTATAATAAATATGATTTAGAAAATACACGTTTTATAGGATCTTTAGATTCTTTATCAGAAGATTTAATTTTTACAAATAATTATGAAAAAGAACTTAGAAATAAACAATTAATGCATGATATTTTAATTTATCAATTATTAGATCAATATTTAGAATTATAAATTAATATAATAATTTACATAAAATATTAATTATTTAAACTATGTATACAACCTATTAAAATATTAGATAATGATGATTGATATAAATTAATTGCTTCATGCCATTCTATTTTTTGTAAATTTTCTTTAATTTTACTACCATCTTTAAAATCAGAACAATTAAATACAATAGGATTTGATGAAAATTGTCTATCTTTATGATAATTATCTTTATAACCCAAAATATAATCATGATAATATCTACAATTTTCTAAATAGCATTTTTTATTTAATACTTTAATATTATTATTACATAAAATTGATTTACTATTTAATATATTTTTTTCATTTTTGATATTATAAATTTTATATAATTTTGAATTAATATATTGAAAATTATTATGATTTCCTATTTTTATTAAAACTTGATCTACTTCTTGTACATATATTAATAAATTAAAAGGTAAATCTTTATTTAAATATTTATAACAATGTAATTTATAATAATTCCCAAATCCAATATTAATATTTTTATAATCAATAAAATTATTATCTTTTTTATATATTTTTATATCATCACTATATAAAATAATATTATTGATTAATTGATCTAAATCTTTTAATTCATATATATCTAAATTTTGTTTTATATTAACTAGATTATTAATATAATTAGTATAATTAATATTAGTTATTAATTTAATTTTTAATTTATTTATTTTTTTTATAGATAATTTATTATACATATTTATAATATTAGTATTAATATCATTTAAAGATAACTCAATTTTTTGTAATTTGTTAATATAAATATGTTTTTCTGTTAAATATAAATTAATTAAAATATAAATATTATTTAATAATTTTTGTAATAAATATACATTATTAATGCATAATAATAAAATATATTTAATAATATTTTCTAAGTTATTAAAATTATATACATTAATATTTTTTAAAATTAGAATTAATTCTATAAATATATGATTTAAACTTTTATTTAATATATGAAAGTTATTCATAACATTGATATTATAAAAATATATGATTTGTTAAAAAATCTTCACAAGTTAATCTTTTATTATAATCGTATATAAATATTTTTTTGAATAATCTAATTATTTGATTATAAAAATCTAAATCACTATTATTTATTATATTATTTTTAATATAGTTTTCAAATGTAATTAAATTATCATCATATTTTTTATTTTTAATTGTTCCTAATAATAAATTATTTTTATAATAATTTTCTATTTTATTACCATGTAATAATGGGATATCTCCAAACAAATCTCTATAAAAATGTAATAATATAAAATTATCTGTATTATCATAATAACTATTAGCATCAGATTCAGATGAACTACTATATTTTTTAGATTGAATTTTATAATTTTTAAAGTTTTGCCCATTTTGGATATTATATCCAAAAATATCAAATAAATATTGTGATGTGATTAATTCATAGATAATAGAACCAATAGACCAAAAATCAATACTATAATTAAATTGAGTATTACCTAAAATAATTTCAGGAGCCATATAATAAGTTGTTTGAATAGTTGTCGATTTACAAATAGCATTACATTTTTGAGAGATATTAAAATCAATATATAAAATATCAATATATTTAATTAAATCATTTTTGTTAACTTTTTTTCTTTTTATATCTTTTATTAATTCTTTTAAATTTTTATAATTAAGATTAATTAATATATTATTAGGTTTAATATCACAATGAATAATATTAGATAATTTTAATTCATATAAACCCAAAAATAAAGAATTAATAATTTTTTTGGTTAAAGAAATAGGAATTGTTTCTTGAATTTCTTTATTATAAATAATATTAAAATCTTCTAATGTATATTCATATTTTTTAAAAATAATAAATATATATTCTTTATTTGTATAAAAATCTTCAATATTAATAATTTTGCTAGTTTTAATATATTCAGAAATAAATGGATCCTCTATATTAATATTTAAATTTTTAAAATATTGTAATACATTATAATAATATGTATCTTTATTTTTTTTTAATTTTAATAAAAATTTAATTTCATTAATTGCTTCTAATCTATCAGAAATTTTTTGTACTTTTGCAATATATTTATTATTTTTATCATGATTATTAATTACATCATATATATTTGCATATGCTCCTTCATTTATTTTTTCATTTATTAATTTATATTTACCATTTGTAATTTCTATTAAATCTTCCATAATTTATCAAATTTTAAATTAAATAAAAAAATGAAAGTATATAATTTATATATAAATTATCATTTAAAGTTCAATTACTAATTTAATTTAATAGTATTTAAATAATAAATGTATATATTATTAAAAAATATGCAATCTATTAAAAAAAGAGCTTTATCAGAATTTTTAGAAAATAATAAACATTTACCAGAACAGGGTTCTAAAGAATGGTTAAAATCTAGAAGTGAGACTATTGGAGGATCTGAAATTTCAACAATTTTAAAACTTAATAAATATCAAACAATTAAGCAATTAATTTATCAAAAAACTGGAATAACTACATTTAAAAAAAGTGCACCATTATGGTTTGGAAATATTTTTGAATATATTTTACAACAATATGTTGAAGTATTATATGATACTAAAATATATGAAACTGGTTCAATTCCATATAATAAATCAAATTTAATTAAATATAGTCCTGATGGACTTGCAGTTATTAAAACTAAAAAATTAAAAACTCTTTTTAATGATAATGAATTATATAATAAAATTTATAATTTATCAAAATTTGATAATACTATTAATAATAAAGAATTATTAATTTTATTTGAATTTAAAAATCCCTTTATGAGAGTTATTAAACCAAATGAAATTCCATCTTATTATATTAATCAGCCAAAATTGGGTATGGAAGTTATTGATATATGCGAAGCATCAATTTTTATTGAATCAATATTTAGATATTGTTCTTTTAATGATATTATCAATTTAAATAATAAATATAATACATTTTATCATTTTGATAAACTTAAATATAATAATAATCCATTATCTTATGGATGTTTTACATTATATTATGATACTAATAATAATAATAATGATTTACATAATATTTTAATTAATTTAATGGATTATTTTAATGATAATAATAAACTTAATCCAGAAGATTTATCTAATATTAAAGATAAAAAATTAATTAATCAAATTATGGAAAATATTATTGATTATAAAGATATTAAAATTTTATATCATGATATATGTATTAATACTAATATTTATGATGATGAAAATATTCATAATTTTAATAGATATAATAATATTAATAAATTTAAATATAATATTCAAAAAAATAAAGATTATATAATTAATAATCCAAATTATCAATATCTAGGTATTATGTGTTTTAAGATGTTTGATATTAATATTAATCCTATTTTTAAATCAAATCCAGTTAATAAAGAAGTATTAAATACTATTAAGAAAGTTATTAATATTATTAAAGAATGTAATAATATGGATAATTTAAAAGAAAAGAAAAAATTAATTGATAATATTAAATTTTAGTAATTAAATAATCAATTAATAAACTATCCTTTAAACTGTTAGATAAATTTAAATATTTTTTTTGATCAGATGGAGTAAATTCTTTATATATCATTTGTTCTACTAAATAATGAATATCATAATTATTATTTTCAAATTCAATTTGATCTTTATTAGTAAATTGTGATATCTTATTTTGTAAATTACTATATTTATTAATTAATGTACTTGAAGTTTTTTTATATGATATAAACCAATATATTCCACCACCTACAAAGAATATCATAAATAATATAAGAATTATTACTAACATAATAAATCCAAATTTAATTAATTTATCGGTTTTAGAATCCTTTAGTATTATTTTTTGTGATTCTTGTTTTATTAAATTATTAGGTATAATTGGTGTTACTGGTACAGTTGCATCTACAAAATTATCATCCATAGATGATATATATAGACTTGATCTTAATGACATATTATTAATTCTTCTAATTAAAATTGAATAATTTATTTTATATTATATATTATATAAAATTATTATAAATTTAAAGAAATAATATATTTATTAAATAAATAGTATTATAAATATTTAAATGAGCAATTTAAATTATACATTATCTAAAATTTATAATAATATATTTATCTATTTTAATTATAAAAAATTAATTTCTATTGATGAAAAAATTAGTGATTCTGATTTTATAAAAAATATATATAATGATGAATTTTTTATAATCAAAACAGTATCTAATGAATATTCAAAAGAAAATATACAACTAATTAAAGATAATATAAATAATTTAGATTTTAATAATAATAAATTTAAAATTACATATATCATTATTTTTCATTATAATTCGGAACTTTATACAAAAACACAAGAATTAAAAAAAGTTTTAATAAAATTAAAAAAAATACCATTTAAGTATGATGTAATACTAATTACTAAAAATTCAATATCTACTCATGTAAATAATTTTATCGAAACAATTAAAAATAAAATTTATATTTTAAATTATACATATAAATTATTTACAATTATTATTCCTGAACATATATTAAGTAATAAACATGAAATTTTATCAAAAGATGAAGAAAATGAATTATTAAATAATGTATTATATTGTAAAAAATTTAATTTACCTAAAATTAGATTAAATGATCCTCAAATTATTTGGACTTCTGGTAAAATTAATGATATTGTAAAAATAACTAGATATGATGATATTACTGGTATTTCAATATATTATAGACTTATAATTGATTAATATAAATAATTAATAGACATAATTAATATAATAATTTTATTTTTTTATTAATATTTTAAATATATTTTTTATAATTAAATAATGTAAGTTAATTATGTGTTTGATATGTAAAGATTTAAAAAAATATAATTTAACAAATAAATATAATTATGATATCTTATACTTAAATTTAAAAGCATGTAATACTATAAGTTATTTATATTTAATTTATCCTAATTTAGAAGGGATTAATATATCATTATCAAATATAAAGAATATAAATATTAATTATATTAAATTAAAATATTTATATAGTCAATTTTCTTTATTACAGTCAATATCATATAAATTTATTAATTTAATAGAATTAAATATTAGTAATACTAATGTTAAATATTTACCAACAACATTAATAAATTTAAAAATATTAAATTGTAATTATACTAAAATTAAATATATTCCTTATACTTTTAGTAATTTAAATAAATTATTTATAAAATATACAAAAATAAATGAGTTATCGCCTAAATTTATATATTTAAAAATATTAGATTGCCAATTTACATATATTAAATATATTCCTCATACATATATTAATTTAGAAAATTTAAATTGTAAAGCAACGAATATTAAATATATTCCAAATAGTATAATTAAATTAAAATATTTAAATTGTGAATATACTTATATTAATAATTTATCAAATAAATTTACTAATATACAATATTTATTAATCTCTTATAGTCTAATTAATCCCAAATTATTATCAATTAAATATAAAAAATTAAATTATTTAAGATATAATAATAATATATTAAATTATAATGATGTACAATATTATTTAAATATTAATTTTATAATTAAACATTTTAAATCTAATTTTAAATATATTAATAAATTTAAATTTATTAATAAAGAAACTATATTATTATATAGTAATTTATTAACAGAACTATATTTAAATCCTGATTCAAAATGTATGCAATATAGATTTACTAAATCAAAATTTTATAATAATCCAGGGCATAACAAAAATAATAATAAAAAAAAATTATTATATATTACATCTGATAATATCTTAAAAATTTTTAAAATTTATTAATCTTTAATTTTAAATTTAAAATCTAATAATTAATTTTTTTTTTAAAATAAATATTATTAATAATATACATAGTAAAGTTTGTAAAATAATATATATAAAAAGTTAATTGAATTATGAGTACCGGTGGTATTTTTAATCTTATTACTAATGATGGTAAACAAGATCGTATGCTTATGGCTTCTGAGCTTTTAAGTCAACGTCTTGCTGAAATCCGCGCTGCTCGACAAAAAACTAATGAGGAGAATGTTAACCCAACTCTTGCTGATATTGAAAAAACCCACATTCTTTTCATGAATGCTCACTTTAAACCATTCGCTGCTATTGCTTATGAATACAATAAAGTAACTGCTAACAACCCAACTCTTGGTTCTAAAGTACAATTTTCTATTCCACAATTTGGTGATTTCTTCAGTGATATGGTTGTTCATGTTAAATTCTCTGATCCAGTTGTTGCTCCAACTACTGGTACTGGTGTAGGTGATGTTGCTGTTTACAGATGGTGCGATTTCCCAGGTGAACGTCTTTTCCAAAAAGTATCCTTTGATGTTAATGGTAATCCATTAGATGAATACTACCCAGATACTTATAACTTCCACCGACAATTCTGTGTATCTGAGTCTAAAAAAGATGGTTGGTTCCGATGCATGGGTCAAGAACAACCAAAAGAATTAGTATATGATTATGTATCTGCTGCTGGTACTGCTCCACAAAATGCTCGTGCTGCTGTTTCTTTACGAAATGGTTTCCAAACTTATAAATCTAATGGTTCTCATGATGATCTTGAATTATTTGTTCCACTTCTTTTCTGGTTCAATACCGATCCACGTCTTGCTATTCCATCTGTAGCTATTCCATATGGTCAACGTTTCATTAACATTGATTTAGCAACTAAAGATCAAATGGTTGATGTCCGAAAACACACTGCTACTACTACTGCTGTAACTATTACCACTCCAACTATTAGTACCTTTGATTTATATATTAATAATATCTTCGTTAACCCAGATATTCATGATATTTTCATTGCTCGTATTGGTTTCACTTTAGTCCGTGTACACAGACGTCAAGTAACTAATGTTAACAAATCTTCTGATAACATTCTCTTACAACAACTTAAATGGCCAATTGAGACTATGTATGTTGGTATTCGTCCAACTGCTAATGCTGCTCAAGATTCTTCTTCTCCATTAGGAAACGCTGATGAAGAATTATACTCCAACCACTGTAACTTATGGCACCGATTTGGCCAATGCACTTACACCGCCGTTGCTGCTAGTGGAGTCGCTGGTTTAGCTGCTGTTGCCAGTAAATACTTAAATGAAGTTAACCATGTTAACCGATTAACTGTATCTGCTCACGGTGTACCACTTTACAACAATTTACCATCTGCTTTCTTCAACAGTTATGTTCCATACTTATATGGTGGATGGAATGTTAAAACCCCATCTGATCCAGGTTGCTTCATGATTAACTTCTGTTTATACCCAGGTACTTATCAACCATCTGGTCATATTAATGTATCTCGTGCTCGTGAGTTCTACTTACAATACGATTCCACTTATGTAGGATCTAGTACTCCAGCTGAACTTATTGTAAATGCTGTAGCTATTAACTTTTTACTCATTTCGGATGGAAGTGCTACTCTTCGTTATGCTACCTAAGTTATTCTTATACACTTTTATATTATCTTATTCTATGTAAAAATATAGATGAAAATTGATTAATAAAAAAATAAAAAAATAATTTAAATATTTTTTTTATTAATTATAATTATAAAATAGTATTTAATATAATACGTTTATATCCTAAATAATTATAATGATGTATAAAAAATTGATTAGAATGTTTAATTATACCACAATTATATATTTCTAATAAATTAATTATACTATATTTATCAAGATAATATAATGTTAATACTATTTTATTTATATTATTAATTGGAATTTCATTATGTATTGTTAAACTAGAAATTTTTTTATTATCATGATATATATGAATTATTCTACTATTATTAATATTATATATAGTATAGATTTGAATATTTAGAATTAGATATAATATATATAATGAATGAATTTTATCATATAATATAATATTAACATCATTTAATATTATATCTTTATTTTTAATATATTTGAATGTTAATCTTTCACATAAATAGATTAAATATAAAAGTAAATATTGTAATTGAATTATTATATTATAATTAATCATAATTAATTATTTTTTTTTTATAAAATTTTAATTATAATAATATACAACTATAGCAAAAAATTTTATCACACTATCCTTACTCAACAAATATTAAATTAAAATTTTTTAATAAATGATACAATCTCACCAAATTATCACGATTTATTAATCACAATTTATTAATCACAATTTATTTTTTTTTGATTAAATCAAAATCTAATATAAATTATAATTATTTAATATATTAAAAGTATATTAGTATAATATTATTTATAATTTAATATACAATGAAAAATTTAATTTATTTTAATAATTCTAATAAAGAAAAAATATTATCTAATAATTTAATTTCTAATAATTTAAATTTAGAAAAAAAAAATATTACATTAACTGATAAGATTTCATTATTTAATTATAATATAAATAAAATAAAAGATATATTACATATTTCTATTGATTCTATTTATATATCTACTATAAATTATATAAAAATTATATCAGAAATAATTATTTCTATATGTAAATCCTATATTAATAATAATAATTTACTTCCACATATTATAATTAATGAAAATAATGAATTAATATCATTATGTAAAAAATTAAATAAATGTAAACTTATTGAATTATCTATAGTAGATAATTATAATTTATTAGATAATATAAAAAAAACTAAAAAAATAAATAGTATAATATGTATAATTAATCTTTACAATATTAATATTATAAATGATTTAAAAAAAATATCAAGTTATTGTAAATATTATAATATATTTTTTATTTCAAATATATATGATGATATTAGTGTATATCAAAATATTAATTTAATAAATGAGTTATATAATCAAGATCTCATTATTTATCATTTATTAAATTATAAAATCTTAAATAATAAAGATACTGATAAATATAAAATATTAAATATTTATTATATTTTTATAAAAAAAAAGATTATTAATAAATTTAAATTAATAGATATTATTAATAATAATAAAATACATGATAAAAATTTTAATAATTTTTATTTATTAAATAGTAATGATATAATAACATCTATTAATATTAAAAATCAAAATTATAATAAAATCAATAGTCTTTATCAATATATTATAAATAATTTAAAAAATAAATATAAGATAATATCTTATTTAAATCTTATCAATAATAATAATAAATTATATTATAATAGTCCTACATTAATATTTTTTACAATACCTAATAATATAACCTATATAATTAATCATATATATTTTTCTTTATATTTACCTAATATATTATTTACAAATGATATTCTTATAGATTATTTTAAATCTAATAAAATAATATTATCTAAAATTAATTATGTACCATTTAAAATAGATAAATATATTAATGATATTAAAAAAGGATTAATATATATTAAATTTAATGAAAACACAACATTAGAAGATATTGATAAATTTTTATATATTTTAGAAAAATTTATTGATAAATTATTTAATGTAAACTTAAAAAAAAAAAATAAAAAAAAAGTTTCATTTAAAAATCCAGAATTTGTAATTTGTAAAAAAATAATAAATTCTACTATGTCTAAAATTAATAATAATATAAAAGGTATTTTAAAAAAAAAATAATATTATTATATATATATTTTTTTTTAATTACTTAATCTTGATTTTAATTCTTGTAAAATATTATCCTTATGATTATTATCATATAATTGAAGTTTTAATACAGTTTCAAAAACTAAATTGGTAATAGTTTTAGTTGTCATAACATCAAGTAAAATAGTAGTTAATGGTGCAACCCTATCTAAAAATTCTAAAATTAAGTTAGAACACAATTTTTGATAATTATTACTTACCTTAATTTTACTATACTCTTCTTTATTCTTTTTTAATTTATTACAAATTTTTCTAATATAAAATTCAAAATTAATAGAATGGCCAGATACATCTTCAGATGATTCTTCATTAGACTCTTCTTGAACTTCGTCAGTATTTTCTTCTTTAGATTCTTCCTTAGATTCTTCTTTACTATTAATATAAGTTGGTAAAGAAGAATAAATTGGATATAAACTACTATCAGTAGATGAAGAATGAACATATTTAATATTAATAATAGATTTTTTATTTCTTACAATTTCATTCATAACATTTAATGTTAAATCTTCAATCATTAAATCTAAAAATACTGATAATACCTTAAAAGATGAATGACTAAATTTATACTTTTGTTTAGAGAGTAAATCTACTGCAATTGTATTAATATTAATTTCTTCTTTTTTTTCTTCTTTATCTTTAATAATACTTCCAATTTTTGATTGTAATTCTTGGCTTAAAATAGTACTTAAATCCATTGGACCTTCACTAGATTTAATCTTTTCAATTAAATTATCTAATTCTTTATTTAATTTTTCTTTACTTAAGTAATTTTTAACACGAGAACTAGGAATTAATGAAATTACTTCTTTTTCTTCTTGAGAAGAAGGTTCCATAGTAGTGCTTTCTTCAGAAGAAGCTGCGACTTCAGTCGAAGCTTCAGTTACTTCGACTTTCTTTTTTTTAATTTTAATAATTCTTTTTTTAGGTTGTTGTACTTCTGCCATGTTAATTAATTATAAAACTTTTAATTTTAATGTATAACTTTATTATTTATATACTTATATATATTAGTTCTGTTTAATTGAAAATTAGTTATAAATCATTAATTTAATTTAAATAAATAATTAAATACAAAAAAATAATATTTTTATACTAGAATATATTAATTATTACTTTCTTTATTGTAATATTGTTTAAAATAATTAATATTACTATTATCAGATACTATTAATTTATTTTTATTTTTTTTGTCTTTTTTTTTTGTAATAGTATTATGATTAGATACTTCTACTTCATTAATTATCTTATTTAAATCCATTAAGTCATTAGTATCAGATTTAGTTTCTATATTATTAATCATACTATCTAATTCATTATCTAAGTCATTAACTAAGTCATTATCTAAGTCATTATTTAATTCATTTTCATTTATTAATTCATTATCTAAATCATTAACTAATTCATTATCATTAATTAATTCATTATCTAATTCATTAACTAATTCATTATCATTAATTAATTCGATATTTGAATTATTATGTTTAATAATATTAGAATCTAATTGAATATCTTCTTGAATTATAATATTAAAATTATTTGGTAAACTATTTAAATTATTTTTAATTTGATTATTTTGTAATTTTTGTTCAATATCATTATCTTCACTTTGTTCAATATCATTATCTTCACTTTGTTCAATATCATTATCTTCACTTTGTTCAATATCATTATCTTCACTTTCATTATCATTATCTTCACTTTCATTATCATCTATAATATAATTAGCAACATAACTTTTAATATGTTCTTTCTGATCTTCAGTTATTTTTTCAGTTTTATTATTATTTTGATTTTGTAATAATTCATTTTTACTATCATCAACTTTTGATTTAGTATAATAATTATATAATAAATAAATAATAATTCCTAATAATATTATAATAACAATAGTTAAAATAATATATTTATAATTAGAAAAAAACATATATATTTTATTAGATAAAGATACATTATCTATATTTTCATTTGAATCATCTACAATAGTATTATTTTTATTAAGAGTATTATCTTTATTAATATTATTATCTTTATTAATATTATTAGATTTTTTAGATAATGGAATATCTTTAATAGATTGTGTAGTAAATTTCATATCTGGGTCTATAATTCTAGGCAATACGGATAATTCATTATTGCATATTTGCTCTACTTTATTATTCATTATTTAAAATTATAAAAGTATATTTTTATTTTAATATTAAAAAAATGATCTTTTATAATTCTTATATTTAATTTAATTATACATAATATATAGATTATATATTTAAATAAGAAAAATGAAAATATCTACTATTAATGAAAAAGATAATAATGAAAATTTAGAAAATATTATTATAAGAATTAAAAAATTAGTTTCTTATTATACAAATTTACATACTTTATTAATTACATATTTAGAGGAATTAATGAATAATTTTGAATCTAAAGAAATAATAGAAGAATTAAAAAATAAAATATTAGGAAATAAATATAACAATTATATTACTAAAATTAATGACAGTTTATTACAATTAACAAATAATAATATATATATTATATATAATAATATTATATTAACTAAATTAGAAATTGATAAATTAATACAGTTAACTTATAAATATAATATTTATGATGAAAAAACTTTATTAAGTGATACATCTAAAAATAATATAAATCAAAATAAAAGTACTATTTTAGATATTTATAATAAAATTCTAAAAAAATATATTTATTATATAAATATAATAAATATATTTATTACATCTAATTTTGAATATAATTATAATAATTATATTAATTTATATAATTATTTTATAAATAATTTAGAAATCATTGATATTTATCTATTAATTATTAAAGAATTATTAAATAAAGAAGATGTTACATTTAAAGATTTAATTTTATTTAACCATAAAAATATTAAAGATTTATTATTAAATAATGAATTAGATGAAAATAAATATAAATACAATATTAATAATATTAATGAAATTAGTTATTTATTTAAATCTAACTCATTTAAATTAAAACATAATAATATAATAACAAAATTTAGTCAATATATTCCATATAAAAATTTTAATAATTTAAATGATTTATTTTTAGAAATATCAGGTTCTAATTATAACTTTAAAAATAATAAATTAGATGAAAGTAATTTACAAAAAATAGTTCTAATATTAAAAAATGTATATAAGATTGATAAAAAATATTTTAATATTATAATATTAGAATCAAATTATGATAATATAAATTATAATATTAAAAATTTAATAAATCCACAATTTATAATTGATAAAAATAATGGTATAGATAAAAACTTTATTAATAAAACTAAAACTATATTTACTAAAAATGAGATTCTATCTGAATTAAAAAATAAAAATGATTCAATTGAATTTGATATATATTTAAATAATATTCAAAATATATATTTTATTAATAATTTTAATATTAATAATAAAAAGGAATATTTAAATACTCTAATTAATACTTTAATTAATACTAATTATATATTAATCTATAAATTAGATACTAAATATTATTTAATGAAAGAAGCTAATAATATTAATAATTTAATTTATTCTAATAATTTTATTATTAAATTTCAAAATATTTTACCAATTATTTTAACTAAACCTAATTATTATATAGAAAATTCTAATATATTATTAGAAAAATCAATATTAGATAATATAAATAAACAAAATATGTTAAATTTATATAATCAAGCAATTGAAAATGATTTTAAAAATCTACCAAAAATTGATAATTTAGAATTAAAAAATATATTAATTAATAAAATAAAAACTAATTTAAATATTAATAAAGATTTTTTATCTAATAAAACTGATAATATACAGAAAATTATAGATATTATTATTAATGAAATATATTTATATATACAAAAAATTAATAATATTGAATTTACATTTGAAATATATATGACATATTTTTCTAATATAAATAGTTTAATAAATAAATTTAAAAAAGAATTAAATGATAATTATGATAATAATATTTTAAATAATATAGATAATATCTTAGATAATATATATAACAATATAATTACTATTAATAATAATATTTTAGATAAATATTATTTACTTAGTTTAACAGAATAATAAATTATGGAATTTAAAGATGAAAATAAAATAGATAAAGCTATTAAAATTTGGGATATTGATAATGTTCTTCAAATTGGTTTATTATCTTTTAATGATAAATGTATTATTATTAAACCAGAAGTATTTAATAATTTAATTGCTAATAATAATATTAATAATGGGAAAAATGTGGCACCTACACCTGATGGTGATTCTTTTGATCCTATGTCTGGATATCAAATAAATAAGGATACCTTAGGACAAATACATTCTGAATTAAATATTGGAGATGCTGCTTGGCATAGTAATTCTAAAAGTGATAAAATTAATTTTGCAGCATCTCCAGAAGTTAATGCTCTTGGCTGTCCTAATGATTTTCAAAAATGGACTTATGATAAAAATACTAAACAAATTAAACATAATTTATCTAATTTATGTTTAACAAGTAAATATACACAAAATTTTGATAGTAATAATATATTTAAAAAACCATGTGAAAAAGATTTAAATAGTTTTGCTTATATTGATCAACTATGGTATTATAATAATGATAATACTATTAGTAGAGGTGCAAATCAAAAACATTGTTTAGATGGAAATGGAACTAATATATATTTTAATAAATGTGATTCCAATAATAATTATCAAAAATGGGCTATTAATGATAAATATAATATGATTACTCATAAAGGAAGTGGAAATTATTTAGATGGAGATAAATCTGAAAAAGTTTATTTACATGAACCATCATGTAAAAATTGGAGAACTACACAATTTTTTAAATTGTTTTATATGGATACTGAACCATTAGTTAAACGAGGATTTAAAGAATTTAGTAGTTCTACTAGATTAGAATGGACCCCAAAACGATGGTTAACAATTAATGTCGGACCTTCTAGATATAATAGATATTATAGAATTTTTTATAGAACACTTGATGATTATTTAAATTATAATAATTGTTATGAGAATAGTTTAACTTTTGATGTATATAATAATAATACTGAATGTCGTGATTATATTAAAAATAATAAAAAAGAAGAATGGATTGCTAATATGTGTATAAAGGATAATATTAGTGAAGAAGGATTATTTAATTTATGTAACTCTCAATTAAATTCAGAAAATATATCTAATACATCTAAAAATAATATTATTAAAAGACAAATTAAATTTTGTAAAGAAAGTGATAACTTAATTAATAATAAAAATTGTAAAAAGTTTTGGAATGTTGATTATAAACCATATTATGATGAAACTTTAAAATCAATAGAATTAGATGCACATGCACGTAATTTATGCAAACCTGGACATAATAATTATCCTTTTTGTAATTGTTTAAAAAATGAAAAAAATAAAATTACTTATAAAGATGCTATTGGTAATCTACAAAAAATTGATGATATTTGTTTAATGGATTCTTGTAATGATACTGCTTATCAACCATCTAATTATAATAATTTTAAATGTCCAAATCAATGTATACAAAATATGGATATGCAAAATGTATCAGTTAAAGGCCAGGTATCACAATCTTGTTCAATTTCAAGTACAACATCTCCAAGTACTACTCCAAGTACTATCCCAAGTACTACTCCAAGTACTCCCCCAAGTACTATCCCAAGTACTACTCCAAGTACACCTCCAAGTACTACTCCAAGTACACCTCCTACTACTCCACCTAATCCAAATATAAGTAAATCATTATTTAATTATAATAATAAAAGTATAAAATCAGGAATGAAATCACTAAATATAGATTTCCCAATACAAATAAGTGATTCTGTACATCTAAATGAAGAAGATTTATTTATAATATTATTATTTATTATATTCATTATATTTATGAATTATTATAAATCTAAATTAACTAGTAAAAATTATGATGAAGAAGATAATGCAGAATATGATGAAGAATATAATTATAGAAGAGATTATAGATATAATTATAGAAGATAAAATTTAATTTAAAAAATCGATATAATATAATATAATTAATATAATATAATTAATATAATATAATTAATATAATATAATATATTTCTATCATTATGCCTAGATTATCTCCTAATGACCATGCTAAAGAATTTAAAAATATTATTAAATTTGGAAATAATAGTAATTTATGGGTAAGTAAACCAGATTCTAATAAAGTGTATAAATGGAAAGAAATAAAATCAACATATGATATGTATAAAATATATTCAATTTTAGATAAAGAAAATGATAAAATAAAATTAAGATATAAAAATTTATTAAAAATCATAAAACAATTAGAAAAAAATATGAATTTACAAATTATTCAATATTTTATAATAAATTTAGAACATTTAGTAGAAGCATTTGATGGTCAATATAATTCTTCAAATTATTTAGGTGATAATGGTGCTTATGTTCATGACCATTTAGATCATAATTTAAATAATTTAATAAAAAAATATAATACTTCATATTATTTTATTATTAATGATTTAGATTTATATCTTTATTTAAAAACAAAAAAATTATATATTAATGGAATAATTTTAGACAATAAAATATTTTTAGATATAAAAAAAAATATAATAGATAAATTTAAAAATTATAAAGTAAAATTTTATAATTCTAAAAATTCAAATAGTTATATGATAGAAATTCAAGATAAATAATAAAGTTTCTTTAATATAAAATAGACTTATCAGTAGGTTTATATATAAATTTATCATTATGTTTACAAATTTGATACCATATTTTATCATTATCAATTAATGTTTCATAACTTTGTAAATGAATACAAGATAATAATTCTTTTTTTTTATAATTATCTTCTATAATTAAATCTAAAATTTTCCAAATTAAAAATGGATAATAAAGAGAATTAGATTTTTCTTTTGGTTTAATACTAGTATATATTTTAGTAGCTTTATCAAAATAATTAAATAATAAATGTAACTCTTTATGAGTTAATTGAGGGGGAATATAACCAGTAATAATTTTTTTAATTAAAGGGATATGATCATTTAATTTAGATAATTTACATTGTTTTAAATAAATTCTAAATTGATCAATTGAAATATTTTTTAAATTTTTAATTTTATCTTTCTTAATACATTGTTTAATTTTTTCAATTATTGAATCATTAATAATAGTATTTTCTTTTGCTTGAATTCTATCTACCCAAAACTTACAATGTCTATTTGGATCATATGTACCATGTAAATATCTATTACCTTCTTGATTATAAAATTGAGAATCTTCAAATACACTACCAATTAAAGTATGAATTGATCCACAATTTGTACATAATAGTTCACTAGTATTTGATTGAATAATCATTTTTTTCCCACAATTACATAAATCATATTCAATGTTATCAATAGAATATATTAATTTAGTTTTTTTATAATTATTAATTAATACAAATAATCTTTTGAAATGTTTTTCTAAATTATTTGTAATAAATTTTTCTTTAAATTGAGATAAAAAATTATTAATAAAATCAATATAACTATCAAATATACCATATATATCTTCACTAGTTATAAAAATATTAAATTTATGATATATTTTTTTAGATACTATATTATTAATATTCTTAGATACAATATCTTGTTTTTTATCGATAGAATATAGATTAAAATATTTATATTTATAATAATTATTGTAATAAATATTTTTTAAATATAACAAATCATCATTATTTAATAGGAACGATTTTGAAGATAATAAAAAAATATTATCACTATATATATTATTATAAGATTTATAAGTTACTTTATTATTATATAAACTATAATATTCAGTTAGAAATAATAAAGATTGTACTTCATAAATATATTTAGTTTCTAAATATTTATTATATTTATTATTTAAAATGTTTATATTACGTAAAAATGATAACGATTCATTTACATAAATTTCTTTAAATTTATTTAAATTATTATTAATTTTATAATTTGAATAATCAGAAATGAATTGAAATAATTTTATATTTAAGTCATTTATAGATATATTATTGATTTTATCTATAATGTCAATTTTATTTAAAATATTTTCATTTAAATTATCTAATGTACTCATTTTTATTTTTATAAATATATGTAGATATATTTAAGTATAATTATAATGGATATTTAATTTAAATTACATTTTAAATTAATTTAATAATAATATTATTAATTATACTATATTTAAAATTATAATAAATGTCAGAAACTATTTCTTTAGATGATTTTAAATCTCAAATTGAAGATATTGTTAAAGAATTAGAATCAAATCCAGAGAAAATTAATGAATTAACTGATGAACAAGCTGTAGAAATTGATAAATATTTAAATCCTTATGGAGCTACTCTATATGGAGATGAAAAATATACATGTGTATCATTTACAAATTTAAAAGAAAAATATATGCAAAAATTATTAACAACTTCTTTAGTTGGATTTTTATTTCAAATGGTAAGAGAGCATGAAGTAGAAGATGAAGATTTAAATGAATCTTATAATTCTTTATTAAATAAAGATGATTATTATGAATTATCAGATCATCCAGATAAGAATAATTCTGATTTTTTAAAAAAATTTGAAGAAAGTTTATATAAAGAGCATAAATTTAATTTAATTAAATCAAAGATTGAATTACTTAATAATGAAGACGAATCAAAAGAATCAGAAGATAATAATGAAGAATTAAGACAATTTATTAATATTAAAGTAGAAGATTTAACATTAGATAATTTAGATCAATTTACATTATCTGAAGATGACGAATTAGAATTAAGAAATAAAACAAATTCTTCAATTGAAGAAAAACTTCAACCTACCAAATTTTTTAATAATGAAAAATATTTAGAAAAGAAATATGAATTAATTCAAAAACAAAGCCAAGATGAACAAAATATTATTAATAAATTTTTAGAAAAAATATTTAAATATGATCCTAAATATCATACAAGTCAATCTTATAATGATAATCATAATGATCCTGAACGTATTAAACCAGAGAATAATTCTTTTTCTAATTTAACTATTCCTAATGATACTTATGGGAGATTTCAATATTATTATGATGTTAATTATGAAGAACTACGTGAAGCTGTACATTACTTATATAATGATAAACCAGATATGGAAGTTGCATTAAATATTTATGATACATTTAATACATTAGATGAATGTAATGAATATATTAATAAAAATAAAGATAAAGTAATTACTAATATTATGACATTAACTAACTATAAATGGAATTTATTAGGTTCATTTAAACAAAATCGTGATAGAATCACATTTTATAATGAAAATACTCAAATTTTAGAAAATATTTTAAAACAACAGGAAGAAGATGCTAAAATGGGTAAAAAATTATTAGATGAAAGAATTAGAAAGAAAAAGGTTAAAAATGTTAAAGAATATGGAAAGACTGATCCAGCAGTTGCTAAATATTTAAAAGAAAATCCAAATGATATTACTGCAAATGCACATAAAGTTGATATTTTAGAAGATAAAGTTGTAGTTACTGAAGAAATTGAAATTTCAGAATCAGGTGCTAAAGTAGATAATGAAGGCACACCTGAAGATGCAATTGAAATTGGAGTTACATCTATTAATTTAAAAGATAATAAAGTATCTAATACTAAAATTTATACTAAAGCACATGCTCCTGAAATTCAAAAAAAATAATTATTTTATTAATTCTAGTTAAAATTATTTAAATATATTTTATTATTTTTTTTAAACTTAACAGTATACTAATAATAAATAAAAATAAAAATATAATCCAAATACTAAAATTATAATTATATATTTTAAATAAGGTTACATTAAATAAATAATTTAATGTAACATATGAATCAATATAATAATTAGTAAAAAATGGACATTTATAATATCCAAAATTATTAGAAATATTATTATATGTTGATGTTTGATAAAAAATTCTAGGAATTGTTATATAACAATTTAATAAATTTTTAGAATATAAATTTTGTATATAAAAATCTAAATGAAAATTTATTTTATTTTTTTCTATATTATTTAATAATTTAACAACTCCAGAATCTGATAATATATAACTATGCAATCCTAAAGCTATATTTGGTTGAGCTATATATTCATTAATATTTATATATATTCCGGTTTTATTTAAAATTTTAAAACAATTTTTAATAAAATCCCCTCCAATAAAACCTAAATATAATATATCAAAATTATTAGGAGTTTGACTTATAAAAAATTTGATAATATCTTTAATATCAAATAATAATGATTTATCTTCTATAAAAAAATCATCTTCTAATACTAAAGTATAATTATTATTATTTAATATATGCTTTTTCCAACATTTAATATGTGATAATGCACATCCTAAAATAGAATTTGGTATATAATTAATATCTGTAAAATATTTTAAATCTAAGTATTGATTTTTATTTTTTAATTCTTTACCATTTATTCCTTTTATTAAATTTAAATTTAATTTATTATATTCTATAAAATTATGTATATTTTTATCTAAAGATATAACATATGTATTTAAATTTATTTTATTTTTTTTCATTAATAATTATTTTTTATCAAAATATTTGTGATATCCAAAATGAATAAAATTAAATATACTTCTTAATAATATATAAGATCCTAATAAACAAATAGATAGATATTTGTCTGGAATTGATTTTGAATAATATATTATTACTATTAATATTAATATAATTATTTCAATTAATGCTTCATGTAATAATATTATATTATTCATTTTAATTTTTAATTATTATATAGTATAATTATACTATAATAGTATAAATTAATTTTATGAAAAATTTATTTAATTATATATTATATCATATTTTAGAATATATAGATGAATATGAAGTAAATAATATATATAATATTCATCCCGATAATATTAAAATTAATGATTTAATTTTAATTGAATTAGAAAATAAAAAAATTAAAGATGAATTAATTAAACAAGAATGGATAAATAAATATACATTTGAAATATTAAAAGAATTAAGTAATTATTAAATTATTGATTTTAATAATATTATTTTTATAATATTTATTTATTTAATTTAATATAATATTTATGAATATTTCAATAGATCTTAATTATTTTATAAATCAAATAGAATCAAAAAATGATCAAGAATTATTAAAATTTTATTATGAACACATGACCAAACATATAGAAATGACATTAAATTATTTAGAAATTAAAAAAGAATTATTAGATTTTTTATTAACATATGATAATAATAAAATAATATATAATGATTTACAACAACATATTGAAAATAGTATACAATTAATAGAATTAGATGCTATAGAATATAAAAATAAATTTAAAGTTATATTATTTAATCTTATTAATAAAAAAAATATTTAATCTTATTGTAAATATTAAAAAAATTATTAATTATATTTTTAATTAAAATATATATATGAATATAAATAATTAATTAAAAATTATAATATAATGTATAATATTTTAACTCAATCAGATATTGAAGAGATTACTAATTATATAAATCAGTATCGTAATTTACACCAATCAAATGATTTAATCTTTGATCAAGATATATCAACTATTTCTCAATTATTATCAATTAAATTATTAAAATTTAAAAAATTAGATATTAATGATATTAATAATCCTAATTATACATATATTACTAATTTATCATTAAAAAGTAAAAATTCAACATTAAAAAATATTAAGTTAGCAATAGATTATTGGTATAAAGAAAATAAATATTATAATGATAAAAAAAGTAATAATTTTTCTGGATTAGTTTGGAAATCATCCACTAAATTTGGTATTGGCTATTCTTATGTTAATGGAAAGAGTTCAGTATGTTTATTAATTTATGAAAAAGGTAATAAGTTAAATGAATATGAAGATAATGTTTTACCTAAAATATAAATATATAATAAATTAATAATATTATTTTTTTGATTTTAAAATTGAAAATATAAATATTAAATTTAATTAAAACTATAATTAATAAATTACAAAATGATTAATATTAAATTAGATAATATAGAAAAAAAATCTTGTATTAAACAATATGAGCGTAATTTATATATTTTTAATAAAATTCCTATTTTTATTTCTAATACATCTTTTAAACAAAATTCAAAAATAAGTAAAGAATTAAGATTTTATACACAAAATATATTAAATAATTTAATAGATTTAAATAAATTTAAATATTGTATTACTATGGTATGTATTGGAGGAGAATCATATTTATATGGATTAACTAATAATAAAATTAATAAAATTATTCATTATACTAATTCTTTATCGATATATCAAGATTTTTATTTAAATAATACAATTTATAAAAAAAAGTATAAAAACTTTTTAATTAATTATAATTCTTATCAGAATATTAAAAATTCTGATATTTTAATAATAAATAATAGTAAATTAAATATTAATTTATTAAATGTAATTAATAAACGCTTTTATAAATATATAATTATTATAAATTGTCATCATATTGAATTTTGGAAAAGAATTCATATATTATCTAATTATAAAATATTATCACGTAAACAATTTATTACAAAAGATTATTTTGTAACAGTAACTGTATTAGAATATAAATATACAATTCCTACATTTATTTCATTAGGAAATACTTGTGCTATTACTTATCAATTAAAAAAATTAGGTTTAAGAAAAGAAGCATATCCTTTTGATTGGTGTAAAATAAATTTATTACAACTTAATAAAGTATTAAAAAATGATTTTGAGAATTTTTCTAATATTATAGTTAAAAAATTTTCATCAAATTATTTTTATGTTAATAATAAATCTAAATCTTTAGGTTCTTACATTTTAAAAAATGATTATAATATATTATTTGCTCATGAATTATATGAAAATAGTCTTACCGAACTAACAAATTTTCAAAATAAATTAAATATTAGAATTAATAGATTTAAATCATTAAAAAATTCATATATTGTTTTTATTATTTTAGATGTAAATAATCAAGCATTATTAATTGATCTTATTAATAATTTAAAAAAATATTTTAATACTTTTAAAATATTATATATTAATATTAATAATTTAGAAAATAATTTAGATTTAGATTATAATTTAAATAAAAATATTAATATTTTAGAAAATAATAATTATGTTAAATGTATAACTATTAATAATAATATAATTGATTGGGGGAATTGGAAACATTCTAATCTTAATTGGCATAACATAATTTTTAATAATTTATAAATTTATTAATATAATTATTAAATAAATTATTTTTTTATTTTATAATAAATACATATATGAATATATATAAAGATAATCATACTATAGATAATCATACTATAGATAATCATACTTATTTAGCTAATTTTCTAAAATTATATCAAAATAAAAATAAAAATCATATTAATATTTCAAATAAAGAATTGCATAAATTTATTGAATATTTAATTAATAATAATATATTTATTATTAATAAATTAGAGAAAATAGAAAATGAATATGATAAAATTAATTACAAAATTTATCAAATAGATGAATTATCTAAAAAACTTTATTATAATTTAAATATTTTTATTAATTTAATAATATTATTTGGAATTTTTAATTTAATATTAGTATTTAGTATATATATATTATTTAACTAAAATTATTATAATTTAATTAATATGAAAAAATATATTACTAATGAACTTATTAAAAAATCATTACATAATGTAGAAATTTTAATTATTAATAATAAAAATGAAAAAACTGTAACAAATTTAAAAAAATATCTAACAACTTATACAAATATTACATATTCTGAATATTATTTTATTAATAAACAAATTAATAAAATTTATTTATCACATTCTATTTATGAAGGATTTAATATTTTATCACAAAATAAAATTTGTATTAAAGAATATGAATCAAAATATTTAGAATCTTATAATAATAATAATCAACTATATTTTTTATTTAAAGAAGTAGAAAATAAAATTATTAATGAAATTAATAATAATAATATTAATAGAACTAATTATAACTTATTGCCTTTTTATTATAATATATATTTAAAAGAAGTTAAATAATAATAATATAAATATTTTTATAAAATGGAAAGTTGTAATTTATGTAAATTATCTAATATTAATAATATTACAGATATAAATTTATTTCATAATAAAAAAATAAATATTAATTATTATTTTTTAATTGATAATAAATATTATCAATGTATATGTTATAATAATTGTAGTAGATATGGTATTTATAAAGATAAAAATAAATGGATTAATTATATTGGTATGTTATATATATCAGATAATATAGTTACTATTATATATAATAATATTATATATAAATGTATTAATGTAGAATATATACCTAAAGATAATATATTTTTAAAAAATGTACAATTTAATTTAAATAATAAATGTACAGTAATTAATAATAATACATTATTAAAAATTAATTATGATCGTGATGAAAATAAAGTATTAAATAAATTAGAAAAGATAGAAAATATTATTAGTAATAATAAAATAACATTAAATTCTATTAATAATAATATTATTGAATTAAATAGTAAATATTATGATGATCAAAATAGTTCCGAATTTGATTATTTAGAAATTTAAAAATATTTACTTAATATTTAAAATATCGATAAATATTTTTAATTTCACTTAAAAAATTATTATATATATTTTGTACTTTATTAATATTTTGAATATTTTGATTATTTTGATTATTTTGATTATTTTGATTATTATTATCTAAATTATCTAAATTATTTTTAATAGTTTCTCCTTTTAATAATTTACCATTAATATCAGTATTTGCATAACAATTTTTAATATAATGATTAGTTCTTCCACATCTAAAACATTGATTATTAATACTTTTTAATTCTTTTTCTATAAATTTTTTTTGTTCGTCTAATAAATTTATATTTGAATATGAACCACCTCTTACATTATTAATTCCATATTTATTCATATATATTTTTACATATTTATCTTCATCAAATACATCTATAGATTCAAAAGTTTTAAGTACTTTAATTACTGAATATTTTTTTGTCCATGCTGAGCCAATACCATTTTTATGTTCTTTTAATCGTTTTTCTAAATTATTTGTTTTACCGACATAATATTTATTATTAATTAATTCTAAAATATAAATAATCATTTTTAGAATAATATATCTATTAACTAATAAATTCATTCTATTATTATTAAATAATATAATTAAAAGTTTAATTAAAAAAAAATATGTATTTATTAAATATAACATTAATTTAAACTAGAAAAAATAAATTATGAATAAATTTAAATTTTCATTTATAATAATCATATTTATAATAGGTATAATATTTATAATTTTACCATGGACTACAAATATATTTATTCAAAATAATTTACAATGGATTTCTATTATAAGTGCATTATCTACTACTATTTTATTTTTAATAATTATGAAAGAATATATTAGATTAGAGAAGTTACATTCTACTATATATGCTTCATTACCTAAAAATATAGATTCTCCAACTGTTTTTGATATTTGTCAAGAATATCAATTAAAACAATTAGAACAATCTCCAAATGTTCTATTATATAAAAAAAATGTAAAATATAAAGTATAAAATATAATATATAATAAAAATAATTAAATATTATGAGTATAATTATCTTAGTAATCATTATAATTAGTTTAATTGAATATATTGGAGATTCTAATTTTAAATTTTTTTGCAAGAAATAATAATTATCATAATTTAATTATTGGATCTATTGCTTATATAATACTAGTTGCATTATTAATTTATATATTAAAATATACAAATGTTATATTTGTAAATGGTATGTGGGATGGGATTTCTGCAATAATAGAAAGTTTATTAGCCATTATTTTATTAAAAGAAAGATTATCAAATCCATATCAATATATTGGTTTATTTTTAATTATTATAGGGATTTTTCCATTAAATATGAGTCCAATACCTAATTAAAAAATTGAATATTTATTATTACAATTATGTATTAAAACTAGTTTATAATAACATGGCAACTTCAAAATTAATTGCTCCCGCTTTCTTTAAACAATTGACTGAAGGTCAAATTTTAACATGGAGACAAAAAACTTATTTTAATGTTAATAAAAATATGGAATTTTTAAAAGATGAAATATTATCTTTAGATAATCAATCTATTTTATCATTAGATAGAATTAAAGATTTATTACTAAAACAAATAAAAATATATAATTCAATTATACCATTTCAATTATCAAATTCAGTTTTTGTAATGGTTGATTCTTGTGTTTTAGGAAAATATACCCTTCCTAAAATTTTATTAGATTTTAAGAAAAAATATAATTTACAAACTCAAAAAATAATTATTATTGTAAGTCAAATCAATTTAACTGAAAATATTTATAAATTTAATAATAAAGAAAAATATCCAAATATTAATTTTCGATCTTTATATTTTAATCTTAATTTACTTACAGGTAGAGAAAAATTTAAAATGGATAATATTATTCTTTTAGAAACAGATATTATCTTTGATAATAAAATGCTTTTTCAAGTAGAAACTGAGTTTCTAAAAAAAAATAAAAGTTGGAATTTTCGTGATAGAAATGAACTTAATGATAATGCTCAATTAGAAATGATAGCGGAAATTAATAAAATGTTTAGAAATCAATGTTTCTTTATTAGTAAGGACAGAAATCTTTTAAAAAAAATAAAAACTAAACCTAATATTATTTCATATTCTTACTTTTAAAAAATAATATTTTGTGAAAAATAAATTTTATTTTTTTATAATCTTGCATTTGTGCATTTTACTACATGGAGTAATTTTGCAAGCTATAATTAAATTATGCATATAAATATTAAAATCTAAATAAATAATCATATGATTTATAAATTTATTTTGGAGTTTTTTTACAAATTTTGTAGTAAATTTGCAATAATGGAGTATAATAACAATTAAAAATAATATATATGTATAATTTATTGTAGTAAAATAACAAGTATATAAAATATGTTTAAATTGCAATAAAGAATTTACTTTTGAATCTGAATATAATAGACATAAAAATAGAAAAACTCCATGTAATATAAATATATTCAAAATAATGTAAATGGAGATAATATTGCCGGAGACAAAATTAATAATATAATAAATCTAACTCTGAATGTTAATTCATTTAAAAAAACTGATTCTTCACATATTAGAAAAACAATTGTTAAAGATAATTTTTTTTTGTGAAAAAATTTCTTCTTATATGATGATGAGATTTTCATCATATAAGAAGAAATATAAAAATATCATATAAATATTATATTTAATTATTTATATGATATAAATAATATATATTTCTTCTCATCAATTTAGAAATAATTTCATCATTTTAGAAAAGTCTATAAAAATGTATAAATGCCTTAAATGTAATAAAGAATTTAAACATGAATCTAAATTAAATGAACATAAAAATAGAAAAACATCATGCAATGCTAATAAACCGAATTTAGATTGTGAATTATGTAAAGTACATTTTAAATGTAAAACAGAAAAATATAGACATGAAAAAACTAAAAAGCATATACTAAATATTCAAAATAGTACAGTAAATAATTCATTTAATCATTCCTTTAATAATATAATAAATTTAACCCTTAATGTTAATTCATTTAAAAAAACAGATTCCTCCCATATTAGAAAAACAATTATTAATGACATTGGTGAATATTTATATTTAGAAGTTATGGAGAAAAAATATTTAGCTGAAATTGATAAAGTTAAATTATTATTTGATAATATTATTGAAATTTTAGAAAAATTACATTTTAATTTAGATATTGAAGAAAATCATAATTTAAAAATATTATTAATTTTTCCAGGTATTAAAAAGAAAGTATATGAATATTTGATATTAGAAATTAATCCAGATACTAAAGAAGTTATTTGGAATTCATTAGATTATGATGAATTTCTTAAACAGTTATTTGATCATTTATATAATTTAAATAATACAATTAAAAATGATAATTATGATAAATTTTTATCATTATTAAAACGTTATATTATTCGCAATCAAGAAACGCATGATGAATTAAAACCATTTATTGAAGATAAATTAAATAATATGTATATCAATTTTAATAATAAACAAAAAAAAAGAAAAGCGAGAAGTTAAAGAAGATTTTAATGAAAAAGTAAATGAGTATATTAATTATAGATCTCAAGAATGTAAATTAAATAATGGATTTAGCCCAGAAATTATTAATTCTCACATTTAAAATTATTATTTATTAATTAAAATTGAATAATTATTTTAAGATTATATACTAACATAATAAATAATTATAATAATAGCAATTATGAGTCAATTTAATACTATTACTGAATTTAATACTTATTTAAGTGATAAATTAAGAAATGTTAAATTAAATGAATATTTTAGTTTGATTCAATCACAATTTTATTCTAATTTAGATATTTCATTTATGGATTATTTCTTAGAATTATGTAATAATGAAAATGAATTTATTGTTGAACATATTAAATTACAAGAATATAGAGTTATTAATAATCTTAAATCTAGTAATATTAAAGATTGCTTAGATAAATCTGATTTAATTGAAAATGAAGATTTTCGGGTGCTGGACGTTCAGCAGTCGGTTAAACAAGGCGGATTTTCTACTAAAAAAGAATATAAACTTACTCCTTATGCATTTAAATTATGTTTAATTCTTTCTAAAAATTCTAAAGAATATGCTAAATATTATTTATTATTAGAACAAGTATTTAAAAATTATCAAGAATATCAAATTATGTATCAAAAAGTTTTATTATCTGGTAAAGATGAAAAAATTGATGAGTTAATTCAAGAAAATAAAAAACAATCTGAAAAAATTGATGAAATTTTAAATCGTGCTAAAGAAACTAAAGAACATAATGAAGAAATTTTAGAACAAAATGAAGAACTTAAAGATATAGTTAATAACCTTAATGAAACTGTTGATGATATTAAAGAACAAAATGAAGAATTTAAAGAAACTTCTAATATAAGTGTACCAAGTCCTAAAAATACTAATGAACAACATGAATTTATTTTATTACAACATAAAGAATTTGATACTCATTTTAAATTTTTAAGAGGAATTCAAAAATTAAATGAAAATAAAATTTCTAACAAGTATAGTGAATATTTGATTATTAAAAGAGAATATAATGCTAATCCAATTCAATTATTTAAAATGTTTAAAGATACAATGAAAGAAAAATATAAATTTGAAAAACTTAAAATTAAAGAAAATAAAAATTTAAAAAATAAACTTCAACTTAAAAAAGAAGTTGAAAAAATTAAATTTAGTGGAAATGATTTAGAATTACAATATAATTATACATTAAATGATTTATTAGATGACTTAACAAAAGTATGTAATGAAAAATTTAATGATTATAATGAATTTGATGAAAGTCCATAAATTTAAATTAAATTTATTTTTTTTTTAGTATATAAAAAAAATTATAACAAAAAATAAAATTATACAAGAAGATTGTAATGCTGTCCTCGCAAAATCAAGCGAATACTTGATTTATCAAACCATTCCCCAATTGTATCCGTATATAATAAATTATCATTTATTATATCTCTTAGCGATACAACTATTGGCCGCTCTAGCATCCAACTTAATAGCTCTACAGCAAAAGCATCTCCAAACTCTCCCATCAAGCCAAATTCTTCACATCCACTATTTGTCATCCTTCCGATCCACATATCAATAGATTCTGCCAAGTTTGCAGAACCTTGATATCTCTTTTTATTCTGTTTCAAGAAATCAATCATCTTCTGTCGAACAAGTGTATGATAGTTTTCATCATCATACATCTCAATTGCAATGCATCGGAAAAGGCAGTTTCCATCACCTCGAACCTCTCTTTCTTGAGGGTTTTGTGCAAATTCTGGTTTAGAACTGTACTTAGACATTTCCAAATACATTTGGAAATCTTGTTCTTCTTCAAAAGAACGAAGCGAGTTCTGAATGGCAACATTAAAATCGGACATCTTAGAATATTCTAGATAATTAATTATGTTAAAAAATTCAATTATTTTTTACAAAGTTTTAATTCTTCTAATCTTCTAATTAATAATTTAGAATTTATATTGTAATATAATACACATGATATGATATTATATAATTAATTAATATTTTAAATTAAAGTCATTATATTATTAAAAATATATAAATAATGAACTATATAACAGATTTAGTGAATAAATTGATAATAAATAAAAATGACGATATTATTAAAAAGAATATAGAAATTAATACAATTTTTTCTTATAGACAAATCTTTCAAATATTTGTTCTTCAGTTAGATTATTCATAGTTTATTATTAATATTATAATTACTATTTAAAATTGAATTAAATAAAAGAAAGATATATAATAAATACTTGTTTTAATTCAATTTTGACAATGGCTGAATCAGTAGATACTAAATATGAGAATCTCTCACAAAGAGAGCATATTTTAAAAAGAATGAATTTATACTTAGGATCTAAAAATGAGACAGAAAACACAGTTTGGATTGTTAATAAAAATACTAATCAATTAGAAAAGGAAACAATTTCTTATTCTATTGCCTTAATTAATTCTATTTATGAGTCACTTCAAAATACAGTAGACCACTGCCTTAAAACAAAATCAATTAAAGGTGTAAATAAATGTGATACAATTAAATTAAATTTTAATCAAGAAACAGGTGAAATTAGTGTTTATAATAATGGTCAAGGTATTAAAGTAGAAAAATTTAATAATACTGATCAATATATTATTGAAGTAATATTTTCTGAATATTTATCAGGAAGTAATTTTAATAATGATGCTGATATTAAAATCGGTGCAAATGGTTTAGGAATTAAGCTTTTAAATACAGTTTCTGAATATTTTATTGTAGAAACAAGTGATGCAATTAATAAAATGTATTATACTCAAAAATTTGAGAAAAATAATTCTATTAAAAATAAACCAGTAATTGAAAAATTTACAAAAATTTCTAAAGAAAAAAAGAATCCACATACAAAGATTACTTTTCTACCTGATTATAAATTATTTAATACAACTCCAGAAAAGATTAAAGAGACATTAGATAAATTATTATATACATATCTTACTTATATTTCGGTATATTTAGGAGATAAATATAAAATTTATTATAATAAAGAATTAATTACTAAAAGTAAATTAACTGATTTATCCGAATTAGTTTTAGATAAAGAAGATATTATTACTTGTAAATTAGCAAATAAGAATAATAAAAAGGAAGATTTCTTAGAAGTTAATATCGGAGTGTACGAATCAAATGATGGACAAGAACATTTAAGTTTAATTAATGGTTTATATGTTTCAAATGGAGGAACCCACGTTCGTTATATCAACAAATTGATTTTAGAAAATCTAAAAAGTAAATTAGAAAAGAAATTAAAAGATAAAGTTAAAATTACTAATAAATTGATTTCTAATTATTTATTTATCTTTATTAAAGGTGATTTAAATCATTTAGAATTTAAAAATCAATGTAAAAATGAAATCAGTGTTTCAGAAACTAGATTTAAAGAATATGAATTTGATCAAAAAGTTTACAAACAGATTTGGTCTAAATTAGAAACAGAATTTGATAGAATTTATTTAGATAAAATTTCAAAAGAAAATGTAACTAAAAAAACAAGTAAAATGAGAGGTATTCCATTTTATGATGGAGCAGTTAAAGCAGGAACAAAAGATGGATATAAATGTACATTATTTGTAACTGAAGGATTAAGTGCGTCAAGTTGTATTGATAGAGGTTTATGTTCTAATAAAAATTTAGGATATAACTACTATGGAATTTATTCAATTAAGGGTGTTCCTTTAAATGCCCGTAAAGAAATTGAATATAAGGAAATTAAGAAAAATGGTAAGATTGAATATATTATCGATAAAAAGAAAAAATTAATAGAAAATGAAAGATTAAATTCATTAATTAAAGTTATGAATTTAAATTATTCATATTCTTATGATTTAACCGAAGAAGGAAATAAAGAGTTTCAAACATTAAGATATGGAAATATTATTATTTCCGCTGATATGGATTTAGATGGTGGAAATATTTGTAGTTTATTATTAACATTCTTTAATATATTCTTTCCAAGTTTATTTAAAAGAAATATGATTAAAGTATTTTTAACACCTCTTATTAGAGCACATCCAAAAGATAGTAAAAAATATATTGAAGAATTTTATACTGAAGATGATTATAATAAATGGTTAGAAAAAAATAACATGAAAGATTATAATATCAAATATATTAAAGGATTATCGGGTCATAGTAAAAAAGAAGTAGAACAGTTATTTAGAAATTTAAATAGAAATGTATATACTTTTAATTTAGATAACAAATCTAAAGACTATTTTGAAATTTACTATGGTGTTGATGCTGATAAAAGAAAAACAATATTATCATCAGAAGAAAATTATTATGAAGATGATTTAGAAACTAAATTAAAAAACCATGAAATTACATGTTCATATCAATTAAATGTTAATACAAAAGAATTTCAATTAGATAATATTGAAAGAAAAATGGGACATTTAGTAGATGGTTTAAATCCTTCTAGAAGAAAAATTTTAGCAGGATCAATGAAAAAATTTAAACAAAGTAATTCTGAAGTTAAGGTATTTCAATTAGCAGGATTTGTATCAGAAGCAATGTCTTATCATCATGGTTCAGATAGTTTGAATAAAACTGTTATTAATATGGCAGCAGATTTTCCTGGTGCTCGTAATTTTCCATTATTATTGCCTATTGGTGATTTTGGAAATCGTAAAATTGGAATTGAAGCAGCAGGAGCTCCGAGATATATTGAAACAAAATTAAATAAAAAAATTACAGATTATTTATTTCCTAGTATTGATAATGATCTGTTAGAATATAATATTGTAGATGGTCAATTATGTGAACCTAAATATTTTATTCCTATTTTACCTACTTTATTATTAGAAGATTTATCATTACCAGCAACTGGATGGAAAATTAGCATATTTGCTAGAGATTTAGAACAAGTTATTAATAATGTAAAAGGATTAATTAATGATGAATCATATAAAGTAAAAGAAATGAAATATTTTAAAAATAAATTTAACGTTAAAGAAATTAAAAATAAAAATATTAATATGATAATTGGAACATATAAAATTCCTGCAAATACAAAAGATACAGTTATAGTTACTGAATTACCGCCTAGAATATGGACTAAAACATATCAAGAAGATTTAGAAAAGAAAACATTTATTGATGAAGTATTAATTAATGAATGTTCAGATGACAATATTTATATTAAAGTAATATTTAAATCTGGAGAATTAGAAAAATTAAAAAATAATTATCAAGAACATGATGGTTTAGATTATATTGAATATAATCTAAATTTATATCAGAAATTATCACATTGTATTAATGTGTATACTCCAAAAAAAACTGTAAAAGAATATAATAATTATACTCAAATTGTATATGACTGGTTTCCATATAGAAAAAATTCTTATTTACAAAGAATTGAAAGATTATTAATTTTACTTAAATATAAAATTATTATGTTAGAAAATATTATTAGATTTATCGAAAACCATGAAACATATAATTTATCTAAATTATCCGATGATAAAGCAGATAAAATTTTATTAAAAAATAAATATGATAAATTAAATAAATCAATAATTGAAACACCAGGGCTAATTAAGAATGATAAATTAGAATTCGCTATTATTGAAGAAGCAAGTTATGATTATTTATTAAATCTTAGTTATAGACGTATGAATGATACTAATTATAATAATTATAAAAGACGATTAGAAGAAGAAAAAGCACAATTCAAGTATTATAACCAACCAGATATATATAAATCAATTTGGATTGAAGAAATTGATTTATTACATAAAAATTTAAAAGAAGGATTAAAAACTGGATTTTATAATGAAGACAATAAAAAATTTAGATAGATTAGTAAACAAATATATTAACTAATTAAATTTACTAAATAGCAGTGCTATTATTTTTTTAAAATTGAATTAAATAGATGGGAGATTATTGCAATAAAATGACTGAGTTTAGCAATTTATTAACTATTGTTTTGGATTTAAAGTATTATAAATTTATTAAGAAAAAATCTAATATTTGTATTTATAATAGTTGTAAAACTCGAGCATGTTTTAATTATCTAAATAAATCTAAAGTATTATATTGTTCAACTCATAAATTAAATAATATGATTAATATAAATGATATAAAGAGACAATGTATTATAGATATGTGTAATATTAGAGCAATTTATAATTTTTCAAATATTAAAAAACCTATTTATTGTAAACAACATAAATTAGAACATATGATAAATGTTATAGATAAAAGATGTAAACATTCAGATTGTAATAAAATACCAACTTATAATTATAATAATTATAATACACCTATTTATTGCAAAGAACATAGATTAGTAAAAACCAAATAAAGTCACTAACCATAATTTATAATCATTAGTATCTAAGTTACTCATATAAAATTTGTTTCCATTTCCATCTAAACACTTATTACTCTTAATATGAATTAATTTTATATAATTATCTGAAATAAAATCCATTTTCCAGTGCTGAAATGTATTAGTGGTATCACAAGAACCTAAATATATATCATTTCCATTACTATCTAAACAATATTTACTTTTATAATGTTGAATATTATTTCCATTTTTTGTCCATACTATATAAGGATTTATTTCTATTATTGTTTTATTCCTTAACTTCTTAAAAAAATCATCTCCTAAAACGTTTGAACTAGAAAAATATATTTTATCGCCATTACAATCTAAGATTTTGTTAGTACCTTTATGGAAAAAAGTAAAATGTTTTGCATATTTGTTAACTATTTCTTTTCTTTGATATTGATCTGCAATATCTTTATATTTTTCAGCATACAATAATAATTCACCATATGTATACTTATCTGATACTTTTTTTAAATCATTTTCAAATTGTTCAAATCTATCTATCTCAGTTTTTATTTCTGATTTTGATTCTGTTGGTTTGGTTTCTAGTTTTGGCTCGTTTTTTTCTGGTTCTTGATTTCTAAAAATATAAAATAAAAATATTATAACTATAAATATTCCAATATATAGCATTGAATTATCATTTTGTCTATTTGAAGAATATCTTGGAGAATATCTTGGCATATTAAATTATTAATAACAAAATTATATATTTATCAATATATATAATACTAATATAATATTTATGAAATATATTATTAATATAAATGAATTTAATAATACAATTTATAATAGTAATTAGTGTATTAATATTATTTTTCATCTTAAGAAATTCTTATGTAAGTAAAGTTAATAAATCTATAGCTGAAAGTCGAGAGTCGTTTTTTAATAATAAGAATAAATTTAATTTAGACTATACGCATTTACAAGAATCTAAAACTAAAAAATGTTTTGAAAATAGTAATTCAGATATGAATAATAGTAATAATAATTTAATCTTAACAAATTGTAATGAAGATAATTATAATCAATTATGGTTATTAGATTCTAATAAAAAACAAGTAATGCATGCACTTACAGAAACCTGTTTAGAAACAAATAAAAATAATTTAAATATTGATCTAAAACCTTGTGATAGTAATACTAATCAAGAATATATATTTAATAAACAATTTAATAATTTATCAAATAATATAAATTGTATTGAGATAGATAAAAATACTAATAACATATCATTAATTCCATGTCAAAATAAATGGCAAAATTCAAAAATTAATATGGTTTCTATGGAAGATATTAAAAAACAAAATAAATCTAGATTAAATTCTAGTAAAAAAAATACAATTAAAAGAATAATTAATTAGAAAAATTAAATTAGAATAATTAATTTTATATTAAAGATTATAATAATATATATATATACATATAGCTTAAGCTCTAAAGCATTTGAGTTGTACACTCAAAAGATGTTGGTATAGAATCCAAATATGTATATAAGGTCCTGTAGCTCAGTAGGTAGAGCACCAGTCTTATGAGCTGGCGGTCGAGGGTTCAACCCCCTCCAGGACCAATTTATTTTTTTTATTAAAATATAAAAAATTGAATATAAACTGTTAATTAATCATATTTAATAACTATTTATTTATACTAAATAATAATTATTCCTATAAATATAATAATGTTACATTTAATGTTTTTGAGTAAATCATATGATTATACATTAGAAATGTTAAAACAAAAATATTATAATATATCTAAATTAAAAACATTATTAGAGCATAAAACATATTCTGGAGTTACTCCATTACATTGTTTTCCATATGATTCAACTAATGTAAAAAAAAGAATAGCAATATTATATTTATGTTTAAAAACAGGAATGGATATAAATATAACTAATAATAAAAATGAAAGTTTATTACATCATGCTGTATTTATATATGATGTTAATATGACTAAAATATTATTAGAATTTAATATAGATATTAATATTAAAAATATAAATGGGTTTACAGCATCGGATATGATTAAAGAAGAATTAAAAATATTTAAAAATGATAAAAATTTATTACAAATGGATAATTTAATTAATAATTATAAAATGAAGCAACAAAAAAAACAATATTTAAATGAATTAAAGTATCATCCAAAACATCTTGAAAATATTTTACAGAATGCATATGAATTAGGAGAACAATATTATGAAAATATTTTTAAAAGTTTATAATAATAATATTATTTTATTTTTTTAAGATATACTTCATCATTATTACTAATATCAAAAATAGGATTATAAGTAATTTTCATACTACAATAAGTAACAGGATTTAAATAATAATTAATATTTTGATATATATTTATTTCAATTGCATTTTCTAATAAGAATTTAAAATTATACCAAAATTCATCATCATGCCCATAAGATTTACTACAACTATGAGCTAACTCATGAATAGCTACAAACATAATATCATTAAATTCATGAAAATTTTTAGGATTTTTAAAATCTCTTAAACATAAAGAGATATGATCTCCTTTATTAATATTAAAAGAAACGTCCTTTCCGGGTTCAGAAGGGAAGTTTTCTTTTAAAGAATGAGAATTATAATTTTTTTGTAATTTATATATAATATTTTTAATAATTTTATATTTTTTAATTGGTAAATTTAATTGATTATTATAATATTTTTTAGTAATATGGTTAATTAATAATATTAGATTATTATCAATATTATATAATACTTCAGCAGCATTCTCATAATTATCTTTATCTTGTAAAACATTATAAGTTTTATCCTTATATGTAACACTCATATAAGATACATGCCAAAAATAAATTAAATGTTGTAAATAATAAATTAATATTATAAGTCCAAATATTATTAAACTTAATAATATTCCATAAAATAAACATAATTCAAAATTCATATTTTATAAAATGATTTGGTAAAAAATTAAAATAAATAAATTAAAATTTAAGAGATGATATTATAACTTTAATAATATTTTTTTTATAAAATTTTAATTAAAAATATAAACCATTAGTTAATATATATTCATTATTTAAAACTAGAATATGTGTGGTATTTTTGCAGTTTTCCATAAAACTGGATTTGGAAATGATAAATATATTAATACAATTACTAATGATAATAGATATTCAACAGAACAAGAAAATATAAAATCTCAAGAATATATTAATATATTAGTACAAAATGCAAAATTATTAAATCATCGTGGAGAAATTGATAATTATAAAATTATTAATAATAAATTATTCTTTTATCATAATCGTTTAGCTATTAATGATTTATCTAATAAAGGTTTACAACCGATATTAAATAATTTAATTAGTGTAATTGTAAATGGAGAAATTTACAATTATAATGATTTATATAATTTAGTTAAAAATGAATTACCAACATATAAATTTAAATCAAATTCTGATTCTGAAATTTTAATACCATTATATTTATTATATGGTACTGGATTTATTAATAAAATTAATGGAATGTATTCTTTTATATTATATGATATGAAAAAAAATATATTACTAGCCGCGCGTGATCCATTTGGAATTACATCATTATATTATGCTATAGATAATCAAAGAATAATATTTAGTTCAGAATTAAAAGCATTAATTAATCTATCAAATAATAGTAAAAATTTTTCTCCTGGAAAAATGTATATTAATGGAACATTTTATACATTCTATAAACCAAATTGGTTAATTAATAGTCAACAAGATAATATTCAATTACCATTAAATGAAATAAATTATGAAGAATTAAAAGCTATATTAATTGATAGTGTATATTCACATATTAAATTAACAGATCAACCATTAGGATTTTTATTAAGTGGTGGATTAGATAGTAGTTTAATAGTAGGAATAGCAAATTATTTAAAAAAAAATAATTTAATTACTAATGATATTTATACTTTTACTATTGGATTAGAAGGAGGTAATGATATTAATTATGCTGAATCAGTGGCAAAAGAATTAAATACAAAACATACAACTTATACTTTTACATTTGATGAAGTAATTGAAGAATTAAGTAATGTCATTTACTATATCGAAACTTATGATATTACGACAGTAAGAGCATCCTTATGTAATTATTTATTAATAAAAAATATAAAAAAAACCACAGATTTAAAAGTATTAATATCTGGTGAAGGATCTGATGAAATTTTTGGTGGATATTTATATTTTCATAAATGCCCTTCAGAAGAAGAAATGCAATTAGAATTAGTAGATAAAATTATAAATTTATATAAATATGATTGTCTAAGATCTCATAAATCAGGAATGGCTAATACAATAGAAATTCGAGTTCCTTTTTTAGATACAAAATTTGTTAATTATGTAATGAATATAAAACCTAAATATAAAATGATTACATTAGAACAGCCTATTGAAAAATATATTTTAAGAAAAGCTTTTGATAATAATCATTTTTTACCTAGTAATGTATTATATCGTCAAAAAGAACAATTTAGTGATGGTATTTCTAATAATGAAAATAATTTAATTGAAAAATTAAAAACATATGCTAATGAATTAATATCAGATTCTGATTATGCTAATAAACATTTATTATATCCAATTAATACTCCTATAAATAAAGAACATATGTTATATAGACAGATTTTTGAAGAACAATTTAATCGAAATTTAAATGCTATACTAACTGTTGATCATAATGATAAATCAATTGCTTGTTCGACTAAACGAGGTTTAGAATGGTTAAAATTAGATAAAACATCTAAATTAAATGATCCATCTGGAAAATCAATTATAGATATTTATAAAAATTAAAATATATATTTATAATATATACTATACATTTATTATTAAATTAATTTCATCAAATAATTTTTATTAAAAATATTATTAATAATGTTATCACAAATATTAAATTTAAATACATTTTATAATTATCTTATTATTAAATATAATTATTATAAAAAATCATCTAATTTAGATATCTATACAGAATTAATAGAAAAAAACAATAAAGAAGATACTACTACTAAATTATCTAAAATTATTTAAATACTAAATATTATTTAAATACTAAATATTATTTATAATATATTTTTTTTGTAATAATTTAAATTAGCAATGACTAAAAATAATAATTTAATTAATGCATCTGAGAATAAAATATTTTTTATTAAAAATAAAAAAATAATTTTTAAAAATTTTGAAGATTTTAATATTTATTTAGTTAATAATAATATTAAAATTACTATTATTGATTATATTGAATGTATTCAACCTCATTTATTTAAACATATTGATATATCTATATTATCATTATTTTTAAATTATAGTAAAGATGATTTATTATTTAATATAACAGAAAATGATTTAATAACTTATAATTTAATAGAAAATAATTCTAATATAGAATTAGAAAAATTTATTAATAATTATAAATTAAAATTAGATTTAGAATATAGAATTAGAAAAATTAATAAAAAATCAACTAATAATCTAAATAATAATTTAGATAATAAATTAGATAATAATATTAATAATAATCTTAATAATCTTAATAATAAAGAATATAAATTTACATCAAGATGTTTAAAAAAGTGTTTAATTAAATTAAATGATAAATATATTGATTATTATTTATTATTAGAGAATTGCATTAATCATTATACAAATTATCAAACTAATTTATATTATAAATTAGCATTTATTAGAGATATTAAATTAGATAATTTAAATCAAAATTATGAATATCAATCAGAAAATATACTACAGTTATCAACATCAGTTAATAATATAACACTAAATAATCAATTATTATATGATAATATAAATACTATTTATACTAAAATTAATAATATTACTAATTATTTTGAAAAACAAAATAAAATTACTCAAAATATAAAATTTAAAAAAATAATGTATACATTTAATTTATATCAAATAGATAATAAAAAATTATATTATATAGATACATATTCTGATATTATTGATACTATAGTAAAAAAAGATAATTTAAAATATAATTATTTTGATTTATTATACAGTATTGAATATAATGCAAAATATATAGATATAATTTCAAAAATTAAATATAAATTTCAAAATGATATAACATTTTTTAATTCAGAAATAATTATAAATAATACAAAATTACAAAATAAAGAAATTATAGATTTTATTAATAATGAAATAAAACAATTTAATTAAAAATAATTATTATTTTTTTATTTATATAAATAATAAATAGTATTATTAAATAATGAGAATTATTATTAATTATAAAATACCAAATTATAAAGATAATAAAATATTTAAATTTAATAGTTTAGCTAAAATAATAATAGAATTAAATGATAATATTAATAAAAATATTATTAAGAATATAAAAGGTGGTGATATTTTTGAAGATTTAAATTTAGAGGATATTATTATTAAAAAGGAGATTAAAACATCTATTGATAATATTAAATTGGATGCTAATAAAAAATTAGATGATATAAAGGAAAAATATATTATTGATAATTTATTATTAAAAAAACATAAAATAGATGTAAAAAAAGAAAAAAATATTAATATTTATACAATTAAAAATATTAATATCACAATTTTAAATTCATTATATGATATTAAATTATTAATATTTTATCTATTAAACATATCAATCGAAAATCAATATTTATATAATACTGAATTTTCAGATATTTTTTATAACTATAAAAATGTAATTACTCAGGAATCTATAGATATTAATATGGAATCTATTATTAATAATACTACTCTTAAATATTTTAATAATATACCAATTGATTTTAGTTTAATTAATAATAGATATAATTATATACTTTCCACATTTGAAAAGCAAAATTTTTTGAATGAATTAATTAGTTTAGACAATAATTCTATAGAATTTAATTTTGTAAATTTATATGATTTTATTAATAATAAAACTATCTTATACAATGAAATACAAAAAGATGATGAATTATTAGATATAATTTACAAAGGATTTATAGAAAAATATTTTCCATATTATGATGATAATTTATTTATGTTGTATTTATCTAATGAAAATAAATATTTAGAATATCCAAATTTAAAAATACAAAAAGATAATATTATCTCTAAATGTGAATATTTAAATACTATATATTCTATAAAATCAAATAAGAATATAAATTATATATCTAAATATTATAAAAAGTTAATATACCAAATATCTAGTTTTAATGATATCAAAATTATAAATGTACAAGATTTATTTAATAATATAGAAATCATTAAATTTAAAAATATAAAAAAAATAGAATTAAGAATTTTAGTAAATGAAAATTATATCTATTTTAATAAATTAAATATAATTAATATTATAAATCAAAAAGATAATACAAATAATTTAGAAACTCTATATATTAATAATAAAAATATTAATACTTTATTAAATACTAATTATATTAATGATAAAAATTTATTACTAATTGTTTATAATATAAAAATTGATAAAGATGAAATTGATGATGATTTAATATTGTTATTAGATGAATATGATAATATTTATATAATATATAATATTAATAAATATAATGTAACAGATTTATCTAAATATGAAAAAATTATACTAAAATATATAAATGACTTTTTAACATCTTTATATGAATATAAAATTATTAAAAAAAATAAACAAATAACATTATTAAATCTAAATTTGCTAATATTTGATTATTTGATATTATTTAATTCTACACTTGGATTAAATGAATTTAATATATTTATTAATAAAATTAAAGAATATCAAATAATTGATTTTTATAATATTAATAATATTGATAATATTAATAATATTATTGAGTTATCTATAACTAAAATTAACCAATTAAATAAAAATATAGATTATAATCAATTAAATAATATTAATAATTATTATCAATATTATATTAAAACAATTTTAAATGAAAAATATAATAAAATAGTATTTAATAGTTTTATTAATATTACTAATAGAATTAAAGATATAAAAATAGATTTAATTAATATTACTAATGATGAATTTATTTATATATATAAATTTTTACTTTTTATACTAGAAGAATTTACAAAAAATATTAAAACTAGTAATATAGTTAATAAATCCAATTCATCCATAAATAAATTAAAAAATCTGAAAGAAATTGATCCAATTTTATATAATATTAATAAAAAAAATACTAAAAATTTATATTCTAGAAAATGTCAATCATCTCAACAGCCTGAAATTATAACAGAAAAGGAAATAAAACAAAAAAAAATTAAAAATGCAATTAAATATCATAATTTTACTACAGGTGATTCTATTTATTATTATTGTAATAGTAAAAAATTTCCTACAGTTAAATTTTTAACAAATATACATCCAAATAATTATTGTATTCCATGCTGTAAAAAAAAATCATTAGAAGATATTAAAATTAAATCTAAATATGTAGATATTCATAAAGAATGTTTAAATAATTTTACTTATGATAAAAAAAAAATAGTAAATGATGAAAAATCAAGATATATTATGAATTATTCTTCTAAAATTTTAATAGAAAATTTAAGATTAATGCAAATACCAGATACATTAAATAAATTATTTAAAAAATTATATGATATAAATGAAAATACTCAACAAATATATAATTATTATATTTTAGGATTAAATCAAGATTTAAATAATATTTCTAATATAGGAATTTTATTTATATTAAGTTTTATTTTAGATAAAACAATATATGATACAATAGAATTTATAAAGTCATTATTTATTGATAATAAAGATTTTATAGCAAAAATATATAATGGGAATTTATTAAAATATTTTAATTCTTCTAAAGAATTTTTATTAATTTTTACAAATATTTTTCAAAATACATTACTAATAAATAATATAAATTATGAATTTAATGATTGGAATAATTTATTTATGGATATTGCAAAATATTTAGGTTATATATTTATTATATTTGAAGAAAATGAGAATTTAAATTTAATTATACCTTCTAATACTAAATATATAAATGAATATATATATAATAATGATAATTATAAATATATTTTATTAATTAAAAGAAATTATAATAAAAAAGAATTATATTATCCTATTATTAATGTAAATTATTTAGAATATTATAGTAAAAATTTATATAATAAAAAATACTATTTATATAATGATAATATTATTAATTTATTAATACAAATAATAAATAAACAATTAATAAATAATAATTTAACATCTCCACTTCAATTACAAATAATTGAAGAATTTATATTATTAAGTAATATATATAAAATACAAAAATATTATATTAATAAAAAATATGAAATATATGGATTATTAATAGAAAATATAGCTAAAAATATTAAAAAATCAGAAAAAGAATATATTTATCTTTTGATAGATAAACAAAAAATACCAAATGAATATTATAATAAAGAAGATATTAATAATAAATATGAATTTAATTATATAGAAATTAATAAATATAATATTAAATTAAATAATATATTATCTTTTATTAAAGAATATAATAAATATATTTATAATATTAATAAAGCATATTATTCAGAATATATTTTAAAATTATATATAAATTATATTTCTAGTAATATTAATTTTGATAATTTTGTAAATTTAAATACATTTATTAAAAATGAAACTAAAAATAATGAAAATTTAATAGATTATATATATATAAATTCATTTTTAACTCATAATAATAAAATTATTGGAGTAAGAATTATTAATAATAATTTATATATAAGTAATAATTTAGAAATAGGAATAGGAATTAATTTATTAAAAAATAAACAATTACAAATAGATAAATTATTAAAAAATAAAAAAATAAAAAAAGATGATATTAAAATATTATTAACTAGAGAATTTAATACATATAAATTTAATAATATTAATTATTTATATAATCCACATAATATTAATAAAATTATATATAATACTGAATTGAAGCAAGATACTAGAATTTTAAAATTAAATGAATCAATATATTATACTAATTTATATAATTTAATATTATTACATTTTTCGCATGAATTAAATAATATTAAAAATATTTCAATAAGAACTAAATTAAAAGTATTAATAAATAGTTTTACTAATAAAGATTTATTATTAATTGAAAATAATAAATATTTTAAAATAAAAGATTTAATAAATAAAATGATACATACTAAAGAATCAGATAATAATTTAAGAATTAGAATATATAATAATATATATAAATTTATTAAAGATAATATTATTCTTATTAAACAAAGTACTAATAATTTATCTAAAATTAAAAAAAATATTATTATAAATTTAGATAAAACAAAATTTATATTTGATACTTTATATATTTATAATATACTACAATTAGATAAAACAAAAGCAATTATAGAATTAGATAACATATTAAAAAATATTATAACAGATACTCATCTAAATTTAAAATCAAATATAATTAATATTGAATTATGTAATAATATTACTGAATCATATTATTGTAAAAATAATAAATTAATTATTTCAAAAAAAATATATAAAGATTTATTAGAAATCTTATATTATGATTTAAATAATCCATTTAAACAAAAATTAATATTAAATTTATTAAATTATAACTTAAATAATATATATAAATTTAGACAATATTTAAACGAAAAAATATTTATTTATTTATAAATAAATACTATGCCAAAAAAACAGATAACAAAATTTGAAAATAAAGAAGATGATTTTGATCCAATACTATCAATAGATGAAGATTTAAAGAATATACAAAATATGAATAATGATATTGGTGATTTATATCAATTAAGTAATAAATTTTATGATTTATTAAATATTAAAATTGCATTTTTATTATTTTTAATATATTATATTTTAAATACTGATATATTTATTGAATTAGCATTTTCTAATAATTTTATTAAAAATGTTTATGATAGAACTAATGATAAAATTACAGAAAAAGGTATAGTTATTTCTGGTATTATCTTAAGTATGTGTTATTTAGTAATAGATATGTTAAATAAAAAAAATATAATATAATTATCTAATTATCGAACTATTTAATTATTTATTATAAATAATTTCATTTTGATTATGATAGATTAATGAAGAAATAATATTAAAAATATTATTTGATTCTACTTTATTATTACTTCCATCAATATTAATTTTTCCAGATGAAAATATTTTTACTGTTGTTAATTTATTATTATTATCTACAATAGGAGTTTTAAATTTTAAAATTATTCCAGTATATCTTTCAAAATTACATTTAATCATACTCAATTCTAAACTATTTAATAAATTATAATCATAATTATTATTATCTTGAAAATTATTTTTTTTATCTAATTGATATTGTTTATAATTTAATAAAATATTTTGAAATTTATTTAAATCGATATAAGAATTAGTATCAATAATATTAAATTTATAATTTCTCATAATTGATTTAATATAAATTATTTCAATATTTTCATTAGTATTAAGTTTAATATAATTAATATTATTAATACTATTAATTACTAATTCAATAATTGGTCTAATAATTTCAATATTTTCATTACATACATATGGAATTTGAATTGTACCATTTGTAAATAATTTTAAATGATACATTTTAGTTTTATCAATAGAATCTAAAATAGTAAATGTAATTTGACTATTAAAATATTTACCATTACCTTGAATTTTTCTATTTGAAACAGGTTTAATTTTTTTTTTTCTACCTCTATTTGATTTTTTAATTGGTTTAGTAAGTTCTAAATATTTATCAGTGATATATTCTTTATAATTACATCCAATTTTAATAATATCTAAATGTGTATTTTTATCTAATGATAAATACTCAATTAATTCTTTTTCTTTAAATGCAATATTTGATATTTTTGCTTCTACAGTAATTGTTGATAAAATTAAATCACTAAAATAATCATTCATAATAATCGAATTATTATTTAAATATATTTAATTATTACTAATTTATCTTAAATATATTTAAATAATAATTCAATTTTAATTATTAAATTTTTGTATTTCGTTAATATCATCACTTAAATCATTATATAAATTATCATAAGATTGTGATTTTCTACGCTTTGAATGTAAAAATAGACTTGGAATTAACTCAATTAATAAAGTAGTAATTGGCGATATTTCATATTTTTCTACAACATTTCCTACAACTTGCGATGTTTCATTTCTTAATCTTCTTAATTTAACTTTTACTACATCTGAGTATCCTTGTAAATCTGGTTTAATTCCTAAAAATTGTCTTTCACCATTACATAATATTTCTAATCCGCTAGCTAATGCTAATATAAATTCTTCTCCTAAAGAAGCATATCTATTTCTATTTGATTTTAACATTAATAATTTAGCAACATATTCAATTTGTTCTAAATTACTATTATAATCAACTTTTGGTATTTTATCTAAAGATATTCCATCATCTTCTAATTCTTCAGTTAAATTATCAATTTTTTCTAATAAAGTTAATTTTAAATCTTCTCTATTTTCATCTTCAATATTATAATTATAATGAGAATTAGAATTAGAATTTAAATTAGATATATTATTATTTAAAACATTATCTACAAAACGCTGATTTTGTTGTTCTTCTGTTAATTTATAAGCAAATGAATCCTTTTTATATAAACTGTTATTATTCTGAGAAAAAGATATTAGATTATCAATTTCATAATCTTCATTTGAATTTTGTAAATTAGAAATTAAATTATCAGAATCTTTATTATCAGAATCTTTATCTTCAGATTCTTTATCTTCAGAATAATTATCATCATTATTATTATCATTATCATCATTATTATCATTATCATCATTATTATTATAATTTTGAGTATTAGAATTTTCAAGTAAAGATTCAAAAACAGAATTATATTCATTTATAGGGTTATAATTTAATAATTCATCATTTTTAAATGTATCTAATTCTAATGTGTTTTGTATTAACTCTTTTTCTATATTTTTTGGTTTTATAGAATTATCTATTTCAGAATTATTCAGTAAACTTGACATTCCAATAATACTACTGATATCATTAGTATTATAGTCATTCATATTTTTAAATTATAATCTAAATAATTATTAAATCAATCTATATTTAAATTATAATTTATATTTAAATTTTATTAATATTTGATATTATAATTTTTTAATAATATTATTAATAAATATAAAATTAATAAATATAAAATTAATAATTATAATATTTTATTAATATTTGATGTATTATTTATCTATAGATGTTGCAAATAAATCATTAGCTATTAGTTTTTTAGAATATAATAAATTAATAAATATTCTTCCAAATAATAATATTATAAATTATCAAGATTTAATAAAATTTAATAATAATCTTAACAATATTATTAAATATTATATTTGTGAAGTAATTGATTTATTACCAAATAAAAAAGTTAAACAAACAAATATAATTGATAGAAGTAATGCATTAAAATTATATTTAATAAATTTAAAAGAAAGAATAAATGATTATATAGTACAAAATAATATTCTTAAAATAATATTATTAATTGAATTACAACCATCATTTAATGATAAATCAAGAACAACATTTAATCAAATCATTTATGAATTTAGTAATTATAAAATATATAAGATTAAAATAATAAATCCAATGTATAAAAATATGATTTATTTTAAAAAAGAATTACATCATAGTAATTTTATTAAAAAATATGCAAATAATTATTTAGCAAATAAAAATCATACAAAAGAAAATTTTATATATTTTTTAGATAAATATAATATGAAAGATAAATTACAAAATATTAAAAAAAAAAATTATGATGATATTGCTGATAGTTTTATGCAAATTTTTGCATATATATATATTATTAAAAAGAATAAAAACCATTATTAAATTCCATTTTCTATATTTATATTATTAATTATTTGAATTTCTTTTTGATAATCTAAAATTTCTAAATCTCCTCCATAAATTTTTAAACATGATTTATCAGGAGATGCCATAATCTCATTAATATTCTTATTATAAAAAATTTTATATAATTTAAAAATAGATTTATAAATATCAAAATTTTTTCTTTTATTATAATAAATATTAACATATCCTTGTAAACATCCAACAGAACAAAAATTTCCAGATATATCATATATATTACCATCAGATGTATAATTAATATTTTCAATAATAAACCATGGAGTATTTTTAAATTTTAATGTACAATACCAACATCTAATATTAGTTATTTTTTTCCATTCATTAATAGTAGTAAATTGCTTTGGTATTTTATCATATATAATATTAAGTTCAGAAGAATTAGTTTTAATATTATTTAATAATTCTTTTTGATATATATCTTCAATATCTATAATATCTTCAATTTTTATACCTTTTAAGAATAAAATATTTGGTTGTTTAAAATCCATTCTAAAACTATTTAATTTATATTAACTTTAAATTATTTTTTAAAATTATATCTTATTATTTAATATATTGAAAATAAATTTAAATAAAAAATTTAAATTAAGTAAAATATGAATTCTTATGGATATGATTATTATGTACCAAATGATGCATTATATTTTGATGATTCAACATATCTAGAAAGTTTAAAACCATTAAATAAAATAGAAAATTTTGAAAATGATGTAGAAGAATTAATTAATGAAGAATCTATAAATGATACTTCTAATAATATGTTAACAAATATAATAGAAAAAAAAAATAAAATATGTAATATGATTTATGATAATTTACAAAAATGTCATAAATCTTTAAAATATAAATCTTATGAATTACATCAAATTCAATCGCAAATATTTTTATTATATATTTTATTAATATTTTCTATTATATTTATCTTTTATCAAAGAATGAATATTAATAATTTAAATCAATTAATTTATATTCTTAAATATAATAAAATGACTAATACAATATAAAAAATAATAAAATAAAAAATTTAATACATTTTAAAATTTTCTATTTTATATTTTAATGCTTTTATGCAATCAATTAAATAACCAATTAATTCTTTATTAGATATAGTATATAAATCATGTAAATCATTTGTATGTTCAATATGGATTGCCGAAGGAATAATATCATATAGTTCTTGTGCTATTAATCCTTTATGAATTATTTTTTTGCTATCATTTTTATACATAAAATTATATGTATTAATTTTTGAAATCTTTTCTAGAGATTCTTCAAAATTAGAATTACTAAGAATATATTTGGTCCGTCTATCAGAAAGTTCCATTAATGTATTACATAAAATATAACCATCATTTCTAATAGTAACTGTATTCGTTAAATTACCATTATTCATATTATTAAATTTAATAATAGAATTTTCATTATTATTTTGATTATTAGTTATAATAGTTTCAATACTAGACATATTTCTTTTAATATTATCATTATTATAGGTATTAAATTTAATACCTATTCCTGTATTATTTAAATTATTTTCGGTTGTTAATTGTATTGGATAAATTAAATTATTATTTTTATCACTTAAAATTTCAATAATGTTAGCATTATTATAAATACTTAATACACCTGTTGATTGAATATTAAATAATGTAAAATGATTATTATTTTGTAATTTTAAACAATTTCCAGTATTATTACTAATTTGTAATCCATATTGACTTGTATCAACATTAATTCTTAATTCATCATTTAAATATAAATCATCAACAGTTAATTCATTTAATCTCATTGTATTAATATTAGTAATTGATCTATTTTGATCTAATATAACTGCCTTATTTGCTTCAGCAATACCTGAAGTATTTATACTATTATAATTTAATTGTTCAGCGGTTGCTAATAAAGTCTGATTATTAAATTTAATATTTGGTGTACTTGTATTAGTACTATCAATAAAATTTACATATTGATTATTATAAGTTTTAAATACTAATGAACCATTAGAATCTATATTTATATCTGCAAATTTATTTTGATTTGAACTATTATAAATTAATCTAATTGTTTCTCCTAACTCATCATTAATTACTAATCTTTTTGTAGGCGCATTAAAATTAATACCTATTCTTTGTGTGTCATTTACATAAATACCAATTTTACTATTTGTGATAAGACTAATATTGGTAAGTGGAGTATTATCATCCATTACAGATACTAATGAATCACCTACTGATAAATTAGTTACATTATTTGAACCTGAACCTGACCCAGACCCGGATCCTATATTATTTGCTAATCCTCTTGGTTTAGATGGCAATAATACAGGCATTTTATTATTTAATAATTAAATTCTAATATTTAAATTTTGAATTAAAGATTAAGAATATATACTAATATATTATAATTATATTTAAATTGATATAAGTAAAAATGTCTACTAGTGAAGAAGTTACATTAAATGGTACTTTAGTAGGTGCTGTTATTGAATTAATTGATTTTTATTCAAAAAAAGGTGTTTTTAAAATTACTGAATATAAAGATATTGCTACTATTACAGATAGATTAACTGAAGTTAAAGATGGATATGATAATGATAAAGCATTTACTCAATTTACTATTACAGAATTAGCATTTATTATTCAAATTTTTAAGGAAGGGTCTCAAAGAGTTCCAACTGCAATTGATAGTTTTGGTCAAATTTATGCTGTATATCAACATTTTACTAAAGTATTAGAACAAGAAGTAGAAAAGGAAAAGCAAAAAAAAGATAATGTTCCTTCTGTCGAAGATTTAAATTAATTAATTACTAAATTGAATTTTTCTAATATTAAATTTACAGTTTGTTGTAATTTTTTTTTTTCAATTTCTAATTGTATAATTTTATTATTTAAATTCTCTAATTTTTCTAAGAAGAATGTATTTTGATAAATTAATTTATTTTCTAACTGTTCTTTATCATTTATTAATTGTTGAATAGCTCCAAACATATGATTATAAATAATATCAGTATTTAATATTTGACAATTATCTAAATTAAGTGATTTATTAACTATATTAGTTAATGAATTCGGTAAATGTTGTTTTAAATCTTTATCATTCCATCGTATTAATAAATTATTTTTATTATTATTATTTAAATTATTTATTTTATGATATTCTAATTTAATATTTTTAATTATATTATAACAATCTTTTATATTAATATCTTGAATATATTTATGTACTCTTTCATCTGATATAATACCCCAAGTTGAATAATTAGAAAGTGAATTACCTATAATTTCAAAATTTCTAATTCCTGTAATATCATTATTATAATCCATTACTAAAGATTTTAATGGCATGGCCATTCCTATTAATGCATTTGATAAATAATTTAATTCATTTTTAGTAATAGTTGAACCACTTAATTTATTAATTTCTTTAGCTGTAGATAATATTTTTGCCCCATTTAAAATAATTTCATCAGTTATTAATCTTTTTACTCCTTCTATATTACCATTAACAGTTAAATTACTTAATTTTCCAACTGATGTTATATTTGGTTGATTGTTTGATAATAGTATACCTTCTAAATAAATAGAAGATAATGTATGTATATTTGAAATAGATCTATTTGCATTTAATATTAATGCTTTAAATTCTTGACCTATCCCTTGTTGGATATTAGCTAAATAATTTAATTCATTAGTAGATGATAATAAACCATGTAATTTATTTAATTCATTAGTAGACGATAATAAACCATGTAATTTATTTAATTCATCTTTTGATGGTAATAAACCATGTAATTTATTTAATTCATTAGTAGACGATAATAAACCATGTAATTTATTTAATTCAGATGTTGAAGCTTTAAGTAAATATAATTTATTTAAATCATTTGTATTTATCTTTAAACCAGATAAAATATTTATTTCATCAGCAGTTGATTTTATTAGTATTCCATTTAATTGTAACCCTATATTTTTTCCATTATGTGATGCTATATTAACATTACCATATGATGTAAATTCTTCTAAATTGCCTATTTTTGTAATATTAATTTGATGAGAATTCATAATAGTTCCTTCAAGATATAATGATTCTAATTTATTAATATTAATTATATTTCTATTTTCATCGACTATTAAAGCTTTATTTGGCCAAGACTTTCCAAATTCTACATTTGATAAAGAATTTAATTCTTCAGTAGTCGATTGTAAACCATGTAATTTATTTAATTCTTCAGTAGTAGATATTAAACCATTTAATTTATTTAACTCTTCAGTAGAAGATTTTAAACCATTTAATTTATTTAATTCTTCAGTAGTTGATACTAAACCAAATAATGTATTTAATTCTTGAGTTGATGATAATAATCCAGATAATATGTTGATTTCTCTAGCATTTGATTTTATTAATTCTCCATTTAAATGTAATCCATAATTTAATCCATTATGAGATATAATATTTACATTACCATTAATTGTTAAATATTCTAATATACCTAATTCTTTAATTTTAGGTTGTTTTTCAGTTAATATAACTCCATTAATATAATTAACACTAATAGTATTAATATTAACTATATCTCTATTATTATCTAAACTTAATATTGTATTCTCTTTACCATATCCTAATTTAATATTAAATATTTTATTTAATTTTTCAGTAGAAATATTTAATCCAGAAAATTTATTTAATTCTTCAGTTGTTGTAATTAATCCAGATAATTTATTTAATTCAATAGATGTAACTTGTAAATCTTTTAGTTTATTTAATATACTAGATGAAGTTTGTAAATCTTTTAGTTTATTTAATTCATTAGATGATACTTGTAAATCTTTTAGTTTATTTAATTCATTAGATGAAATTTGTAAATCTTTTAGTTTATTTAATTCATTAGATGATACTTGTAAATCTTTTAATTTATTTAATTCATTAGATGAAATTTGTAAATCTTTTAATTTATTTAATTCATTAGATGAAATTTGTAAATCTTTTAATTTATTTAATTCATTAGATGAAATTTGTAAATCTTTTAATTTATTTAATTCATTACTATTTATATTTAAACCAACTAATAAATTAAGTTCGTCTGCTGATAATTTAACAAGTTTATTATTAATAAATAATCCAGAATTTAAATAATCAGATACTATATTTATTTTTTTATTAATTGATATAGAATCTAAATTATTTAAATATTTAATATAAGGTTGAGTATCTGAATAAATAATTCCATAAATAATATTAGATTTAATAGTATTAATTCCAATAATATCTTTATTTTTATCTAATAATAATACTTTTGATGGTGTAGCTTTACCTTCTTGAATATGTGATAAATAATTTAATTCATTAGTTGTTGTTAATATACCAGATAATATATTTAATTCATCAGCTGATGCTTTTACTAATTTATTACATAACATTAATCCAGTTGTAGTATTATTATGAGATATAATATTAACATTACCATAAGTTGATAATTTATCTAATATTCCAATATTTTTAATATTTGGTTGATTTTGTGTTAATAAAATTCCTTCTAAATATTTACTAGATAATAGTTGAATATTTTTAATTTCTCTATCTGTATTTATCACTAATGTTTTATTAGATTCAGCAATACCTGGTTTACTTACATTATTATAATTTAATTGAGAAGCAGTTACTATAACTAATTCATTATTTAATTTTAAATTAGTTATTTTGTTGTTGTTATTATTAATAATATTAAAATATTGATTATTATATAATTTTACATTTAATGTTCCAAAAATATCTAAATATATTTCAGAATAATTATTATTATTAATGAATTTAATAATATTATTAGAATCGATATTAACTTCTTGATTTTTATTAATATGACTAATTTGCGTATTTAATATTTTTTTAGGTTTAGATAAATTATTCATTTTATAAAATTATATAGAATAATTAAATTAAAATTAAAATATAAAGTATAAAGTATAAAAAAATAATAGATTTAATTTAAAACATAATAGATTTAATTTTTTCTTTCATATTTGTCATATTATCACTCATATCATAAGACCAATTAATTCTTAAAATAGTTTCATTTTTTAAAATTTTAATATTTACAACATATCCTTTATTTTCTAATATTGATACTATATTATAATATACTTCTATTTGAAATTCTTTATGATTTAAAGTATTTGGTATATTAAAACTAATTGGTAAATTATAAAATAATTCACATTGATTATTTTTATATGCAATATCAATTGCTGAATTTATTTTATATGATATATCATTAACAATATCTGCTATAATTTTTTTCTTTGGATAATTTTTTTTTAATTTTTCAGCATTTATAATTATACCTTTATTCATTTTTATTATATTAAATTATAAATAAATTATATTTAACATAAATTTTTGATTAATTTATTATTTTTAATTATGTTAAATATTTTAATGTTGCAGAATTTTTTGTTAGTAATAAAAAGTTTAATGCAGTAGCATAAATATATAATTTAACAGGTTTACAAGTTTCAATCAAATCAGAATCATATTCTAAATATATTTCTCGCATTTTAGATAAATTTAAATATCCACAAGGTTGATTTTGATTTGGCATTAATGTAAATGGTAAATAATATATATTATTATTAGTAGACATTATATTATTTCCACTAATAAATGGTAAATAACCATCATAAAAATTTTTAGAGTTTATACCATAAGTAGATGATAAGTTAGATTCAAAACTTAAAGAATTAATTAATGGAGATTGATTATAATATTTAATATTATTAATTCCCAAAGTATCTACTCCACCAACATCATATATAATTGGAGTTTTTATATAGTTTAATTCTAATTTAGAATTTAAATGCCATGTTTCAAAATTATCAATACCAATTTCATTTATTTCTGGTCGAAATATTATATATAATGATTCAATAGGAAATTTTAATTCTTGAATAGATAATCTTCCTGAATTAGTTAATAATGTTTTTTCTACTTTTTTATGAACTCGTATTAAATTAAATCCCAATTTTGAAATAAATATATCTTGAATATCTGAATTAATATATATATGTTTTGTATATAAAGAGCATTGTTCAATTTCTGGTAAATTATATTCTTGATTATAATTATCATTAATAATATCAATAGAGTTAGTTAAATTAAATCCATCTTCTAATTCGATTCTTACTTTAACTTGCCCCAGTGGTTTAATATGATTTGGAAATGCTAAACGAATATCTCTATTAAACCAAAATAATAAAGGAATAAATAATTCTAATTTATTATGTTTTTTTTTTAATGTCTGAAATCCATTAGATACATATTTAACTTCTTTAAATTCATTATTAACAGGATCAGGAATTAAACTTGCTTTTAATAATGATTCTTGTCCTACGCATTGATTCCATGCATATTTTTTCCCTTCAGGAACATGTAAATTATAATATATATTATATAATTCTCTATCATATTCATCTAAAACATTATTACTAATAATAAATTGACATTTTTTTAAAATTTTATGTCCAACAAAATCAGCATATCTAACTCTATCATCTTGATCATAAGCTTTTAATTCAGCTATTCTTATATAAATAAACATATCTGCAATAAAATCTCCACTATCTTGAACATTAAATTCAATTATATTATTAAAATTTGGTTTGCTATTAACAGATGATTTAATATATTCAAATCCAAATTCTACAAATGGTTTATATTGATTATTTATAAATAAAAAATGAGTTTGATTAATATCATTAACAGTTGGTTTTATTAAATCAGTTTTATTTTGATTATAATATTTTATTTGATTATTTATATTATCTAATTCCTTTTGTTTATTATTTCTTTGAGTTTTATTAATTATTGTTATTATTTCTGATTCTATTTTTTTTTTATTATTATTTAATGTAATTAAAATATTATTTAAATTATTTAATTTATCTATTTTAATTTGTTTTAATCGTTTTGATAATAATCCTTGTGCTATTAAATAACTATCTTGTTCTGTATCATCTGTTATTAATAAATTAAAAATACCAGGAGTTGTCATATTATATAATTAAATATAATTTATATAAATTTTCAGTTATTATATTAATAATAGAATCTATTTTTAATATATTTGTTTTTATAAATTGATTATTAAGTATAATTAAATCCAAATTATTTATTATATTTGAAATAAATTTACAATCATTAATTTGATTTTTATTATCTATATTATTTAATTTTTTGAAATTATTTAAATTTTTTAAACTAATTATCTTAATAGAATTAAGATAATTATCTAATTCTATTAAATCTTTATTAATGATAGTAATAAGATTATATATTTCATTATTATTATTTTTATAATAATCTTTAATAGTATATAAAGTATATAAAATATCGGAATAATAATTATTAGTTAATGAAATTTGTATAATTTCTTCAATATCTTGATTATTTTTATTATATTTTTTTTTTAAAATTTTTATAATATTTTTTTTAATTCCTAATTCTAGATTATATAAAATATTATTAGAAATAAAAAATTTATTGATTAAATCTAATAAAGTTATATTATTAGTAAATGTATTTAAATAAGTTATAAATTTATTAGTATTATAAATTAAATCATGATTATTATCATATAGATAAAATAAATTAATTAATTGTTTTAATAAATGTTCTTTAGTTGTTTGATTATTATCTGAATTATTAATACATAAATTTAAATATTTTGTTTTATATAAATTATAAGCAATTTCTTGATTTTTTAATATAGATTCAATATTATTATCAGTTATTAATTTAATTTTTTTATCATTTGATCCAATTATTTCAATACTCATTATAATTAAATAATATATAATATATATTATATTAATAAAAAAATACTTAATATATTTAAATTATAATAATGATTATAGGTGGGATACCTACTTTATTAAAAACAAATGTAATTATCCCACATATGGGTGAGTCTAAAAATGAAATTTCTAATATTAGAGGTATTGATTATGTTATGAATTGGTTTAATATTAGAATTAATAATTTAAATGAATATAATTCTATTTCTGATCGAATTATAATATTAAAATCAGCAACTGGATCAGGGAAGTCTACAGTTTTCCCTTCAGAATTTTATTTTAGATTTTATAAAACATTAAAAAAAAATATTATAGTTACTCAGCCTAGAATATTAACAGCTATATCAATTCCAAAAACAATATCTAATGTAGATGCTAATAAAAAAGAAAATCGAAATGATGGAATGGGTATTGAATTATATAAAAATATAGGGTATCAAACTAAAGAATATATTAGAAAACCATTAGAAAAAGGAATATTATTTTGTACAATTGGAGTTTTATTACAATTTCTAAAAAATATGCCATTAGAAAATTTATTTAAAAAATATGGATGTATAATTATAGATGAAGCACATGAACGTTCAACTAATTTAGATTTAATCTTTTATTATTTAAAACAAATATATTTAACTAATAAAATAGAAGAATGTCCTTTTTTAGTAATTGCTAGTGCAACTATGAATGTAAATAAATATGCTAAATATTATAATACTAATACTATATTTGAAATAACTGGAACAAGTCATCCAATTGAAACTCATTTTTTAAAATATGATAGTTCTAATATTTATAATTCAATTATAGATATTGTTAAACAAATACATATTAATAATAAAAATGATGAAAAATATAAATCTGATATTATTATTTTTATTCCAAGTAAATCTTTTATTAATAAATTAAAAAATAAAATTTTAGAACTTAATAAAGAATTAAATGATAAATTATATCCTATTGCATTAGATAGTGAAGCATATAGATCTTCTGGAGAAGACTATTTAGCATTATTTAATAAAATTGATAATTTAGTAATTGATACTTTTAAACCAACCAGAAAAGTAATAATAGCTACAAATATAGCAGAAACTGGAATTACAATTGAATCATTAAAATATTGTATTGATAGTGGATTAGTAAATCAGTTAGAATATAATCCTATTTATAATAATTATAATTTAATAATTAAACCAGTTACTAGATCTATGGCATTACAAAGAAAAGGAAGAGTGGGAAGAGAACATCCAGGAATATTTTATCCTATATATACAGAAAAAATATTTAATAATATTCAAGATATACAATATCCTGAAATTTTTACAGAAGATCTAACTCCTATTTTATTAAATATTATTTTAATAAAATATAAATCAACTATTGATAATTATATTAATTCTAATAATTTATTTGATAACATTCAAAATAATAATAAAATATATGATGATATTAAATTTTTAAAAAATATTAATATTTATAATTTAGATTTATTAGATCTACCATCTAATATTTCAATTAATAATAGTCTAAACAAATTATATAATTTTGGATTAATTTATGGAAATGGATATCCAACAAGATTAGGGTTAATTATTAATAAAATTAGAAATATATCAATTGAAAATGCAATAATGATTATGTCAGGTTATCATTATGGATGTAATATTTTAGATCTAATTACAATAGCTGCATTTAATATAGTAGGGAAATCAAAATTAATTCTAAAAAACTTTAAATCATTTAATACTCAATTTAATGAAGTTACTGATAAAATAAAAAATATTGATAAATATAATTATAATAAATTAAAAACAAGATTATTTATAAGCTGTGAATTTATTGATTTTTTATTATTCTTTTATAAATTTCAAGAAATTACTAAATTTTATAAAAATAATATTTTAGAAATTATTAAATTTTGTGAAGAAAATAAAATAAATTATTATGAATTATTAAATTTAATTGAATTACGCGATGAAATCATTAAAGATTTTGTATTTAATATGAATCTAAATCCTAATAAAAATAATCATATTAATATTTATAATCTATTAAATACTAATAATGATAATATGTTTATAGAAGCAATAGAAGAAATTATTAAAATTAAAAAATGTTTATATTCTGGATTTAAATTTAATATTGCTATTTATAATGATGAATCTAAACAATATATTATCAATAATTCTATTAATCAATTACATTCTAATTCTTATTTAATAAAGAATTTACCAATATTAGAAAATGGAAAAAATTTTATAATAAATAAACCAAAAGTGATATTATTTGATTCAGCTATTATTAAAAAAAATAGTGAAACCAATAATTATGAATTTACTGTTGCTAATTCTATATCAGTATTATCTGGTTATATTAATATAGATTTAAATGAATTTAATTAATTTCATTTTAAATTAATGCAATAATATTATTATAATTATTAATAATGAATAATTCAGATGTAAGTAATCATAGCGATTCTGATATATTAGAAATTTATTCTTATACTTATATTAATTCATCTGATGATTCTAATAATTCACAGACAGAAACTTCAAGTGAAGATAATTATTTAAATAATTCACCTAATTTAATAATAAATAGTGACAATGAAGATTTATCTAATGATATAAATGGAACAAATCAAAATAATGAAAGTAATAACAGTAATGATAGTAATGAAAGTAATGAACAGAATAGTTCTGAAGAATCAATATTATGTCAAAATTTTATATTATGTAAACAACAAAAAAAACATTTAAATTTTTGTAATGATTGTTTTTTATATTTTTATAAAAAATTAAATTATATACCAAATTTAGAAAAAAATACATGTCCTATATGTTTATCTTCAGATGAGGATAATGTAATGATTAATATCTATTTATGTTCTCATTCTATATGTTATAATTGCATTTATGATGTATATTGGGATAAAAAATATTTAGATAATAAACCAATTACTATATTAAATGATTTAGAAATTTTATGGAAAAATTTTTTAAAAACTTATTTAGGTAGATTATTACAATCAAAAATATTATATAAATTAGATCAATCCTGTGATGATAATTTTAATAATTTTAATTCAGAATATAATAAAATTATTATAACTTTTAATATCAAAAAAATATCTAAAAAAATATTATCAAACTTAAAAGATCTTATATTTTATGAATTATCATTAATGAGATATATTCGAGATCAAAAATATAAAAAATATTTAATGAAAAAATCATTAGATTATTGCCCATATTGTAGAGCATCTCATATTAATAATATAAATATATTAATCTAAAATATTTAATCTATATTTTCTTCCCACCAAGGTGTTCTTAAATTTTGATAATAATCTAATTCAGATTTATAATCATTTAATATAGAATCTTTAGTAAATCTATTTTGAATTGTTTTTGAATCTTTAAATAATTTTTGAGATTTATTTGTTTTTGTAAATATTTTAGAATCTATATTATTAGATATATTTGAAATTAATAAATTATTATTATTTATTAATTGTTTAGTATTATCATCTTCATTATTGATTAAATGATTTATTTGATAATTTCTTATATTATATAATTCATTTTCATTTGGGTTGTTATTGAATTTGCGATTATATCTATTATTTAATTTACTCTCATTTTTAGGTAATAAAGTTGTTGTTGATATTAAATTATTATTATCTAAATTATTATTAATTTTATTTTCTAATAATGAATTATCTAAATTTTTTGTAGGTATATCATATAATTCATTAACATGTTTAATTATATTAATTTTATTACTATTATTATTATCAAAATTAGATAATTTATTAATATTTTTTGAATTATTTAAACTATCTTTATTTTTTAAATTATCATTAATAATAATAATATCATCATCTAAAATTATATTATTTGATAATAATTGAGAATTAAAATCATTAGAAATATTAATACAATTATCAGATAATTTATATAAATAAGTATTAATAATTAATATAATTAATACTAATATTGAAAATATTAAAATAATATCAAATAACATTTTATAATTTATTTTTATATTTATATTTATATTTAATAACAAAAAAAAATAATTTATAAATTAATAATTAATCAATATATATATATATATAATTCATTTATTAGTTATCTACATTAATATTTTCTACAGTATCATCATTATCAGAATTATTATTTTCATCAATAAATTCTTCTTCTTTAATATCAGAATCTTTAACATTTAACATATCAAAATTCTTATTTAACATTTCAAATAATTGATTTATTCTTGGATCTTTAATTTTTCCTTGAGATTTCTTTTGATAAAACATTACAATTCTTTTAAATTGTCTAGCTAAATCTAAATCAACATCTTCAGCATTATCTTTAGAACAATCTAAAATAAAATTTTCAAGAATAATACTTGGATTTTTAGTTGAAATAAAATCTTTATAATAATTTTGAAAATTATTTTTAAGTAATTCTACCGATTCTTCAATTTTTTTAAAAGCTCTATTAGCACGAGGAATCATTTTTTTTGCTTGTTGAATGGATTGAATAATAATATCTGAGAATTTAGATATATCAATATCAGGGCTTGTAATAATCTCATAAATTTCATAAGTAGTTTTATATATCATATTTAAAAATATTAATAAATATTTAGAAACACTTTCATCAACTTTAGTATGAGTATAAATCATTTTAATATCAAAATTACAAAATGGAAAAATAATTAATTCATGTGTTTTTGAAGATTTAATAAAAATATCTGATAAATTATCATTATCTTCAATATATTTTTTATATCTAATTAGATTTTTACAAATATAAATACAATCTTTAATAATTTTATGCTCTTTTAAAATTTTATAATGTCTAATAATTTTATCATCTGAAATATCTTCATTAATTATCATTTTAATATCATCAATAAATCCCATAATATTTTTTTTATATGATGATGTATTAAATTTATCATTAATTACCTTAATATAAATTGTATTATGAAAAGATTCTAATAATTTATAAATCCTTTCTATATTTGTTTTTAATTTAAGATATTTATCTTTAATAATATTAATATCTAATGATTTTTCATCGCCTAATAGTTGATTAAACATATCTGTCATACCTTGTTGGTCAATATTTTGTTTAATAACTTTCATTTTGCTACCATTACCACGAGCCATTTTTTAAATAAAATTATAATAATCAATTTAAATATAACTTATTATAATATTTATATAATATTATTTTTAATATAAATAATAGATTTTATATATTAAATTATGAGTCAATATGATATTGTAGATATTTCTGACAATTTTAATAAAAATATTAAAAAATTAATTTTACTTTTAAATCAATCTTTAGAAAATAATATCTTATTTGAGACTATTAAAAGAAGAACTACATTAATTATTAAATCGCATCCTTTATTTTTATTAGAAGAAGCCGGTCCTCAAATTTTCCAATATAGAGATTATATTAAATCAGATTCAGATGAATTATTTTTAAATTTAGAAGAAACTGTATTAAATCATGATCAAATGCAAGACTATATTAAGGATAATCAAAATGATAAAGATAGTATTCTTATGTTGTTACGTTTAATTAAAAATATTTGGATTAAATATAATGAAACTGAAAAAAAAATGATTAGAAAAATTTTAAAAGTATTATTATCAGAATATTGTAAATATTTAACAACTAAAAATTAAGTTTCTACCATATTTTCCCAAAAATTTTTTAAATCTTTATCATCACTCATATAATCAGAAATAGGTCTAGTTTGAGTTAGTTCTTGATTATCATATATATTTTTTTCATCTTTTGGTAATTTTTCAATTGATGAATTTAAATTTTGATTATTTGTTTTAATAGTATTAATCATATTTTTTTTTAATTTTGGATTTATTTGTTTTTGTTTTTCTTGTTTTAATTTATATTTATTTTCTTTATCTTTTACTTTATTTAAATCTAATGGTTCTTCAATACTATCTTCAGCTAGTGCTTCATTTAATAAAAAATCATGTAATTCATCATTTGATGTTTTTTGAGTTACTATTTCTTCATCTAATGATTGATTATCTTCATTATATGGTGAACCTTCACATAATGTAATTAAATAATTAATAATATTATAAGTTCCAATTATAGTTGTATTATCAGAATTATTAATTAAGGCTGGTGTATTTTTAATTTCATTACTAAAACTTTTATAATTATTTTTAGTTAATAATATTAATTGAATATAATAATTTGACTGTAATATTTCTTCATAATTTAAATTTAAAAATTTAAATAAATTTTTATTATTTTTATTATTAGTAGATGAAGAATTTTTTAAAATAATTTGTAAATTTACAAAATTATCCATAGTATAACTATTTTAATATTAAAATATAAATTATATATTAATAATTAAAAGCTTTAATTTAAATAAAAAATAAATAATAATTTAAAATTGAAATTAATTTATTAATAGTAGTATTAATAGATATATTTTACTAGTAATTATGAATATTCAAAATATTAAAATAAATGATTATTCAATTGATTATTCTAAATCAAAATATAAATCAATAATTGAACAAAATAATAATATATTACCAAAAATATATAAAGTAGGATTAGAATTTGAATTAATTAATAGTAATGAACCATTTGCTAATGCAATTAGAAGAGTATTTAATGATGAATTATTAATTAAATCTTTACATACTAATATATTTGATATTAAAACTGATGATAAATATATTTTACATGATACAATTATTGAAAGATTAAATAGTATTTCTATTAATCAAGATATTGATGAATCTATTAGTTTTAATTTGCAAATAAATAATAATACTAATGATATTATTAAAGTATATAGTAAAGATATAATTAATAAAAACAATAAAAACGATACAACATTATATTTTAATCCTAATATTTTATTATGTACTTTAAAACCAAATAAATATTTATATATTAATAATATTATTATTAATAAAGATTATGGATATAATAATCATATTTATTCATTAGGAAGTTTTAAATATGAAATATTAAATATAGATTTTTCAGAATTATCTTTAAATAAAGATTGTACTGATTTTAGATTAGAATTAATTAATAATTCTAATATTAAACTATCAAAATTAGTAGAAATTATATATGATAATTTATATTTCCGATTAAAAAAAATCCAACAAGCTATTAATGATTATCAATTAGAAAAACAAGCGTCTGATGTTAATAAAATATTAAATGAAATTTTTATTATTAATAATAATAATATTTATGAAATTCATATTAATAATGAATATCATACTATTGGTAATTTATTAACATATTATATTTATAAATTATTAAATACTCTTGAATTAATTAATTATAAATTAGAACATCCATTACGTCATAAAATTATTATATTTATTAAACATAATAACTATAAAAAATTATGTAATGATGCTATTAATAATATTATTAATGATCTTAATACTTGGAAACAATCATTATTAAAATATATATCAAAATAATTTAAATAATAATTACTATAATAATTATAATAAATATTTTTATTTTTAATTTGATATATAATTTTTTATTTTTTGTTAAAAAAATATGGATAAATATTTTAGTTCTTTGACATTTAAATTAGAATTATTATATATTTATCATTTATATTTAGAAAATAAAAATAAATATTTATTTGAAGAAAATATAAATTTACAAGATAAATATAAAGAAATATCTAATGATTATATTTCTTTAAATTTATCTTTACAGAATACTATTAAAAATTTTATTAATGATAATATTATTAAATTTAAAAATATTATTGGAGATAATATCAATAATTATAATAATATTATTAATAAATATAATATCTTAATAAATAATTATTCAGAATTAAAAAATGAATATATTGAATTAAAAAATAATTTTGATGAATTAAAAAATAAGTTAAATATTATTAATAATAATGAACTTAATAATAAAGAACTAGATAATACTAATAATGAAAATAATAAATCATTTTTATATAATTTTAAATTTTTTAGTTGGTTATAAATAAATATAAATAATATAAATAGTATAATAAATATAAAATTATAAATACTATTATAGTATAAATAAATATAATAGAAATTATAGTATAATAGTATAATGATAAAAATATTAAGTTGGAATATTGTTAGTTTTAGAGCAATATTAAAAAAAAATAATATTATTGAAAATAAAGAATTAATAAAAAATACTTTTGAAAATTTTATTAAAAAAAATAATTTTGATATTATTTGTTTACAAGAAATTAAATTATGTGATAATACTATTAATATATTATTAGATTTTTTACAAAATGAATATCCTTATAAATATTATAATATTCCTCATACAAAAAAAGGATATAGTGGAGTTGCCGTTTTAAGTAAAATTAAACCAATATCTCATTCTAATAATTTTGATGATACATTAGGTAGATATTTAAAAATTAAATATCAAAAATTTTATTTAATTAATATATATGCTACAAATGCAGGACCCAATTTAGAAAGATTAAAAGAAAAACATAATTTTAATAATAAATTATATATAAAATTAGAAAAATTAAAACAAAAAAAAGAATTATTAATTATTGGAGATTTTAATGCCATTCAATCAGAAATAGATAGTTATGATTTTAAAAAACATTATAATAAATTAGCAGGAGTTACTAATATAGAAATTAATGATTTTAATAAATATATTAATAATGGATTTATTAATATATTTCGAGAATTGTATCCTAAAACAAAACAATATAGTTATTTTACATATAGATGGCCAAGTAGAAAATATAATAAAGGTTTATTAATAGATTTTGCTTTAAGTACTCCCAAATTATTTAAAAAAATAAAAAAAATAGAGTATTTAGAAAATATATATGGTTCTGACCATTTACCATTATATTTAGAATTACAATACTAAATATATTTTATTTAAATTATCTTCATTTTCTAATTTATAATTATTATTAATTAAATTATTTTTATTTAAATTTTCTTCATTTTTAATATCAATATATTGATAAGATAAAAAATAATTAATATTTTTTTCAATATTATTGGTTTTTTTATATAATTCTTCTAATTTTATATATATATAATAATTATAAGATAAAATAGTAAATGGTAAAATAATTGGAATTAAATAGCAAATGATCATTTAAAATTGAATTTCTATATTAAAATATTATATAAATAAATTAAATTTAATTAAAGATTATTTTATAAAGATTATATAATTATATATAAAGAAATATGAATAAATTAACTGATTATTTAAATAATTTATCAATTTTAAATCACACATTTTTTCAAAATAATAATTTTTATTTATTAGGTTATTTATCTAATTTAGGTTATGTATCTTGTAAATATAATAAATTAAAAATTATTTTACCAAAAACTTCTTTCTATATTTTAGATTTATTTAAATATCAATTAAATTCTGAATTATATTTAATTGAATTATTTGATACTCATTATAAAATTTGGATTAGTTCTGAAGATATTATTAATAATTATTTAAAATTCTTTAATATTACTAAAGGAAAAAATTTTCATTTAATTAATATTAATAATTTTATTAATAAAATAGAATTTTATACATTTTTAAATGGATATATTGATTATAATTGTAATTTATTATTAATTAATAATACTCCAGAATTAATTATAAATTTTAGATCCACTAAATTATTAAAATTAATTAAAAATAATATTAGTATTCCTAATAATAGAATTAATAATAATTTAGTATTTAGTTCAACTAACTGTATTGATTTATTAGGCGAAATTTATAAATATAATCAATTTTACAATTTTGAAATTTATAATAAATTTCAAAATTATATTAATTGGAAATTTATTCATTTAACTTCTTTAAATAGTTATAAATTAGATAAGTGTAAATTTTATAAAGATGATGAAAATGCTATTATTCCATCTAAACATTATGAATCAGACGTTGGATATGATCTAACTATTATTAAAAAAATTAAAAATTTAACTCCATCTACTGAATTATTTGATACAGGTATTAAAGTATCAGTAGATTATGGATATTATATTGAAATTGTTCCAAGATCGTCATTATCTAAATCTGGATATATATTAGCAAATTCTATCGGTATTATTGAAAAAACTTATTCTGGTAATTTATTAGTAGCATTAACTAAAATTGATAAAGATATGCCAGATATTACTTTACCATTTAGATGTTGTCAATTATTATTTAAACCACAAATTTCATTAGAACTTATATCTCCAGATAATAATAATATCTTTAATTCATCTAGAGGATCTGGGGGATTTGGTAGTAGTAATAATTAAAAAAAAATATTATAATTATTATAATAATTTATAATATTTTTTTATATTCTTTAAATGATTTATATTTAATACCATCTTCAAAAAATCCAGATATATTTTTCCAAGAAATTATTTCATATGTATTAGAGCAATTACTACATATATCATATCCATAATAATAACAATTTAAACAAGGCATTAACATATTGCAATTATAACAATTAATATCTGAATATATTTCTAAATTTATTTCAGATTCTCTTATTATATAACAAATATCACACAAACAATATAATCCAATCCCAACTATTTTATATTCTTTATTGATTTTTGATAAAACATATTTATTATAATAAAATTTAATATTAATTTTTGATAGTACATTAATAGAAAAATAATTTTTATATACATTAGTCCAATAATTATTATCAATAGTTTTATCTATAAAAGAACATATTAATATTTCAATATCATTAGGAATATTTTTTTTAGAAAATAAATCATTCATTTTTAATTATTTACATATTATAATTCATTACATTATTCAATTTTTAAATATCTATTAATTATTTCTAATTAATTCAAAATGTAAATGTTCTTTTAATAATAATTGACAACATCTAAATGGTAAAGTAATATCTGGCATATCTTTATCAATTTTAGTTAATGCTACTAATAAAGTTTTATTTTTATCTAAATCTATATTATCAATAATTCCAATAGAATTTGTTAAAATATAACCAGTAGATATTAAATTAAATTTAGGAATTATTTCATAATAATAACCAAAATTTGGAATTAATTGAATTCCAGTATCATAAATAATAATATTATTAGTAATTGTTTTATAACGTTTAATAATAGTAATATCATATCCAATATTTGATGCATTACTTTTAATTGGCATTATTGCAGATTTATCTATTAACTTAATTTTACATTTTGGTAATGTATAATTTAAAATATCATTTTCAGAATCATAATTTATATACTTATAATTAGATAAGGTCATATAGATATTATATAAATATTCATCAATATTATTTATATCTATATTTGGATAATATAATTTAGATAATAAATTTAATACATGATAAGAATCAAATATTAATTGATAATTATATTTAATTTTATTATAATAAATATTTTGAATATATATTGAATATTTAATATTAACAATATTATTTAAATAATTAATAAAAATATCTATTAATGATTTATCAGATTTTCGAAAAAAGATAATAAAATTTGGTAAATTATTTTTAGTAATTAAATTATTATTATCATTTGGTAATGTTATTTTAGAATTTAATTCTATATATCCTCGAAAAAAATCTATAAATAATTTATTATCTAATTTTGAAATTTCTATTATATCTAATTTTGTACATGATAAACTATAATTTTGTCCATAAATATAATAATTATTATTTATTTCACTATTTAAATTAGATTCAATATTATATTTTAACATAATAAATTATAATTATTATAGTTATTATAATCTTTATTATTAAATATAATTAAGTCTTTAACATACAATAGCTTTATAATAATTATAAATATGTATTTCTTCTTCAAATATTAAATCAAAATTATTATAAATTCCATAAAATAAAAATTGTAATAATAATTTAATACTATTCATATAATATTTTTTTTTATGAATAAATACTAATTTATATTCTATATCATCAGTAACTTCATTTATAGAATATTTATCATAATCAGAAGTAAGTAAATATTTTATCTTACATGGAAATTTTGAATTTTCTAATATATGTTGATAAATAAAATCTAAATATATATTATGAAAATCATATAATACAAAATAAATATAATCATCATTATATATTTTATAATTATTATTTATTTCTTTAGAAATAATTATATTTGTTCCATATAATGGTATATAATTAAAATAATATCCTCTAAAAAAACTCGATAATCTATAAGGTTTTGAATTTTGTAACTTTAATAAAGAATTATTAAATTTAATAAAAAACTTTTCATAATTTATTAATTCTGATAAATATTTTGATAGTATAACTATAGAATCATTATTTTTACAATTTAATAAAAATTTATGAATACTTAAATTAATTTTATTATTATAGTTTTTTTTATCATTAGAAATAAAATTATACAATGTAGAAAATTCAAATCCTATTTGATAAGCATTTTTATTAGATATTTTTATATAATTGATAATTTTTTTAATTGTTCTATTTATGATTATATATTGTTTGATTAAATACATATTAAATATTTTTTATTTATATTATATAGAATAGAATAATAAATTATCAAAATAATATCATAAAATTCTTTATAATTATGGACTCAATTGTTGCTAATATTACTAATAGAGGATTTGAAATCAATATTAATCAATTATTATTAAAATATAAACATGATGGATTAAAAAAAATTCAAAATAAATTTATAATTCGTTATAAAAGTCCAATTGGGACATATTTTATTACTAAATTATTATATTATATTCATGATGGAATTATTATATTTCCAAGATTTTTAGGATTTAAATTATTAAATTTAAAAATTATTAATAGTGTTAATAATAAAATTAATGATGGGATGAATATTACTATGAATTATATTGGTCAATCAAATCAAAATCAATTAAATATTATTGATTATATTTTTTCAAATATTTATACAAAATCAAATTATAAATTAGGGAAATGCGGTTTAACTTTAAAAGTATTAGCTGGATTTGGTAAAAGTTTTATAGCAATGGATTTAATTGGACGATTAAATACTAAAACATTAATTATAGTACCAAATACTTATTTATTAAAACAATGGGTAGAATTATTACAAAAATATTTTCCAAATAATTCTATTGGTGAATATTATGGTAAAAATAAAAAGGATGGAGATATTATAGTTAGTATTATTAATAGTTTAATAAATGAAGAATTTATTTTAAAAGATTATTATAATAAAAAAATTAAATATACCTATTCTTATAATGAGTTTTTTAATCAATTTGGATTTATAATTTTAGATGAAAGTCATATTTATTGTACTGATACATTTAAAGTAATATATAATAGATTTCAATCAGCTTATATGTTAGGATTATCAGCTACACCTAATGAAAGAACTAATAAATGTGATTTAATATCTCATGCACATATTGGAGAAGTATTAGATGCTCATAAATTACCTAATTTTATTCATAGCGATATTAAATTTACAGCTGAAGTTAATATTATTAAATATAATGCCCCTGATGAATATGTAAAAGTTCACATTAACCCAACTACCAATATGATATGCGTACCTCAAATGATTGAAGATTTGATTAATGATGAATATAGAAATAAATTAATTTTAAATGAATTATTACATTTATTTGATTTAAAATTAAATATTTTTGTATTTTCTGAACGTCGTAGTCATTTAGAATATTTATATAATGAATTTAATTGTTTATTAGAAGAAAAATATAATAGTAATTCACAATATTCAGAATATATTTCAATACCTGAATTAAATATTAATAATAATTTAGTATTATATGGTGGTTCATCAGATGAAGATATTATAAAAGCAAAAGATAAAAGTAATGTAATTTTTACTACTTATAGTTATAGCTCAACCGGAGTATCAATTGATAAAATGAATGCGGTTATCTTATCTACTCCTAGAAAATCTAAGGCTAAACAAATTATTGGACGAATTTTTAGATTAAATAAACAAAATAATCATATTAAAAGAATAATTATTGATATTGTAGATAATAAATCTGTACTAAAAAATCAATTATATAGTAGAATGTCTGCATATAAAGAAAGAGATTCTACTATTATAAAAAAAAATATAGATTTTAATGATATTAAAATATAAAAATCATAATTTTTAATAATTTTTAATAATTTTTAATAATTTTTAATAATTATTTAATGTTTTCGGGATTTTTTAGCTTTTTTAGATTTGGCCATTTTTTTAGATTTTTTAGATTTAGCCATTTTTTTAGATTTGGCCATTTTTTTAGCACCACCAGTTACTCCTTTACCATAACGTTTAGAGCTAACTTTTTTAGATTTTTTACCACCAATAGCTAACATTTTATTAATTTTATAGATACGATTTTAGTTTTTAACTACTTTTAAATTTATATTAATATTAAATATAAATTTTAGAAAAAAAATTAAATAATAATTAGTATTAAAAATATTATAATTAGTTATTTTTTTCTAAAATTTCTAGTCTTATTAAAATTTGCTTTAATTGATCTTTTAATAATTTATTTTCATTTTCTAAAATATTTACTTTATTTTCTAAGTCTTCTTTTTCATTATATATATTCTCTATATTCTTTGCTAATATTGGTACTAAATTATTATAATTTAATACAAATAAACCATCTTTTGGACTTACAAAATTATCCTCATCTATTAATTCTTCCATTCCTTCTTTTCCTATTACATCTACTAAATCATCATAATTATTTTTTAATAAATCTTGAGCAATATAACCATAACTATATTTAATACCATCTGCTAATTTATATTTTTTTGGTTTCATATTTAATATAAATTCTTTACAAAAATCTATATTTAAATCACTTATTTCTGATTTTATTCTAAGATCTGAATAAGCATTTAATTCTGTACATGCAACTCTAGCGCTACAATATAAAGAATATGAATTAGTTCCAGATGCTGTTCCAGTTTGAGCAGAACTATTAAACCAACCATATGATAATGTTACATTATTACCACCATTAATTTCTAATGGTGCTATTGGAGTAGATGTTCCAATACCCATTTTAGTAGCAACTAAATTTCCCATTCTTACATTTACTAAAGTTCCATTAAATACACCAGTACCACTACATTGTTCAAATTTAATTCCTGCAGTTACAGTAGAATCATAACCTATACCATAATAAGAAATAGTTGGCCAATTTCCAACAAAATTAGCATTTGTTGAACTAGATAATGTACTGTATACATAACTAGATGTAGTTAAATTACCAGTCATAGATATATTTCTAATTGTACTAATATCTAAATTTGAATCGACAACTAATGCTTTACTAGCAGATGCAGTACCAGCAGTTACTCCAGAAAGAAAATTTAATTGAGCAGCAGTCGCTGATACTACTGTGCCTCCTAAAGTTAAATTAGTAGTACTTAAAGAAGTAGTAGTTAAAGAATTAATATTAGTAATATTACTAGATGAATCTAATACTAATGCTTTACTGGCACCAGCAATACCAGTAGTTACTCCAGAAAGATAATTTAATTGGGCGGCCGTTGCTGTAACTGCTGATGAATTAATATTAAATGATGTACAATTTAAAGAACCATTTATATCTAATTTATAAGAAGGAGAAGAAGTCCCTATTCCTACATTTCCACTCCCTAAAATATTTACAATAGTAGAATTACTATGTAATCCTAAACTCATATAATTAGAAGCTGAGTCATCTGCAACCCATCGAAATCCAATTTCAACTTGATTATTAGCAGTTGCTGCTTTTCCTAAACAAATATTTCTTAATGTACTACCAGTTGTAATAGTACTATCTAATATAGAAATTAATCTAGTTGATGATGAATCTGATGATGTACCTAATAATAATCTTGATCCTTTAATATTACCATTTATTTCTAAAGTTTGTGCTGGGCTAGTTACACCTATTCCAACATTACCATTTGATAAAACATTTAACATATTTGGATTACCATAATGACCTAATGATAATCTACTTTGTCCAGCTGTTGTAGAATATGTAAATGTTATTTCGCTAACTTGATCACTTGTTGATGATCTACCTAATGTAAAACTAATATTTTCTCCATTTAATAAATTAGATTTAAGTATAGTTAAGGGTCTAAAATTAGAAGTAGAACCAAGTGTAATTCCATTACTAGTTAGATTATTAATACCAGTAATATTACTAGATGAATCTAAAACCAATGCTTTACTAGCAGATGCAGTACCAGCAGTCACTCCCGCAACATAATTTAATTGAGCAGCAGTTGCTGATACTGCTGATGAATTAATATTAAATGAAGTACAATTTAAAGATCCACTAATATCTAATTTATAAGAAGGCGTAGTTATACCAATACCAATATTACCACCTGATAATATTGTCATTTGTGGAGCATTATTAGTCATAATACTTAAAGTATCAGCTGAAGCATTTCCTAATAGAATTCCATAAGAGGTAGTACTTTGTATTCTAAATGTTCGAGTACTTTGTGCTCCATAAAAAAAGTCAGTATCAATATTATTTAAATCTGCTCTAAAGCATATACTATTACTAACAGATCTAATTTGAGCTGTTGTAGTAATACCATTAATATTAGTAATATTTCTAGATGAATCTAAAACTAATACTTTACTAGCAGATGCAGTACCAGCAGTAACCCCAGCTAATGTATTTAATTCAGAAGTAGTTGTAGTAACTCCATCTAATTTATTTAATTCTGCAGCAGATGCTGTTACTAATATTCCATTTAATTGCAATCCAGTTGTTGTTTCATTATGATTTACAATATTAACATTACCAGTATTAGAAATACCAAGTCTTTCTGTACCAAAAGTTTGTAATGATAAAGTATGATTTGACGATGTTCCAAAAAAGGCCTTTCCGGGTATAATTGCATTATTTACATATGAAATTAAAGTAATTGTATTATCAGTATGCATAAATCCTTGACCTGCAACTGAAGTTCTTATTACCCCAGTCGAATTAATACTTCCATTTACATCTAAAGTAAAGATAGGATTAGATATACCAATACCTATTAGACCATTTGCTAAAATTTTTATTTTTGATGAGTTATTAGTCATTAATTCTAAATCATTATTAGTAGATGTTCCAAGAATTACTGAGTTAGTACTTGTTGCTGCAGTATTTTGATTTACTTTAATATCAAATATAACTGGAGTGGCATGTGCTCCAGAACATCTTAAAACTCTATTAAATGAACCATCTAAATATGTATTACTTCCAATAAAATCAGCAACAGCATTTGGTGAACTAGTTTTATTAATCATAATAGTTCCTGCTGATGTAATATGACTTCCAGCATTTAAAGACCCTCCAATACCTACTCCTCCTAATATTTGCAATGCTCCAGTAGTCGTATTAGTAGATGCGATAGAATTATTAATTAACACAGAACCTCCAGTTAATGTAAATCCTGGAGAAGAACCAGCAGACGTTAAACTAAAATTACCTGTACCACTTATAGATTGATCACAATAAGTAGTTGCCGAACCATCATTATCATTAAAAATTAATCTTAAACAATTTCCATCTGAAGCATTAATATCTAATTGTCTAGTAGGATCTGTTGTATTAATTCCTAATTTACCAGTTGATTTTATATTTAATCTATTTAAATTATTAGTTGCTATACTAAAATCATTCAAAGTACTAGTGCCTATAAAATTATTATTTATACCATCAGTTGATGTAATAATTTCAGAAGTTCCTCCAGTTGTATTTTTATGAGAGAGTCCTAAACTTGAGTTTTGTATAAAAACTCTACCAACACTAGTATTAATATTACCAGTAGAACTAATATCTCCTAAATTAGAAATATTTCGTGAACCATTTATAATTAATACTTTACTAGCTGATGCAGTACCTGGAGTAATACCAGCAATTAAATTTAATTCATTAGTTGTTGCAGTTAACCCAGTTAATTTATTAATTTCAGATGTCGAAGCAGTAACACCAGATAATTTATTAAGTTCATTTGTTGTTGTAGTAACTCCAGATAATTTATTTAATTCTGCAGTTGTTGCTAATATTCCATCTAATACATTTAATTCAGTGGCGGTTGATGTTATTAATGTTCCATTTAATTGCAAACCAGTTGTTGTACCATTATGTTGAGCAATATTTACATTACCATTAGAAGTTAAACTCGTAAGAGTACCAATAGTTGTAATTAATGGTTGAGATACAGTTTGTATTGATCCTATTAAATTAGTCGAAGTTAAAGAATTAATATTAGTAATATTTCTAGAAGCATCAACAATTAAAGCTTTATTGGCAGTAGCAGTACCTGCAGTGACTCCATCTAATGTTGATAAATTATTAATAATATTAGTACTAAATAAAGTTCCATTTACTGTTAAATTAGTAGTTGTTAAATTTGTACTATTAATAGAATTTATACCTATAATATTACTACTTGTATCTAAAACTAATGCTTTAGATGGCTGTGCAGCACCTGCTGTTACATTTGAAGTGTAATTTAATTGAGTATCAGTACCAGTATAAGTAAACCCAGAAATTTTAAAACTAGTTATTTGATTAATAATAGTCATTTTATATTAATTTTATAGTTTTTTTATCTTAATATTCAATAAAATATATATAATAAAATATATAATATATTATAAAAAATATTTGTCACTATTAAATAAATATTTAATATGATTCGTCAAAATGTTTTATTATCTAATGCTAATAAAAGTAATGTATATAATTTAAATAATGATATTAATTTAACATTTCCAACTAATTTATTTTTTAAAGCCCCACAATATATAGAATTATTAAATTTAGATTTAAATGCTGAAATTAATTTATTTGGAAATACTAATAATTCATTTTATATTGAATATAAAAATGTAAAACATTTAATTATTGTTGAATATAGTACTGCGCTTAAAACAGATTATCAATTAACTCAAGCAATTAAACAAGCATTAAATAATCCTAGAGATCCTACTAATCCAGTACTCTATTTACCATATACTGATAATGATTTAATATTAGATATTACTGAATCATCTATTGAAAATATTGTAACTAATTATAAAATAGAACGAGAATCTTTTACATCTGCTTATACTCTTACTAGTAATAGTAAAATATGTATAATTGATTTTGGACATAAAGAATCAATTGGTCCAATTATTGGTTTTGGTAATGGTAAATATACTTTAAATTCTAGCAATAATTATTCAGCAGGTGGAACATCAACTCAAAGTATTAGTGCTTATAATTATATTGATGTAATTAATTCTTCTGGATCTACTCCAATTAATGAACCATCAGGACCTTTCCCAAATTATAGTGATGTAAATTGCAAAATGGTATTATATGATTCAAATAAAAGAATTATTCCTAATAAATTTAAAGAAAATGATACAACAATAAGTTTAAATTTTAGTATTGGATTAAAACAATATGAAAATATTGGTGAAGTATTAGATTTAATAGAAGATCAATTAAATGAATATTCTAGTTATTTTTCACCAGCTGCTACTTTTGTAGTATCCTATGATAATATTACTAAAAAAATAACATTAAAAAATACTACAGGTGCTAAATTTGGAATTGGATTTGATTTTAATAATATTACACGTGATAGAGCAATGTATTCTACAAATGGTATTAATTGGTATCCTAGTTCTACAGTTAATAATCATGATTGGCGTTCAGCAGCTTATGCAAGAATTTCTAATAATGATATAATTGTAGCAGTTTCTTCAACTGGTGATAAAAATCGAATTATGAGATCTATAAATTCAACAACATCTTGGACTAGTATTGATTCTCCGTATGATAATATATGGTCATCAGGGGCTTATCATCAAATATCTAATGATCCTTTAAGTTCTCAACAATATATATATGTTTTAGTAGCATCTAGAGGAATTACCAAAAGAGTAATTGCATCTTATGATGGTATTACCTGGACATATCAAAATTCTCCTATGAATGATTGGACTTATGTTATTCATGATGGACCAATTGGTCAAGAAAAATTTGTAGCAGTTGCATCATCTGGAACTGGTAATCGTGTTATGACATCTTTAGATGGATTAAGTTGGATATCAAGAACTTCAGCAGCTGATAATAATTGGACATCTTTAACCTGGGGTGGATTATCAGGTCAAGAAAAATTTGTAGCAGTCGCATCATCTGGAACTGGTAATCGTGTTATGACATCACCAGATGGTATTACTTGGACATTAAGAACTTCAGCAGCTGATAATAATTGGACTTCTATTACTTGGGGTGGATTATCAGGTCAAGAAAAATTTGTAGCAGTCGCATCATCTGGAACTGGTAATCGTGTTATGACATCACCAGATGGTATTACTTGGACATTAAGAACTTCGGCAGTTGATAATAATTGGACTTCTATTACTTGGGGTGGATTATCAGGTCAAGAAAAATTTGTAGCAGTCGCATCATCTGGAACTGGTAATCGAATTATGACTTCATTAGATGGTATTACTTGGACTTTACAAACATCACCTGCTGATTATAATTGGAATTCAGTAATTTGGTCATCATTTTTAAATAAATTTATAGCTATTTCATCTAATGGAAATAATTATATTATGATATCAGATAATGGAATTAATTGGACTTTATTAACTATTTCATTTAATTATGAATGGAATCAAATATTTTCAGGTCATAATTTTTTATTAGGAATTGGTGTTACTTTAGGTAAATCTTCAGATATTTATAAATGGAATAATATTAAATTTTTAGTAGATAATTATTGGACTTCGGTTTGTCGAGGTGGATTAATAGGACAAGAAAAATTTGTAGCTGTTGCATCATCAGGTATTGGAAATAGAATTATGACATCAATTACTGGAGAACAATGGATTATTCAATATAACCCGGTTGATAATAATTGGACTTCTATTTGCTGGGGAGGTGTATCAGGACAAGAAAAATTTGTAGCAGTTGCATCATCTGGAACAGGTGATAGAATTATGACATCATCAGATGCTATTACTTGGACTATTAGAGTATCACCAGCTGATAATAATTGGACTTCTGTATGTTGGTCTAGTGATATTAATTTATTTGTAGCGGTTGCATCATCAGGTACTGGGAATCGAGTTATGACTTCATCTGATGGAATAACTTGGACTTTAAGAACGTCTGCAGCTAATAATAATTGGACTTCTGTTTGCTGGGGTGGTCAAGCAGGGCAAAAAAAATTTGTAGCAGTTGCATCATCTGGAACAGGTAATCGAATTATGACATCTGTGGATGGTATTACTTGGACTATTAGAGTATCGCCAACTGATAATAATTGGACTTCTGTAGTTTGGACAGGTATTAATAAATTTATAGCAGTTGCAGCATCTGGAATTACTAATAGAATTATGACTTCTACTAATGGTATTGATTGGTCTGAAACAATTTCTGGAGTTGTTCAATCTCCATTAAATTCTCCTGTAAATATTGATTGGAGATGTGTAATATGGGTATCAGGTGATTTAAATACTATAGTAAGTGTAGGAACCGGATTTGGTAATACATCAGGGTCTTTACATTATATTTTAGGATTTGAACAAAATAGTTATTTTGATTTAACAGATATAGTATCTTTATATGAACCATTAATTTATGATCAGATCTTTGCCGATGATTATGTATTAATATGTTCTAATATTGTAAATAATGCAACTGATTTAAATGTAATTGGTATAGGTAATGCAGATAATATTAAAAGTAATAATATTATATTTGCTATTCCTTTATCTCAATGTAAACATTTTAAACCAGTTGATAGTTCTTATTATAGAATTAATATTGGAGCATCTTCATTTAGTTTAGGTTATAAAAATAAAAAATTTACAGATACTAATCCTAATTTAGTTAATATATATTTAAGATTATTATCTGGACGTCATATTACATCAACTAGTCAATATACAATGCAATTATCTTTCTTATTTTAAAAAATAAAATTGAATAAATTAATTAATAATTTTATAAAGAATAATGACTTTTTCAACTTATGAACGTTATGATGAAAATGAATACTTTTTAAAATTTTTAACTATACATCCTATTTTACAATATTCTAATGATAAATATGATATAGCTAAAAAATTATTACAATTATCATTAATTCAAAAATTTAATGAAGAGAAAATAACATATGATGAATTAGAAAGTAAATATAATATATTAGTAAATATTGAAAATAAGAATAAGAATGTATTAGATCAATTAAAGGATAAACATAATACTATTGAACAAAATATAAAAACTATTTTAAATAATAATTTAATTGAAATTTGTAATAATATTCATATTAATAAAATAAAAAATTGAATTAATAATTATTAAATAATACAAATTAAGAATGTTTATTAATAATCTAGAAAGTTGTAATTATATTTTACAAAGAATTAAAATGATTTTTAGTCGATTATTTATACATATTAATACATCTATGACTAAAAAAAATAATAATATATATTTAAATGTTATTATTATTTATAATCATAGAAAGCATATTTGTACATTAAAACTTACAAATATTATTAATAAAAATATTGCAGATCAATATATTGAAAATTTAGTTTTTAAAATTGAAGAAAAATTAAATTTTCATTAAAGTTATCTTACTATTTTTTATTTCATTATTTTTATTTTTTTAAATACATTTTTGTAATTCTGTGTTTCCATTTTGCCATAATTTTAATAAATATTCTAAATCAAAATCACCTGCATTTTTATTAATTTGATATGAATTACTGAATCCTAAACAAGGGCCATCTAATTCAGATTGTGGTTTTAACCATAAATAATAATCTACATTAGATACTGGATTAGCAGAAGGTAATTCACCAATACCTCCAGAAATTAAATTACACCATTGGTTATCAGAACTAGGACCATTCCAATTTCTACTAGTATCAATAATACAATTATAATTTTTTCCAGATAATTGTTTAAATCTATTACATGCAAATATCATTTCATCATTTTTTCTATAATTTGATAAATTTAGTGAAATGCCTTTAATTTTATTATTTGGATCTATAAAATTAATTAAATTAATAACTTTTTGAACTTGTTCTTCTCCATAAATTAAAACCCAATATCCTATATCAATATAAATTTTAGCATTAATATTTTCAGATAAAATATTAATAGCATTTTTTATATTATCTAAATAATTATTTATAATTCCACATTTATTATCTAAACTTAATGCAATTGCGTCTGGTTCTATTATATAAATAATTTCATTGTTCCCTACTATATTTTTTAATGTGTTAATATAATTAAGATAATCATTATTATTTTTATTAGTACCTGAAGACGAAAATCCTGCTTCGCAATCTTTATTTGGTAAAGCATATAATATAAAAATATTAGTAAGACCTTGACAATTTTGTAAAGCATTTTCAGCATTTTTAAATGCATTAGAATCTCTATCAGTAATCCAAATAGGTAATGGTATTTTTGATAATATTTCAAATTTTGTTTTATGTTCTGGATATTGATTACTTAAAGATTGATATTTTTGATAAGATATATAATTACATAAATCATTTGATAAAATGATATCTAAAAAATTTACAAATATTAGTAATGAATAAATATATGTAAATTTAAAAATATTCATTATTAATGAAATTAATATAATTTGATTATGACTTAATATAATTTTGATTATTCTTTATATTAAAAAAAATATATTAAAATTTAGAAATAATAATATTTAAAATTTAACAATTATTTAAAAATTTAGTATCATAATAATCAGTTAAAAATGTAATAATATCAATTTTATAGTCATCTAAATTATATAATAACAAATTTGTTTTATAAATATTATTAATATAATTATCATCAATTAAATCTAATATATTAATTTTTTTAATATATATATTTATTAATTTACTCCATAATTCAGTAGAATATTTAATTATAGATCCTTTTTTAATATAAAAGTATTCAAAATAATTAAAATTTATATTAATATTATCATTAATTTGATTATTATCTGAATAAATACATAATTTATTATATATTATATTATTTAATTTTTTAAAATCTAATTCATCTTCATTTTCTTTTTTTATTACCAAAATATAATCTTTTTTTTCTTTTTTGTAAGAAACATAACAAAATTGTAAATACATTATTATAATTAATACATTAATTAAATTTTAAATTAATTATAAATTTAATTTTCTTTTTGTAATTTAATTTTAATTTGTTCTTTAATTTTATTTTTTCTTTCTACATTATATTCTTTTTTAGTCTCTTCTAATTTATGTAATTCTTTTTCATACATATCAAAGAATGCATTAGTTTCTTCATTTAATGCATTTACGGATTGTAGATATATTTGATTAATCTCATTTAAATTACAATGTGAATTTTTTTCTTGATATAAATATTTTACATAAATAGCAAATACATATTTATTCTTCCATAATTCTTGTTTTCTTGGGTTATTAATTAATTCATTTCTAAATGAATCACTAGGTCTAATATTACTTTTCCAATTTAAATATCTATGGAATGCTTTTGTACTGAATAACCCAAATGCAATAATATATTTACTAACAATGGGGTATGTTCTACAAAAAACTTTAAATTCATCAATATTTTGTATATATTTAATTCTATCTTTAATATCTAATAAAGGATAATCTTTATCATTTAATAATTGATCTCTATTATATTTTAATATTTTTTTAGCCATTTCTGTATGGGATTTATTAAATTCTTCAATTTTTAATAAATCTTGATCTGAATAATTTTGTTTTAATAATTTATATTCTAATTGATCCATTTTATATAAATTATTATAATAATAGATATATATTTATTATATTTTTAGTTTTAAATATATTTTTAGTTTTAAATATTTATTATTATATAAAAAAATGTATTATAAAATCATTATTAATAATAGTAATATTTCATCCCTATATCATATATTAAAAAATATATCAAAGTTTTATATTATAATTAATCCTACTATTTCATTAAATTATTATGTTATTTATTTAATAATAGATAATATTGATAATTTACATTTATTACATAAATATAAAATTAAAGGTTTTTTTTATAATAAATTAATTTATAAAATTTATTATACTTATTTAAAAACTTTTACTAAAATAGATCATTTTATATTTATAGATTATATATTTTATAATTTATTAAATGTAAAAATATATAATAACTTAAGTTTAGATTCATATTTAAATCTTTTTAAATTAACAAAAATTTTACATTTACAGATATTTAATTTTATTAATTTTATTAATTCTAAAATTATATTACTAGTTAATAAAAATATTAATTATTTAAATTTTATTAGTAATTTTATATTTAATTATAAACCAAATAGTATGATACTTTATAATATCAATTCATCTATTGAATCTCAATATAATGATTTTAAATTAAAACTTAATAATAGTAATATTAAAAAATTAAAATATATTATTATTCATATTATTAATCCATATAGTAATGATAATATTATAAATGAATTAATTAATTTATTTTATAATAAAATGAGTATTTATGGTTATAATATATTTAAAATAATAAAGAAAAAAATTAATATTATGATAATATCAAACTATAATCAATTTTATAATAGTTATAATACTTATTTTAATACATATACTTTTTCTAAAATTTTAATTTAAAATTGAAATAATATTAATTATAATAATAAATATTAACTTAAATATAAAATTTATTAATAATTATAAATATGAAAATTATTAAAAATTTTGATATAATTTTAAATATAACTAATATTAATGATATTTTTACAAAAAATTTAGATAATAGATTATTATATTTAATTAATGAAAAATATTCTAATAAATGTTATATGAATTCATATATTTTAAAAATTAATAAAATTTTAAATAGATCTTTATTAGAATCAAATCAAAATGATTTAAATTGTTCATTTAATATTTCTATTCAATTTGAAGCAGAATGTTTAGTTTATAATAAAAATGAAATAATTTTAAATATGGAAATTCAAGAAATAATTAATAATAATATATTATTAAAAAAAGATAAAACATTGGCATTAATTAAAAATAATAATGATTTAAAATCTTTTCAAAAAGGTGATAAATTACCAATTATAGTAGGTAAAGTTAAATATTCATTAGGTTCTGATAAAATATCTATTAATTCTTATCCATTTATTCCTATTACTAATGAAATTATATATTATAAAATTTCTAAATTATCAAAATCAGATTTTGAATTACTTAATGATAATATTATTAAATATATTCATGAAGAAGAAGATATTAAAAAAAATATTTTAAATAAGAAAAATAATACTTGGAATTATTTTCAAGAATTAATTTATCCTTATAAAAAAAAAATAGAATCTAAATCTAAATCTACTATAGATATTCTTAAATTTATAAATAATTTAAATAATTCTACTGATGAATCATTTATAATTAGTTTAGAAGATAAAAATGATATATCTAATCGTTTATTTAATATATATAAAGAAGATGAAATTAATAATTATATTAAAAATAATTCTTATCTAATATTATATGAATTATGTAAAAAATATTATTTATATTTAAAGGTTATTAACGATTTAAGTATAGAATATTCTTCAGATAAATTAATTAAGGATAATAAAAATATATTTGATATTTATCTTAAATATAAAAAATAAAGATATATGTCTGATATTAATTTAGAATTTACTAAACAAAATATTTGTCAACGTTGTTTAGAATTTGATAAAGATACATTAATATCTATTTTAAATTTTTTAAAAAAAGAACATATTGATTTAAATTTATTTAAACAAAATTATGATGGTATTCGAATTAATTTAGATAAATTATCATCTACTATGATTTTAAAACTTAATAATTATGTAGAATATAAATTAAATAATGAAAAAAATAATTATAGTATATAATTATACAGTTTTTACAGTATTAACTAATTCATTTATATTATATTGATAATTAATAATAGTATTATTACTACCTTCTTTATTTTGATTCTTTTTTTTAATTTTATTATTAAATTTATCTTTTACTTTACAAAATAATTTTTTAAAAATATTATAATTTTTAGTATTATAATCTAATTGATTATTTTTAAATCTATAATTTTCATAAATTACTAAATTTTCTATATTTTTAATTTCTTCATCTATATTTTCATTAGAACTTAAAGATTCATCATTTGAACTATTGCTACTTAATTTTGTAAAATTACTATAATAACTATAATCTATATTATTAGATTCATCTGATAAACTTTCATTAGATTCATCTGATAAACTTTCATTAGATTCGTTATTAAAAGAAAATTCTGACTGTGATTTATCTAAATTATGATAAGAAGAATTAAAATCAGAATAATTAGAATCAGAATAATTATCTTTTAAAATATATTTATAATTATATGAAAAATAATCTTTACTAATAGTTTTATCAAATAAATAATTTAAATTAGATTCATTATTTAAATTATCAAATCTTATTTCTGAAGTAAATAATTCTAGGTTAGGATCATAATATGATTTCTCTGTAATATATGATAAATTATCATTATCTAAATTATTATTACTTAAATTATCTAAATTATTATTCCTTAAATTATCATTACTTAAATTATTATTACTTAAATTATTATTACTTAAATTATCTAAATTATTATTATTAATCTTATTTTTTAAATTTTTAAATTTAATAATAATTTTAGAAAACATTATATATTTTATATAAATAAATTTATATTATTTC